CTATAAAGATTACTGGTTGGACCAATCCAATCAGCGATAGTAAAAGATTGAGAAAAATTTGGAAGCCCGGTCCCGCTATAACCAGAATAACCACTTGGGCCAGAGTATCCAGAATAACCTGATTTACCACTATAACCACTTGTTCCTGCGGCAGTTGCATTAACCCACTTGTTAGAACCAGAATCATATGTCAAGACTTCTTGATCTTGTACATTAATAATTCTAACATCGCGAAGTTTAATGAGTTTATCGAATAGACGGACTAAATCTGGCATCTTAGTTATTTTCCCAAGATGATTTATAAATCCTTTAGTTTTACAGCCTTAGTGGTCTACTTATTTTTAATAAGCGAAATGATAGAAGATACTACTTTTTTAGCGTCTACAAATACTTTTTCATCATAGGTTTCAGCTTCCCAACAATCGAATTGAAATCTTCTTAAATACATAGGGTCTTTTAATAAATTTATATTTGTATCATATCCGAATATAGATGGGTCAGACTTTCCCCAAACTACAACCCCAGGTTTTTTATAATGAGATGCAAAATGAGGAAAGAAATTGTCAACTGAACACCATGTTGATGCTTTATCTAAAATTTCTGCTAGATAATCAAACGATTGTCCTAAGATACACTCATCCGCATCAATTGGCTCCTCCCCGAAATATCCAACTTGTATAACTTTTACGTTATTCTGTTTAAGTTCTTTTACTACTTCATTCCAATAGGGATAATTTTTAGGATTTTTACCTTCTCTTCGTAATGGTTTTGACCAAGGTGCAATAATAACAGACGACATATTATATATCCTTACTTATACATCTCTAAAAAGGCTTGGTATAATTTACCTTTCCAATTCCTATCCCACATCCATTTGTAAACATTATATCTATCTTGACTTGGATCTATTAACTGGGCTTCTGCTATACTAATAATATTTAAATCTTTTTCATCTTTAAATATTTCTGGTGTACAAAGAGCCAATGTAATCTTTTTATGAATCTTTTTTAATTCTGGCAGAACATGTTTAAATGCAAAATGATCTCCAATTCCATTATCTAAAACAATAAGTTTTGAATCATTTAGAATGTCGTATTTTCTCAATTCTCGCCTAAATATATCTTCATCATGATCCCATAATTTTGAATCATTATAACTTCTAATACCACCTGATGGATCTCTTAAATGCCATGTTAAAGCATTAGGCTCAACTAATAGCTTATAACCTTTCCTTTTTATCTCATATGTAAATAACGTTTCTTCTCTGTGTCCTACAGGGGATAGTACCAAATTATATTCTGCTATTCCTTTACGATATAAAAAAGTATTATGCAAATGATCAACTTCTATTACTCTATCAAACTTACTCCATTGTACATTTCCTTTTGTGCTAATATCTTCTATTTTTCCTGAACATGAAGAAAAAGGAATAACCGGATGAGAAGGAGTCCATACTAATCCTCCAACAGCTCCTATGTCTGGTTGTATTAACTTCATTAACCTTTCCAAAACATTAGGTTCTGGTACATCATCATCATCTATTCTCCAGATCCAATCTGTGCTAGATAAAATTTGAGCCTTATGATGATTGAGAACTTGACCTTTTCTTTCGCCATAAATTACTTGTAAATCTATATTTTTTAAATGTAAAACTGTAAATATATTTTGGTATGTTGGATCATTTCTTAAATCTTTTTGTTCTCCATCATCAAAAACAAGTATCTTTTTAGGACGACGGGTTTGATTTGCAACAGCCATTAGAGCCATAGGAAGAGTTGTATAATATCTATCCTTAGTTGATATACTGACTGTAACAGTAGGCTCTATTTTTAACATAATTATCTTATATTGTGTTTTTCAATAAATCTCTTATATATATCGTCAGTTCTCTTTGAAGCCATATTCCCCTCATTTTTTACAATATATTTAATAAATTCTAATGAGTTCTTTTTTATTTTATACCCTGCTTTAGCGATTCTTACCCACATATCCCAATCTTCTATAGAGTTTAAATTACTATCAAAGTTCCCAACACTAAGACATTTTACCTTATGTAAAACGCTCGATATATAAATAAAATTGGATTTAATTAACATATCCATTCCTGGATAAATATCAGGATTAGATATTCCATAAGGAATAGCTGGACTCCCATCCACAAATTCATTTATTGCATCAGAATAAACTAAATCACAATCTTCTATTGCTTTTAATTGAGAACTTAAATAATGTTCTCCCCATCTATCATCTGCATCGCAATATGCTACGTATTTAAAAAATGAATCTTGTCTTATTAAATCTAGTGCTGCATTTCTAGCTGAACTAACCCCACCATTTTCTTTATTTATAATTTTAACTCTTTTAGTAATATCTCGCCCCAATATATTTTGAGCTTTATTTTCTTCTTTAGATCCATCATCAATTAAAAACAACTTCCAGTTTAAATAACTTTGCCCCAGTATAGATATAACAGACTTTAATAGCAAGTCTTTATCATTATAATAAGGCATTACTATTGCAACATTCATCCTATTTCTTTTCAATCAAAGCTAAAAATAACCCGTTATGCCATTTTCCATATGCTGTTTTGCCATCTTCCCATTCAGAATTCAAAAGAGGTACAGGCAAATAAACTTCATGTATTATTGATATCTGATTATCTTTAATCAGATCCTTTAAAGAATCCTGCGTACCTTTTTTAACACTTGGCCACTCATAATCATCTACAATAAAGAGAAATCTCTTTGCCATAGCAGGTAGGGCAAATTTTAAAGCCTTATATTGGTCTTCGTATGTATGATTTCCATCAAATAAATACATATTAATTGGTGGAAGATTTTGTATATCTATCTTAAAAAAATCATTTTCAATCAGCGTACAATCGTTATCTCCACCAAATGTATTAACATTATGTATTAATTCATCTTTAGCATGAATAAACTGTTTATTCTGTCTCTGAGTAAAATCACTAAATAAACTAAAATCGTCTACAATATAGCATATACCCATTTTATTATTAGATAAAACGGAACAACAAGTACTTCCTCTCCAACAACCAACCTCCAAGTAATTTAATCCACTACAAGAACCTAAATTATTTAATAAATGCCTATTAGTTGTGCTAGACATGCCTTCTATTGTTAGAACATCAGGATTTATATTAGATATTCCTTGTTCTGCACGATATACACAATCATCAATAAAAGCAGGAGTTAACGATGTTTGATTAGTAAACAGGTTGTCTTCTTTAGTTGATTTTTGAAATAACAGACCTTTAGTTATTAAATTAGATTGATTCTCAGATACAAAATTTGGATATGTAGAGTCTATATCAACAAATTCAAATTGATATCCTGATCTGTTAAATATATCTATCCCCTGTTCTATATTTTTATTAATATTATCTTTATTATCTAAATCAGGGAATTTAACTTCTTGATGTGCCCAGGATTTTAATTTTTCTAAAATTACATCTCCCCCGCCCATCCAACTAAAATGCCATCCGCCATTAGAGATTTTTTGACTCTCAGTACACTCTCTGTATCTTAAATCTGTTGTATTCAATCCAAATCTCTTCATATTTCCATACGTTGTTATGCGACTAAATACGCCTGGCTTTATTTCATCCTTTCCTGCTTTTAAATTAAGATAAAAATTATACAAAGTCTGTTCAAAATACATCCAATCTTGTTGTGGGTTATACTCTTTTATTTTCTCACCTCTAGGTATTTCATCTATATCAGATAGAATAATAATATCTTCATCTGAACAATTTTGCAGAGCATTCATTATATAATTTCTTTGATAATGCTCTATTACCCAAGGATCAGGATCGTAAACCAATGGTGCTATTAAATGAATTATCTTAGACTCAAAATTTTTAAATCTATCTTTATTATTCTTAAAATATAATGGCTTATGTATTCCCGTATGAGTTGTTGCCATCTCGCAAATAACAAATTTATCAACATAAGGATCTAATTCATTTAATCTTATTTCTAATAGGTCTAACTCATTAAAAAATGTAAAACAATCATATACTTTTCTTTGTGTCTTCTGCTGGGGTACAATTTGAGGTTGTGATTTATGATAAATATATCCTTTTTTATCATAATACTCCATATTGCAGAGCAAATATAAAGGATAACTATCATCTATATCAACGATTGTATATTGAATGCCTCTGTGATATAAATCTGTCGCATTTTCTAATGAATGAATAATATTATCATCATTATTAAACTGAGGTATATTTAGTTCTGTATGAACATAGGAAGTTATCTTTTGTTTTATAAACTCTTTGTCGCCGATAAAACTAAAATGCCAACCCGCGTTTTGTATTGTGTGTTTAAAATCATAGTCTCTAGTAGTACGAAAAGAATCTATATCACAATTTTTAGCTTCTGAATAAGGGAAAATTCTGGCTTTATACCATCCGTCCAAAACTTCATAATTCAATTTATAACAAAATAATCGTAAATGAAGACATGTCAATCCCATAGAAGGTCTGTATTTATCTATAACAGAAGCCTTGGGAATCTCATCAGCGTCTGTCATAATAATAATGTCATCATCATGGCAATCTACTAAACCACGTTTAATAGCATTTCTTTGAAATGTTTCATTAGAATACGAATCTCCAGGAGGGAATTCATCAATTACTACATGTCTAACTTTCGGTAAGAATTGTTCAAATCTAGACAAATTTTCTGCAAAATATAATGGTTTAGGTAATCCAGAATGCGTGAATCTAGACTCCACAATAACAAAATAATCTACAGTGTTATAAAGTTCATTAAACCTTAACTCTAAAATATCCAATTCATTAAAAAACATAAAACAGTCATATATTTTAGATCTTCTAACTCCCTTTTCAACATACCAGGAGCTGGAATAAGACTTAACTTCTTCCCCGAATATTTCATCTACTGCTTTCTTTACATCAGCACAATAAGGATAATCATGACCTCCAATAATACCATTGGATTTTAATTTAGGTAGCCATGCTGATATATCATTTTTCACCGATTCATAATCATGACTAGCATCTATAAATATTAAATCTGCACAATTGTTTGCCAACATACTAGCTGCAGAAACTGATTCAGTTCTAAATATAGTTAGATATTCGTTTAATCCAAACCTATCAATGTTGTTAATAAATTCTTGATATATATCTGATTTTTTAGCTTCCTCAGCATGAGTTGTTCCACCTTTAAACGTATCAACCGCATAAACTTTTAATTTCTTTGCTTTAATTATATCTGCCAAAGAGCATAAACTTCTGCCTTTCCAATTCCCAATTTCAATTATTATTCCCCCATCAGGAACTTTAGAAACATACTCTCGATACAAATCAATATCAAGGTCAGAAAACCATCCATCCGGCAATTCTTTATCATTAATACGTTCTAATACTGTCATACCATTATTATTAGTTAAATGCTCTTTTATACGCCAATTTTTATTACTATCTAAAAATTCATCAATCGCTCGTTTTAATCCTGTTCCAGGACCACCTGGCCATCCGCCATAATAATCCCCTTGCATTCCTTCTTCTGCATGAAATACTGTATCATGTAAGATAATATATTTTTTAACCTTACCTGTATGTAATTTTAACTCACTTTTCAATTGGTCATAACAGTGAATTGTATCAATAAATAACAAATCTGTAGGCTCTATATCAGCCTCTAACACATCTTTTTGAATAAAACGAAAATCTATATTTTCTTCTCTCGCTAAATCTATTAACTTATCTACTTCATCTTCTTTATGCCAATCATAAGAAATTAAACGCTTAGGTTTTGCTGATAAAAACGCCAAAGTAGATTGTCCATGCCTTACACCAAATTCAGTAACATGATCGCAAATTTCCGCATATCTTTTTAATATTGGTAGGTGTTCATTTATATCACTGGAAGTATCTTGACACGCTTGTTTATATCTATAGTCAAGACTATCTTTATTTACAAGATTTACATTCTCTAAAATTGTTAAGCCGTTGTTGTTTTCATAAATTTCTTTTATTTTCCACTGGGTATTGTTTATTAAAAACTCTTCAATTGCATCTTTTAGCCCCTTATTAACAGATTCATCAAACGATAAAGATAATCCATCTCCAGATACGCTTTTATGATCGAAAGTCTTAGTATCATGCATTATAATATACTTACTTACTTTTGAAGCATGAAGATTTAATTCTGTTAAAAGATGAGAATAAGAATGATAAGTATCAATAAATAACAAGTCGGTATTTTCTATATTTATTTTAGATGTATCCCCTTGAATAAAAGATAATTTAATTTGTTCTCTTTTTGCAGCATCTATCGCAAATTCTATTTTTGGACAAGATCTCAAATCATATGAAACCATTGTTTTTGGCATGCCAGCCAAAAGACCCCATGTTGAGACAACCTCACGTACTCCAAATTCTGTTATATGTTCACATTGCTGAGCATATAATTTTAATATAGGAAGATGTTCATTTATATCACTTGGAGTATCTTTATATTCTGTATACTTTCTTTCTATTGTGCTTTTAAAATTATGCTTTGCTTTAAGATAATCTAGAGAAGATTTCGTTCTTTCGTTTTTTAGTAACGGAAGATTTTGTTTTTCTCTTTCTGTGGTATCTCCATAAATACGACTAAAAGTAGCTCCACCACAATGACGAATAGGAAATATATCAAACTTTTCATCTATCTTTGTAAATTCTGTATTATATTCTACATTATGCGGAACCTGTACTATATTATATCCAGCATTCCTAGCTCTAATACTAAAATCTACATCTTCATAATATCCTTCTCCAAAGTTTTCATCTAATATGCCAATATTGTCAAATACTTCTCTTTTTATCATGACACAAAAGAAAAGAATATACTCTCCCTGGGCTTCATCTAACCAAGATTTTTTTACTCCTGTTATTCCTACTTTACTGTCGCCCTTAAAAGGTTCTTCTAATAACGAAAGCCAAGTATCTTTACTTACCCATGCATCGTTATTTAAAAGTATTATATACTCACCTGAAGATTCTTTTATACCAGCATTCGTAGGTTTTATATATCCTGCAGCATCCGGCATAACAATAACTTTAAAAGGATGCCCTAATTTATTTACATATTCTTCAGTTCCGTCTGTGCAGCCATTAGCAACAACAATTACTTCTATATTTGATAAATCTGTATATTTTTTTATACTTTCTAAACACGGTACTAAACAATCATGCAAATGATTATAAGTAGGGATAACTATAGAATATTTTACCTTTTGAGATATATTATGATTAACAGGCTTATAAGCCTCAATTCTCATATTATAACCCCAATGCCATTTAAAAACAGGATCCAATTTACTGACTTTAGTAAAATTGTTACTTATTAAATGATCTTTTAATATCTCTTCATACCAACCAAACAAATGAGGGTTACTCACATTTGGGTCATAAACTGTTGTCCCGTAAATACAATTAAGAAGTGTGTATCTTTCGTTTTTATTAGATTTTTCAAAATTACGACACAATTCTAGAATATCAGGTAATTCTAAAATGAGTTTACCACCAGGAACTAAAACCCTATTCCATTCTTTTAAAATATCATTTGCTTGAAAACAGGAAAAATGTTCAAATAGATGAAATGCAGCAATTTCATCAACACTATTATCTGGATAATCTAAATGTCTAACATCCATTTGTTTTTGAGCAAGTGGGTTATACAAATCTATATTTACATATCCAGGTAATAAAATACTTCCGCAACCTAAATTTAACTTAAGTTTTTGACTATATCTTTCATGTAGTATTTTTTCATTTCTATCTACGATACTGTCCCATCCTTTTACGCCATGAACAGTAATACTAGATTTATGCCATATTGGAAATTGAATTTCATGGTCAGTTATTTCTCTTTCGTTTTTAAAAGTAACATCATTAGGGACTTGTAATATACGATATCCTGCTAATCTAACTTTATGGCAATAATCTATATCTTCACCATAACCTGGATTAAAAGATTCATCCAACAATCCGATTTCCTGTATAATTTTTCTACTTATCATTACACAGAAAAATAATAAGAAATCACATTTAGTTCCAACATGAAAATCTTTAGCAGCGCCCGTCATCCCAACTGAAGCATCTTTTGCAAAAGGATCTGACAATATTTTTAACCACAAATTTTTCTCTGAATCTAAAATAACATTGTCATTATTTAAGAGTATTATATAATCACCAGAAGATGCTTTTATCCCCTCATTGGTTGCTTTTGTATATCCTGCTGGCTCATCAATCCATATAAGTTTTAATCCTAAAGATTCTACATATGATTTGGTTTCATCCGTACAACCATTAGCAACAACTATAATCTCTACATCTTTCAAATCAGTATTTTTAATAATACTATCAAGACATGGCTTTAAACAGTCATAAAAGTGATTATAAGTAGGGATAATTATAGAATAGCGCATGTTTTTGTTTCTTCCTAAAGAATCGACACAAAAACTATGGCTACTTAAGCGTTTATTAGTTAAGGCTCTGCTTTTTCTACTTGCGGAGTTTCTTTCTCGACTTGCTGAGTTTTTTGAACGTCGCCAAACCAAAATTCCTCAATCCATTCATTTAAACCTAACCCCCAGAGTTTTAACCCAAATAACAAAGCAACTAAGAAAAATAAAGCCAGCATTTTAGCTCTTAATGATCTTAATTGTTCAAATATTCCTATTCTACCGTTACCTCTCAAAGCTTCATCTACAGCATCTAATTTGTTATTTATTTTATTCTCTACAGTTTGTATTTGATTACTAGTTTCTTCAGAGTAATTTTTCAATTCATCTTTTATCTCTGAAAATCCAGTATCTATCCTTTTATCAATACGGACTAATTCTCTATCGTATTGTTCTTTAATAAGATTTAACAATGTTTGAGTATAAGGATCGTTAAAATTGTTCTTTTCTGGATCTGTTGGCATAGCGTTAGCCCACTTTAATAAATATTCGTATATGCCTCATTTCCACAAATTTAAAGCAACTTCCTATGTACTTTAAATTTATTAGATCTATTTTGGTTTGTAAGATAAAGAGGTAAGTTCTGAATATATCTGATTAGGAGTGGGTTTCTTACCATTTTTCTCTTTATTTTTCTGAATTAACAGAGATGCTAATCCTGCAATCATTGCCGTGGTTAAACTGCTTCCATTGGCTTTTGTGTATTTATTATGCAAATAAGTGGTAAAAACTGAACCCATTGGAATGGCAATTTGTAATCCCGTAGAACCAGAAACAAATTTGTTAGACTTAGTTTCTTTTAATCTTGCTACGGATAAAACTTCAGGATAAGACGACGGATATTCAATTACAGATGTTTTTTCCCCAGCAGCAGCAAATACGCATATGTTTTGCTCATATGCTTTCTTAATAGTATCATGCAATACACTATAGTTAGTAGGAGACCCTAAAGAAATAACAATAATATCTACTTGTTTAACAACTGCCCACAATACCCCAGCCACTAAAGAATTAAATGAAGAATCACCGTTACTATCTATTACCTTGATGAAATATAGATCTGATTCGGTAGATATACCCGTTATTGATTTAGGATTATTTGCAGACAAAACTCCAGCTATCATGGTAGAATGACCATTATGATCTATTTTATCTCTTTCAGTTTCGGACATATCTACAGATTCAACAACATTTTTTATGTCTTTATGATCAGGAGTGCCGGAATCAATAATTGCTATCTTTACTCCTTTACCTGTTAAATGTTGTCCTAATCCATAATCTACTCCCCTAAACACACAAGGGTTTGGAATAGAGTCATAAATCTGTTTTGGCTGTCTTTTTGATTGACTAATATGATAACTTATTTTTGACATGCTATAAAATAAATTGAGAAGGTATACGGTACGATGTTCCAGACCCAAACATTTCCAAACGTATATTTAAATCAAATGTTTGTAAAAAATGAACTTTTTTTCTTAAAAACAAAGATAAATGAGCTACTAATAAATCATCCGTGACAATATGTTTACACTTATTTATCTCATCCAACCGTTTAAAAATATTCTTCTTAAAAGGTATTAATCTAACCTTTATTTCATTTAGATCTAAATTATCATTTATATAATGCTTTAGTTTACTATGGTTTATACACAATGCCACCCTGTTTTTATGAGCTTTAGTTTTAGGATAGTACTTTATACCATAGCCTTCTCCATTCCATATTAAACCAGCAAGTTTATAATAAACTTGAAAAATATTCATATCTGTTTTTCTTTTACCCTGTAAAATATCTGCGAAGTAACCTTTCTTTTCAAAATTAACTCCACTATTTTTCAATGATTTTACCGGAATATTATCTTGTCTAACATTAAAAGAATAATTAATTATCCAATCATATGTGATATTATTATTTTTCTCTAACTCTCCTAATGTTATGCATCTTACATTCTTTGTATATCTAAATAGAGATTGCACATCAGCATCTTTTACCAGCCATGTGATAGATGATTCAGGATGTAACTTTTTGATACGATTGTTTATTGAACTACTTATAAAACAATCTAGTAGACTATTTAAGTTTACAACCATTGTATTCATAACTCAGCTCGCCCTGTTCTTAAAGCTTCTGCTAATTCTTCGTCTGACATCTCATTTCCACCGCCTTGTTCACGTTCAATTGCTTTTATATCTTCACCAGTAAACTGTAAATTAACTAAACCATCATCTCCATCAAACATCTTTTCTGCCAATGCAATTGAGCTACCAACGGCTCCATCTTTAATAGTTATATCATCAAGTTGGGCATCCTTAGCAGATTGTCTTTTACTCATATATTCAGCCTTAGCTTTAGATTCTTTTTTAACTGATTTCTGCATTGTTCTATAATTAATGATACGTAAAACTTTATCTTTTAATAGTTTTCTAGCTGCAACAGAGTTTTTAAGATTTTCATGTAATTCTTCATCTATTAGCTTAACATCAGCTGGTCCCTCAAATGTAAGACCTATATCCTGTATAATTACAGAACCTTTCTTAGTACATTGTAAAAAGTACGGCTGATCTGAATCATCTTCTTGATCTATTTCTTTTATAAGCCCCTGTATAGTTTTAATAAAATCTGTTAAACTAACATCTATGATTTCCGTAATATACATTACTCTACGACTTTTGATATTAGCAACAAGTTCTTCTAATTCATCAAATTCATATATTTTTACGCCTTTATCTGAAAAATCTTTTATAACTCTATTTTCTACGTCTACAAATAGCATTATACACTCCAAATCTGTTTTAATCTCTCTAATATTGAATCGACTACGGTATCTATAGAATATTCTTTTTTAACCAAGTTTTGTAATTTTTTGTTTTTTTCTTTAGCCTTATTAGGATTTTCATAAACATATCTCATTAATTGAGAAGCACCTTCTATTGTTTTATAAGAAGTTAATACAGGAAATACTTGTTCATCCCAATAATGCACATGCATAAGTCCAGACTGAACAGGAGCAAAAGAATCTGGATCTAAAAGATAAGAATTATCGTGATTCAAAAACATAGCTTGTCCACTGCAATTTGTGGAAATAACAGGTAAACCACATAAAGAAGATTCACATAATGGCATTCCAAAACCCTCCCCGCGTGTAAATAATACAAACGCATTACACGATCTGTATAAGCTAGGCATTTTATTCTCAGGAATAACTTTACTACATCTGACAATATGAGGTACATTTTTACCACCATATTGTTGACAATATGAATCTATTGTTGTGCGAATAATATCATTTTTCTCTGATGTATTGTGATATCTAGAAACTAATAAAAGAGATACGTTATCTTTATCTGTAAATGCTTTTAAATAAGATTTTAATAATACATCAAAACCTTTTCTATAACTCCATCCAAAAACGCTTACAAAAACAAAGTCTTTTAGTTCTGGACGAAATTCATATTTATCCCCTTTAGAAGTATAAGAATCTACATCAACCGTGCATGGAAAGACATATATTGGTCGTTTTAATCCTGATTTTATAAGAATATCTTTTGAAAAATCTGAAGTTACCCATATTTCCTTATAATTGTTAGCTACTTCTAAAAATTGCTTAGGAATTGAATAGGATTCAACTGTTGTATACAGTATAGAATTTCTACCACTACTGCAATTTCCAAATGAAGGTATCATACTATCGATTCTGATTGTGTTTTTATTAGGTTTTCCTCTTAAAGAAGACATTGTATACATTTCTTCATCTGTGAGATGATTTTTATTACCCACAGATTCTATTATGACTTTTACACCTCTTTTTTGAAGAGCAAGGGCAAGATTACGATTTACTTTAGCATAACCACCAGCTTCAAAAAAGTGACCTTTAATCAAGACCTCTAGTTCTTTTGATTCTTGATTTTCTAGACTTATATTCTCTTCTTTATTGGGAGATAATATTTTTTGTTTTAATACAGCCATTTTTTCTTTCAATCTGTAAAGGTTGTTTTCAATACGAGTATCTTCAATACTCTTAATTTCAAAAGTTTCAGCTAAAACCATAGCCTGAAAACCTTTAGATCTTAAAATTTCATCTTCTTTTATTTCTTGCTCAATATCGTTTAAATACGGGATATGTTTATTAATATCTGCAAGATATATAGTATTTTTACTTTTATTTATAAATTTCATTATATCCTGCTATTTTATCGTATAAATAAAAGAACACACTTACAAAAATTGCAAGTGTGTTCTTAAAATTGACTTATGAAGATATAAGGTTGTCTAACTTACTCTTCGGTATCTTTCTTTGAAAATTTCTCTTTTAACTTTAAAAATAAGTCCTTCAATGGTTTAGAAAAAACTACACCAAGCACAAGACAAACTACGCCAACTAAAATTGTCATTTTTATCCCTTTCTATTGTTTAGATGCTTTTAGAAGCATTGATGACAGTGTTACTTTATCATTATTTATATTACTGTTTTCAGGTGATATTTCCTTTATAGTTACTAAGTCTAAACCCTTTGTAGGTATATAATATGTTGTGTGACCTGAAGATGCAACAGGTTGAAAAGCAAAATCACTTATATTGTCTATTGATTCATCTCCTAATAAATCTAAAGTATTTACTTTGGGTTTTGCAATTTTTAAAGGTTGTTTGTTTTTAGGATTATTAGAATTAGCTAATTGTTTACAATGGTATCCCTTAAAATATCCTTTTCTATATTCTGAATCAAAACAAAAATAAGAATATACAATTATGGATATTACAGAAGATATGAATAATAAATGTAAAAACATCTTAACCATATAAAAGTGTTCATCACTCATATTTACCTAAACTTTGCTTAAAAAACACCGTCCAAAGCTTTTGATGCTTTTTCTCACTAAAATAATCTGACTTAATAGTTGACAATAAGTCTGATTTCAAATATTTGGAGGCTACATCCTCGTATGTTTTATATTTTTCATCTGTTGGAGGTAACGGTAAAGGCGGGCATATATCTAAAACAACTGCATCAAAAGTAATTATAGATCCATTATCTATTTGTATACGAGCATTAAATATATCATTTCGTTCTATATTAGGTTCTGTTTCAAAACTAAAATATAGAAGTTCTTGCATTGAAGAAAGAAAAGCTGATTGCATATTATGAATAATACGCATATTTTCTTGAGACATATTTAAAGTAAAATCTTTTTTAGCCATTGAAGTTTGTTGAAACATGTTTTTTAATTTCAGTAAGACGTATAGTATAGTGTATTAAATTTTTACCTTTTAAAATCATAAATCCTAAACGTAATGTACAAGGATCATCTAAAGGTACAATATATCCATTCTTTTTACGACACGAATCGAATAGATTTTTAAATTTTTTAAAATCACAATCTGTTCTTTTTATATCTTTTGATTTATGTATAAGACCAGGCGTGTGATAATATTTATCAAGATATTGATAAACTCTTTGAACTAAAGGTTTAAATATTAAATTAACGTCTACATCATCTTTCTTTATTTTACCACATTTATATCTTAAGTAATCTTTACAGGAATATTGAGTTATAGAATTAAATATATAAAGTAACAGTAACGTATCAACAGGATTATATTTATAAGCTGATTTATTTGCCATAACTTATCTGACTCCTATACCAGTGTTATCGTCTTTAAACATAAAGAACTTATAATTTTCTTCGCTTCGCTCGAAAATTATGTCATACGTCGTAAACTCCGTATGACTAATCCACATACATTTGTAATTTTGATTTTGAAATAAAAATGACAGTTAATAACTTTTCTTGATATGAGTTTTTGTTATTTACTTTATATAATTAACAGTTGTTAATCTTGAGATCATTGAAGCGCAGTTACGGTTATTTATTTTTTTAATGTGTGACGAGAAAATATTGAGAATCAAACAGTCGTCAATCTACTTGTCACGAATAATGGACTGAACGTACATCCCCTTTGCTCTTAAAGCTGCCATACCTGGAATAAACCGTTCTTTACCAGGCTAGGTAATTGGCTGCGTTCTGCCAATCTCTAGATGCTGCTGGGGCATTTTAATGCCCAAAGTAATCCATTGTCCGCTATGATTCTTATGTCAACTAAACCTTATAACAGAACTTTTGTCACATTTAGATAAAAAGCGCATCTAAAATAACGTTAGTTGTGCTTGTTGACTTTGAAAGTCTTGTTTTTCTTTTTCTTCATTTATACACTGTATCGTCCGCAAGAGCTGTTTTGCTTTACCCCATGCCTTAGCTCTTATTAACGCATTAAGACGTGCAACAACGGTAGGATAATAACCAGGGCACCTATAACGAACGTTATCTATTAAAACTGTCATACCCTCTGGGTTGTATCTTAAAAGAATAACCTCTGGATATCCTGCTTCAATTATAAAACTTCTTTTAAACCAGTTCATATGTTACTTCTTTTTATAATAATCAGGATCTGTTGTTAAACGATCAATTGCAATTTCTTTTGCAATAGAACGGCTAAAAGTGTTTTTCATTTCTTCTTGTATACCTAAAGCGACTTGTTCTGGATCTAAATTTGTATCTTTTTTAGAAGCCAAGATATATTTCTTTAAATGACGAGAAAAATTATTTGATTCTATCTTTTTCATAAAATAAATTTACGGTGGACTACCCGCATCCAGTTGTTTTGTAAAAGGTTCAAATAAGGAAAAAATATCACTACTTGCAAATATTACAGCAAGTGCAATAATACAAGAAAATATAAATACAAATGTATATTCCTTGTAACTATCAATACCTATCTTTTTAAGATAATGTAAACGAGAAATACCTAAGAAAATACAGAATAATATAATTAAAGAATGAACGCTAAGTTTACTGTAATAGCTTCCGCCCATTGTGAGCCAAAATACAAATTCATCGAACAATAAAGTTATACCTACTCCATAACAAAAACTAACAATTTTTAGAGATTTCTCTTTTATCTTGAAAAATAATAAAAAAGTACATAATGCTACTAATATAAATATACCATAAACGTAATGATGAATATGATATCCGTTTACATGTAAGAATAAAAATGACGGCAACCAACCAGACATAATCGCCATGACAATAATTCTGGATAATACGAATAGCGATAGCATAGCATAACATATTTGTTGTGCTATCGTACCTGATCTTTTAGCCCATCTGATTGCGGATTCGTTCATTCATTTTCTCTCTTACTAAATTCCAAGAATCTGATTCTTTATCAGAATGCCGAATTTTACTTTGTATCATGTCCCACCTATCCATCTCAAGAGAATGATCATAATGTTTAAAATTATCATGTGCTATAGTTTTATTATCTAACTGATTATCTGATAATTTTGTTGGAATTTCGATGTGTTCAGATATACGAACATCATTATTCAAAATAACTGTAACTTCTTGTTCTTCTTGATTTTGCATTTCTTCATATTCTTCTGTTTGTTCAAAAGAACATGGATCTATTCCAGTTTGCCTGAGAAATGCTTCCAACATGGTTTCTTTATTAAAAGACATGTTGTATGATTTCGATATTTATATATTAGTTTCCTTGAGCCAATCTTTTAGCTAACAAAATATCCTTAATGACGTTATCATTATTTTCTTTAGTATTTTGACGGAGTATAAAGGCAGGATGAAGAGTAGGAATGAATGCTTTATTTTTATAGGATTTCTGGCTTCCCCGTTCTCTAATAATACTAATCTTAAAATCATTTGTTAATGCTTTGAGAGCGGTAGAGCCTAATGTAATAAGAACTTTGGGTTTAATAATCCAAATTTGATAATCTAAATATGATAGACAGGACTTAATTTCTATTTCTTCTGGTATTCGATTATTTGGTGGACGGCATTTTATAATATTTGCAATATAAACGCTTTTTCTTTCTATTTTACAAGATTCTAACCATTGATTTAATAATTGCCCAGCTTTACCAACAAATGGTTTGCCTTGTTCGTCTTCATCTTTTCCAGGGGCTTCCCTGATAAACATTATATCACAATCTATATTCCCGGCTCCAAATACTGTTCTAGTCCTACCTTCGCATAACTTGCAGTCTTTGCATTTGGATACCTTATCTTCGCAGATGCTTAGGTAAAATTCTTTTTCTTGAGTTAGCATAACATTAAAAATTTATTCACAGTAACCACAAAAATGTTTACCTATATCTCGACGAGTTTTACCATATTTACGATAATCATCTTCTGAAACATGTATGCCTTCTGTCCAGGAATCAAAAATATCACCACACTGTGAACAACGTTCAAAATTATCAGGTATTATTCGTGTTATTTCTTGTAAAAACCAAATCACATCCCAAGCAAGTGTCGGAGATAATTTTGGCTTATACTTCATAGAAACTTCTTTTGGCAATTCACCTTGTAGAAATCTGTGAAGTTTATTTATTTTACTCAACCATTTTTCTGATTTATTATCTTCTTGGTCCATAAAAACCTCAAAATTATTTCAATAAATATTGTAACTATCTTATGAAACACAAATATTATTTATTTTTTCATTAAAGGAAATGTGTATAGTCTTTCGATATGTAGGTTGTAGGCATGGCAGAAGCCTAGCTTTGTATAAAGTTAAAGATCATTGTTGATCTCTGCAATAGAGTAAGTAGTAAGATAATAGTAGTAAGGAGAAAAATATCATGTCTATGCGTGACAAGATAGCTAATGCTATCTCGCTTATCGAAACCCATAATCAATCAGTTGAAGATCCAACAGATAAAATTGATGTTAACGATTTTCAAAAAAGACTAAAAAAAATTGGTGGAACTTCTGAAGATCTTCTATCAGAATTAAAATGGGAAGATTTAGAAAAATGTGGACTTCCAACTCTTATAGCCAGGAAAGTAGCTACAATTTTTCGTAAACCTTCAACTGAAGACAGACCTTCCGCTAGAAGTATTGAAGTAATGACGCCAGTAGAATTACTGGTTAATTTTAACCCTTCCCATCTTTCGTCTTTAATTGCAAAAAGATTAAAAGAAGCAACTCAAGGTAAGAAATTTTTGGTATTTAATAACGGGAATATCAATATAGATATCTCTACCAAATTACTTCAGGAGATAGTAAAAAATTATCCTCAACGAGACACCATAATTATCGATGGTAAACCTTGTAAAGTCTATGCTGTTGGAGAAAGTGTGGGAGAATTTGTTGATGAAAACCCTATATACCAGGGTCGTCCGTTGCGTCCAGATGATACTTGTGATCAATTAAATAGATCATGGTCTGGCGTTCCATTAATTGTTAGACAACTGATTTATATCTGTGTTACAAAAACTCATGATATTCGAGTAACGCATGAAAAAGCACACGATATATTAGATTTAGCTCTAGCTTCTGATGCGGAACAAAAAATCCGTCAACGTTTTCCAAAAGCATCAATTGCTTTGGATGAATTAATTGAAGCTGGTCAAGCGCCAACTCTAAAAGTTCGTCTTGGAACTCAAAAAATTAACGATCCTTTTTATCAAAATAAAACTTACTAACAATTAACTGGAGATTATTTTATGAATCAAATTATACATGTAATATTAATTTTAGATGATAGTCCATCTATGTTAATGCATAGAGAAAACACAAAATGTGGAGTTAACCAAACATTAGACACGCTACGCGCAGTTACTAAAGAAACAAAACAAGATATTTTTGTCACAATTGCAATTTTTGCAAGTGAAAATTATATCGCCCCAGGATTTTATTGCACCCCTCTTAATGAGACAATAAAATTTACTGATAACAATATGCCTTCATCGGGTTCTGGAACATTGATGAATAAAGCTTTATTAAATATTCTTTCATCTGTACCAAGTTACGAAAACAACTTGTGCTGTATATTTACAGACGGAGAAACACACGACGGAGAATTATTTCCCCAAGCATCTGATATGATCGAGAATATAAAAGATCAAGGATATACTTTTGCATATATTGGAGCTAATCAGAATGTTGAAGAGATTGTAGAAAAATTAAATATCTCAAAATCTAATTCTATGAAATATATTAGCGATGCAAATGGTACTAGAGGGGCATTTTATCAATTATCACTTGGTATTAGAAAATATTGTGAATTTAAAGCCAAGGGAAAAAATATTAATAAGATGTTTGATGTATTAGATATTAAGAAAACAAAAATGAAAGTTCGCGGTTTAGAATGTTCTATTAATACCCCAGAAGCAAGAATATCCGATCAAAATGTTAACTATCTACCGCCTTATGCTCCGACACCAGCATATGTAGTAGATGAATATCCTGCATGTCCTGATAATTGGATGCATGGCTCAGCTAAAGCATCCTCTTATTTCGTACCTGTTAAGACAGGAAAAGGGATGTGGCTAGATTTTAATGAAGCATCTAAAAAGAGCAGACATCATTTAGCAGCGGTTATTTCTGTTCAAGGAGTTAATCCCGTAACAGGTCAAAGAACTTCCTCAATGAGATTGGAAAAATACGAAAATAAATGTCCAATACATGACATAGATTTCCAACAAGATAGATTCTGTTCAGAATGTGAATATAAATGGCCTGCACAAAATTATTTAGCATCCAATATGACACCTCAAGGTCAATTTTGGATAGATGGTTTTAGAAACGAAGAAGGTTTGGTAAGACAATATATCTTTACAGAAGAAGAAGAAAAACGAGGCATAGCACAAGCTATTTCAGGTGATGATAGAGTTTTTGCTATTGGAATTGCATTTTTCCGCAGCAAAAAGAAAAAACCCATTCCAAAACCAATATACTTTGGTGGATTTAGTGGTTATTCAGGTGTCTCAGGATATTCTGCTATAAGTGGCTATAGTGGCTATAGTGGATGTTCAAGAGTGTCTGGTTATTCTGGAATAAGTGGAAGTTGGTCGACACATGGAATAATGAATGCCACCGTAGATAGTATTGGTATTGGTGCATCTTATCCAGATCAACAAATTATATTTGATGAACCGATAGATGTTAAATCTTACGAAATTGCTGCCGGGAGTAAAATAAAACAGACAGTATATGAAGATACAAATAAAATATCTTTTTGGGAAGATGAACCTTATGCAATGTTGTATATCAATTATGCAGATGAAAAATCAGTAGAGCAAATCTTAGCAAAAGGTAAACGAAAATATCGACCTGAAGGATTTTTAACTAATATTCCGGTGGGTAATTCTTAATCATCTTCTAAGATATGACGAAATACATCTGGATGAAATCTGAAATTATCCTCTGGTCCTAATGGAACAATATAATCTGTATCAAAATAAGGATCCTGTTTCTTTCTAATAACAAACTCTATTCTTAATCTTGCTTCAGGGTATGATTGTTCTGGAATGATACTTCTCAAAGTCTCATAGTTTGGTATATCCATTTCTATGAGATTTTGAGTTGCTTCATCTCTAATAACAGGATCAGGATGAGATAAATTCTGTATATTAAGAAATATATTTATTTGAGCAAAGAAAATAGCAAACCATGTTGACATATTTAATGAAGTCCTAAATGTTTGTTTATCATTTTTCTTATTAACTCATTAGTGTTTTTATATCCCCTCTTTTTAGAATCGTTCTTTAAGGCAGAAACTATTTCTGATTTCAACCTAAATGTTATTTGTTCTGTTTTAACCTTTTTAAATTGAACTCCAAATTCTGTATCAAAATCATCATCTGGTAAATTAGAGAAATCTTTTCTTAATTGATCTTGAGTATATTTACTATTGAATTGCCATGTTGACAAACTCATTGCAAGTCTTTTAGGAGAAGGCTGCATCATTTGATAAAATATACTCTTCTTCTTTAAAATTACAGGCTCTTTACGCGGAGTAGATATAAAACAAGATTTGAACCCTAAGTTTGAGTAAATGTTTATAATTGGATTAAAACAATTAATAAATTCTCTTGCATATTTTTTAGTAACAAAAGCAAATTCATTTCCTGCTAAAAAATAGGGAGTCAATCCTAAAAGGCTTTTACAGGTATTTCTATTAATATTTACTATTCTTATCATCTTAAATATATCATTTAATTTATTTTTATTAGCAAATGAGTTAAAATAATGGCTCTTAAGAAATGTATATTTGATGGTGCTTTCCAGTATTTGAGCGACATGAGAAGTTGGAGCAGACAATATAGCAACACAATTGTTAAGATTTAAAGATAATATATTTTCTTTGTTTAAACCAAGAATTTTTTCATTATGTATGAGAGCAAATAATCGTCTTGTTTCAATTAATAATATAAAAGCTAATAATTGATCTTTACCACTTCTTCTTCCTATTGCAAACGCAAACTCGTTAAAAATTGAATCGCAATCAAATATACCACATGGGTACATTGCAGATAAAATCTGTTTTTGCCCACGATTTAATACAAAACCAGTATCTTTTTCAATAAACTCTATTGCATTCATATCTTGTCTCCTATTAAAGGATTCGACAAAATATGAACGGTAACTTTATAAAGTTACGATTTAGTAAAAGCCTCTTTTGCAATATATGACTATTTGATTTTCCAGAAATGATAGTCTGTCTGTGTATATTTCTAATTTAGAGGGTTCTAATTTAATTTCGCTTGATAATGCTTTGTGTTCTTCTAGTATATCTAAAACTTGAGGACCATATTCTACATCGTAAGTAAGTTTGCCTTTAGCTATATTGACAAAATAACCAATATCATGATTTTTGTTACTCATTGATTTATTATCCTGGAAAACGTGTTTTAGATGGATTAATTATAATTATATCAGTTATATAAGCATTTGAACCATATAACTTACCAACATTAGAGACAGGAGGAAATGCTTCATAATGTCCGTCAATTGTTCCCCTTTTCCATGACAAAGATATACCACTATACCCAGCTTTATCAAATGCTTTTATCCATGATCTACATTGTTTATCTGTGCCGGTAAAAACCACAGCATTAAACCCACGACGATTTAATTCATATTTTAACTCACTTAAGAGGAAAATATCTTTTCCTTTTTCATCAAAAATACTAGTAAATCCACGAATAAAAGAACCAGAAATGTCTTCGTTTTTAATTAGACTTTGAGCTATAGTCTTACGAGAAGTGTTGTTGCCATACAATGCAAGTATATTTGATACAGCAGTTGGTCCACATGAAGCTTGCGTTCCTGGACCCATACTATTCAATAAAGTGTTCGTCTTCACTTGCGATACGACGCCGCAACCCGTCAAACCACACAAAAAAACGATTATGAACAGTTTGTATAACCAGTTCACAATCTTTTAATTTGTGTTAAAAGATCTATTTTACCTTCTTTGCCTTTTTCTTCCAGTTAACAAATACTCTGCCTTTGCCAGAAAGTATCAAATCTTTAAAGTCAACAAAATCAATTTCGCTCATACTGCCAAAGAATTTAGGATTATCATAATGAGCTAGATATGCTGATTTTGCTTTCTTACTGCTATCAAATCCTAACATTACTTTATCTTCATCATATTTACCTGTTTTAGGATCATTCTGATGAACAATATAAACCTTTTCGGGTTCTTGATTTGTACCTAAATATACGTCTAAGCCTTCTCCGTCCTCACCCTTAGCTTTATAAATAAAGCCATAATCATATTTCATCTTAACACGCCATTCTTTACCGTTAAACCAATCTTACAAAAACTTGATAGATTGACATTTCGAGCCTTAACCGCCGTTCCTTCACCGAACGGCAAGCAACTCACGCTACTTTCAAATGTTTTCGCAAGGGGTTAATGACTACAGGCGTTGCGGCAACGCTCCTATCCCTTATTCCGAGGAACTCAGGGATTACTTTGCGTCCAATGTTCAAACTTCCGTTCACGTCGGCGTTCACGGCAAAGCCGTCCTTCGTGACGTACAATCCTCGATGCTTCCTCTTGCCTGAAAACTCGGAAACATCGTCGCCATACTTCGGCAGAGCGTCACGGTCGTAGAAACTCGCCTTGCTCGTATAGCTTTCTTCGGTGAAGACAACCTCGATCCCAGCCGCCAACGCTTTGTACTTGATTTTCTCAAGCAGCAGATACGTTGGGACAGCACAGAATGCTTGGTTGGTCTTCTTGCCGAGGTTGATCCCGTTTTTCCATCCATCGTTCTTCCCAATGATTATCGTACCGATGCCGTTGGTTCGGCATTCGGACACGATCATCTTCGAGACGTGATGGAAGTAGTTTTCCAAACGGAAGTACCTCTTACGCAGACGACTCTTACAGGGGCGTTTGTTGTACCACTGGTTGATATTCTTGACGATGCGACCGTTGACCAGTATTGGACGTGTCTGGTCTAAAGTTATCGCAGCCAAGTTGTTCAACCCGATGTCGATGGTGCAAATCTTCGCCTTGTCGAGTTTCGCCTTTTCTTTCTTCGCTTCTGGCTCACCGTCGTACTGAACTTCGATGACGAAGTCGAATCGTTTTGGGGTAATGACCACCTGTTTGTAGTTCTTGTCGCAGGGAATCGAGAAACAGTTATTGGTAGCCGTCAACTGCGTGAGCGGCTTACCCGTCTGACCGCCCTTGATCGTTTCGTTGTAGAAGATGACCTGTGCCATTTCTTCTTTGTAGTTGGGCGGCTTTGGGCATTTCACGAACTTGGACGTGTCCTTGCCGTAGGCGGTCAACGCCCTACGAAAGTTGCTCCAATCGGTCAGCACCTTGCGGACGGTCTGCTTCGCCGTCTTGGTGTTGTGTAGTTGTTTGAAGCAGTCGAGGTCTTTGACCTCTCGGATCAGGATGTTGATGTCGGGAAGTTGTGAAAATTTTGCTGGCGTTGGGGTGAACCACGCTTTTCGCATGAGGAACGTACAGCGATTGTACAGTTCCTTGGAGAGCGAGCAGAGACGGATAATCTCTGTGCTTCCCTTGTGAAAATGTCGTTCGACCATCAGCATACTTACCTATTTAGGGTATGCCCTACGATTTCCTTCACAATTTTAGAGCCGTATAACCAAATGTTCATCCCCTCAAATTCGTTGTAAGTATCCTCTGGATAGGAAGGGATGTCAGATGGTTTATTACCAGATTGGCAATACGACCTCCACTCTTTTCTGCTTTTCAAGCCCAAAGTATGCACGAATACTTTGGCATCTTTGTAGTCCCGATACTGTCTAAAACGCCTCTGCTTTACATGACTAAAATACTCTGGCTTCTTCCTCATAATCTGAGACAGGCCATTGTATCCGTTCTCCTTTGCCAACCTCTCAGCGTCAGCCAAATGGGTTTCTATGAGCTTCCTGTATCTCTTCTTCTGTTCTTGGTTCTTCTTTTTTCATTTTGTTTTAAAAGAAAATAATGTGTTCTTTACGAAGCAACTTCTCCCGAATCATCCCATACATTCCCGTTCCATTGCTCAATAGTATCAATAGAACGAATCCCGTATTGGTAATCTCTGCCAAAACGATTGTTTATAACCTTTAGCCCATCTACTCCCCTCGCATAAATCGTGTAATTACCACCATTTAACCAATTATTTTCAATAGTTATATTACTAATAGGTCCACTATCTTCTTTGAGAAAAACGGCAGCATTGCTTTTTGTCCCAGGAATATCTTTAGGAATATCAAAAAAGTTATTCCTAAAGATCATATTATTACCGTGTGTAAGCTGAATGGCATCAGCATGCGCACTTGTATTTAATCCTAGATGATGAATCCAACAATTTTCAATAACATTGTTGTTTCGAGGATTAATCCCGTCTGTACCTGAATTATGTATTTCTAAATTTCTGGCAGTAAAGTCCCAACCTGTTAATAATGCACCACTTGCTGATGTGCCAGAAAGTTCACCGTCTTCAATTAAGGCTGAACCTCCTTCAAATACCTTGATACCATAAGAACCGCTTGTGTTAAGAGTGAAATTTCTAATTATAACGTTCTTTGCATATACAAAAATTCTTCCTGTGATATTTACATTTTCAAGAACAAATCCATCCTGCGTTATATCCATATTGCCGATATTAGCAAAATTCGAAGGGTTACTGGTTGGGCCAGTATTATTAGGACCAGGTTTCGATGCTGGTTGTGGATCAGGATCTGGATTCGGGTTTGGATTTGGATTAGGGTTATTACCTGCCGGAGTTATCTCAATGAAAGCAACTTTGTTATTACTTGATCCCGATGCGTTACTAACGGTTAATTTTCCATCTGTTACATTAACAGTAACATTACCTTCAATAAATCTATTTGTAGAGGTTGGCGTACCATTGACAGCTAAAACACCTTCAACATTAATTCTATAAATGCTATTAAAATAACTTGGATCTCCTGCAACTAACTTGACGTTATATGACCCATTAGGCAAACCTATTTCCCAAGTTCTGGTTCCATAGTTTTGCATATGATTAATTGTATCTAATCTTTGATCTGTTAATACTCCGCGATCCCTCGCATTTGGATTAGACTGATTCCAACCGTAACTATAATTTCCTCTGTTTCCAAATACTAAACCTGTATCGGGTAAATAACCAGTGGGAACAGTTGAACCTGCTGGCAGAAAATCAACTCGTATTGTTTCTTCTGTAGGAGTTTCTGGCAAATCATTATCATCTTCTACAACCGTTAACGTTTTAGAAGTTAAATTTGGGGATGCAAATGTAAAAGATGCAGTTCCATTTGTTGTGTCACTGTCTTCACTTGCATTAAATGTAATTACTTGAGGTTGATTCCAATTTTGGGGAGTAAATGTTACAGAGGATGAAGTAGTGGTTAAGTTCCCATCTCCGTTTTGTTTATTAATATTGACTGTAATATTGTTAGATGGTTGATTATCTAATCGTACAGAAACAGAATTACTATCTCCTTCTGCAACAGTTATTTGATTAGATGACAGAACTATATTTGGGGTTACAGGTGGAGGATTTGTATCTACATTTGTAATCTCAATAAAATTAATTTTGTTATTACTTGATCCTGCACCATTACTTAGGGTTAATCGTCCATCATTTACAACAACATTAATTGTATTATCAAACCACCGTTGAGATGTTGTTGGAGTTCCACTAATGATAGATTGTCCTTCAGCATTTATTCTAAAAACGCTATCCGTATGATTAGGATCTCCAGCAACCAATCTGACTGCATATGTTCCATTAGGAAGTTCTATCTCCCATTGTTTATTGCCGCCTTGCTGCATATGATTAAGAGTATCGAATCTCTGATCTACTGAATTAGCAGAATTGCGATCTCTAGTACTTCCTGTATTTACTTGATTCCATCCGTAATTGTAATCGCCTCTGTCTCCAAATACTAATCCACTATCTACTAGATATCCAGTGGGAATTGGAGCATTTGAAGGTTGAAAGTTAATACGGATATATCCTTGTGGTGGAGGCGGGTTATTTGTATCATTATCATCTTCAGTCGCAGATAATGTTTGAGTTGTCAATCCAGAAGAAGCAAATGCAAATACCGCGTTGCCATCTATTGTATCTATATCTTCATTTGCGTTAATTTGTACTGATTGTGCTTGATTCCAATTTTGCGTGGTAAAAGTTAGAGTTGAGAATTGAGAAATTAAATCGCTATCACCGTTTTGTCTGTTGATGTTAATGATTACGTTATTAGAGGGTTGCGTAGCCAAAGAAACGTTAACGGTACGATTACTTCCCTCTGGAATAACTAAGTTATTTGTTGAAAGTATAATGTTTTGTTGTGGTGGATTGGGTATAGAACCACCACGAGGATTCTGACTTGTATCTATTTGTAAAGATAATCCGTTAGCAATTCTTTCCCACGGAATAAATTTAAAGTTTTGATTACCAGAATTAGAACCATCTTGAGTTACAAAAATCCCTTGGGAAAAACCATTGCCTAATCCTAAACTTAATACTTCAATACCATCCGAATCTGTAACTGCATCAACTGTTCCTGATCCTATATCAAAGGTTCCTAAATAAGCACCTGTATTTCTATTATAAACAGTATATTCATCTGCTCCTTGACTGGAACAAAGCAAATATCCTGCTCCATTAGCCATTTCATAAACTGCTAATCCTTCAACGTCTGCTGTTAAATGTCCGCTTCCACCTGTCGTATCGATTGCTACACGAGATGTTCCGGCATTTGGTTCAGCACTGTATCTCCAAATCCCTTCTTGTTCTTCTCCAACATATAAGAAACCCTTATCATCGTCTGCAACCATTGCTTCAGTTGTTGAACCTACATCGAAGGTACGAACTATCTTTCCATCAATCTTGCCTGCGCCATTATCAAAAAGTTCCCATTGTTCAATGTTTCCACCATCGCTTCTGGAACTTAAAAAAGCATAAAATTTGCCGGAAGTTGGACTTTTGTAAAGAGCTACACCATAAACTCCACCATCTAACCCTGTAGATAATGTGCGAGCTGCAATATTTTCTAATGCTCTTGTATTGGGATTGACTTTAAAAAGAGATAAACTACCGCCACTTACTCTTCTGCTGGCTGCTACTAAATCAATGGTTTCATTTCCTAATTGAAATCCATAACGAACATCTATATTATTGGTAGCCCCATTAGCAAAATAGCTAAGTTGTTGACCTTGAAGATTATATACGGCAATACCGCCGCCAGATGCTTTGTCTGTACCTATTACTGTACTTAACGATGGATTTGTAGGATGTACCCATATGGCTATATCGTCTGCAGAATCCCCGCTATGAGGTACGGGGGTTGTTTCGACACTAGCGGTAACTGTTGCAAATAATGTACGATTTTCAAGATGTTCTATGATGTGAGAATTATTCTGCGACATAACATAATCTCCAAAAGAAAAGACTTCATTTGTGCATTTATAATAATCACAATAAAGTCTTATTTAATGATTTTCTTATTATTTATATTACTTATCTTTTCTATGTTACGGGAGAATTAAATCGCAATTCCATATTTAACACCAAGATATTTCTCAATTCTTTTTCTACGACTTGCATCTAAGTCATCACGAAATAAAAGAATAGCAGCAATATATCCGGTAAAATAACCGCCTCCATTATCTGTTCTTCTCCCTATTCTAAGATTTGTGGTACTAACGTTTATTGCGCCTGTACCTAATGCTGATTGTTGCAAAATACCGTTATAATAGAATTGCAAAGCAGAATCCGATGAACTGTATCTACCTGTCCATATTTGCCATTCGTTTGCTGTGATTATTCCTGTAGCAGAAGGGTGAACAAAACCACCAGATAAATTTGTTGGATTAGATGCACGTTGGTTGAAAATTTCTACTGAAAAAGAGTTTCCACCAGTTCCCCATTTGTGTAATAATACACTGTTTGCTATAGATACTGGCTTAACCACCAGAAAGGATACCAAAGATGTAGTAAAGTCTAATGATGATTTGTCTGTAATTTCTAGATAATCATTGCTACCATCAAAATATAAAGAATCCAAGCCGTTTAATGTCGTACCTCTTCTAAATGTCGGTCCAGAATTAGAAGTAGTCGAATTTCCATTTCCGCTTAAATCCGTCCATACGTTAATAGTTGAACCCTCTGCAGAAGTAATTGAATCAGATTCCAACCATAAAGATAATCCCTCAAAATCATTATCTTCAGTTATTGAAGCTGATATAACCAAATACCAATTATTACCACTTCGTCGAATTATAAAAGGTTCGCCGCCAATATGAATTTCAGATTCTTCATCTATACTAGATAAATTTACTTGATGAAGTACTAAACAACTTCTTGAAACTGCTAGTGGAATGCCGGAAAAGATGGTTTCATCATCTATATTAAGCTCATCTGTACTTAACGAAACTGATAATACAGATTTGTAACCTTGTTTTTTAATTGCTAATGGATTCCCATTTAGATAAACGGGTGCAACTGAGGCTTGAGTATTTTGATCTATTATTACTGCTAAAGAATATCTTCCATCTTGTTCTAAATATAACGTTAATGGTATTCCTGACACAAATATTTTTTCTGTTGTAGAAACAGAGTTGTTAGATAATATAGCACCAAGTATTAAATCGTTGTTTGACGATAAATTAGCTGATAAGAATTTTGTTCCAAATAATATTTCCATATTAACTACTAACACAGGAAAATGACAGAACCTCTACCATATCTTTATCGTCAACAGAAGGGGAACTAGGATGCATAATTTTAGTCAAACGAACAGCGTTTCTAATTTGTCTGCCATTAAGAGGCTGTTTAACTAAAATATCATAACTTCCTGTGTAGTTAATACTAGCTTGTTTAAATAGATTTGCCCAAATCTTTTGTTTTGAATCATTATCCAACTTTGGATAATCTATTCTAATTGTTACTCTTGATTTTAGAGCAAAATCTAATACATCAGGGATATTGGTTGTTAAAAACATTACCCCTCTATAATAATCCATCAATCGTAAAAAGACTCCAACAATTGCTGAACGTTCTAAATCAGAATCTCTTGTTCTTAAGAAAATATCTACTTCGTCAAATAGTAACACAGCGTTCCATTTGGCTACTCTTGCAAATATAACCGATAAATTCTTTTCAACAATATCAACTTTAGTTCCTAATTCACTCATTTCCAAAACATATAAAGGACGGTTCGTGACTTCTGCATATACTTCGGCTGTTAATGTTTTTCCTACCCCTGTATCGCCACATGCCAATATAACCAAGCCGCCATGTTTTCCCTTTATAATATCCCCCATTAATAATTCTGTTGGCGTATGAAATATATTGGTAAGCATACCTGTTATTTTGGGAGGCAATACCAACCATTTCATCGCATCATTATCAAATTCGTAAGTTTGAATATCTCGAATATCAACATAACAGTACTGTTTATGGTCAAGGCTAAAGATTCTAACAAATGGTAATTTTGTTTCTTGTTCACCTTTTGAACGAGAAGAATATGTTTGATTTTTGTCTAATTCTAGCGATGATTCAATTATAGCATTTCTTGCAAATGTCTTTGTTCCCAACGGGACATTATCAAAACCTACAAAATAATTGGAATATTTTCTAGGTTGTAAAACTGAGTTAGTTACTCTAACTAACTTACCTGATTCTTCCGCTGTTCTTTCTGCATTTAATAGTAATATATTATGTTCTGCAACAGGAATTTGCGCTTGACGAATTCCAAATACTCCTAACAAGTCTCGTATCTTACGCGGTGTTTTTTTGTCCAACACCATCCCTGAACCAATTACGAGATATCATTGCGTACATATTCTCTGTAGTATCGCAAATACGAAGATTAATAGTTATTGTTAAAGTTTTATCTCGACCAGAAGTTGATAGACTAAAAGAAGAAAGATACCAACGGTCTTTAAGTTTTATTTCACAATTGTATTCTTTATCTAGTTTCATTAGTTCTGCTCCCATTTCGGAAGGCGAACTAACAAATGTATCAAATATTTCTGTAGGGTTAATATCTTTTAAGCTAACTCTTTCTTTAGTACGATAGAGTTGAAAAGAAATTTGTACCCTTTGATTTGGCGTGATTCTACCATCGTCTAGAATAGCTTTTAGTAAACCATGAGGAATATTTTTTATGTCGGTATTAATTCCATCGCAACTAGGATTTGCAGCAAATTGACTGCTTATCCATTGCTTTTCAATTTCATCTAATTTACCATCTGCAGCAATTTCTTGAAGAATGTGGGACGATAACTTTATTTTCATGATTCCATGAATAAATGTCCGTCCTAAATATCTGGAGAGGCTCTTTCAGGTTGAATAAAATTTTATTCGCACAAATCATATTGATGTGAAAACAAGCCAATAGCATTTCGATGATGATCACAAGAATCCGCATATTTTTGAGTCTGACGCTGAATCTGAAAATCTATTGGTAGGTTAGTAACACTAGATAAATAATGAGAAATAGAAATACAAATTATTTTCCATTGCGCATTTTCTCCAAAACTATCCGTTACTGGAAAAAAGCCTATCATATTCCTTATCTTCTAAAATAACGCGAATATCTACGTCTCGCCAATCTTGTTTGCGTAATACCGACCCAACAAGATAAACCCCACCGTGAGATCCAAAAGCTCGCCACAACGGTATACAAGCCACATCTAATTTGAAATAAGATGTAGTTGTTAAATAGTGAGCGTAGTGTTTTTTAGTCATTGGAGTTTTAAGATAATTATTAAGGATGAGGAATATTAGCTTCTTTTCTATAAAGCTGACAACTTTCCCCACCTACCTCAAAATCCTTACAGACTGCAGGACGATGATCATAATGTTTACACTTTCCGGTAGATACATCAAGCCACATACATGGAATAGCATCATCTGAGTATCGCACAGAATTAACATAAAGATCTATTTCTTGCTTAAATTCCGATGGTGGTTCATCTCCATCCATGTATGTAAAAGGAGGGACATTCATATGCATACAACACATACCACAATCATTGCAATTAACTATGGGTAAATGCATTTTATATTCCCATGTTTGTTGAAAATTTCTTGACCCATACTATAAGCTAATACGCATGTTCTTATTTTTCTTATCTCATCGTATATTTCTTCATATGGTTTATTCTCGGCAATAGATAGATAAGTCGCTATTACGTGTGGGGATCTGCTTCTTCCTTGTTTGCAATGTACTAAAACAGTATGACCTTGTGATATTAGATTTTGCAAATCCTTAACTATGTTAGCAGTTTTGATTATTGCATCATCTGCCTTATCTCGCATAGCAGACTTTACAGAAATAACTCCGCGATGATGTTCGGTAGCAAGTTCTTCTGCAACATTTAAAATTGCAGTAATTGGTGATTTTAATATGTAAATAAGACGGGCATCGTGTTTATCACCTAAATATAAGTTATGACGTATCTTGTCCATACGTATACTTACAATTTATTGCTATTATACACCTTTATTTGATAAATAACTATATTGTATGATTGAATTTTAGATATTATTTTTCCCTAAAAACTATCTTTGCAAATTTTTGTAATAGTGTTGGAGAACTATTTTCTCGCCTCATTCTATTTATAGTTGAGTTAGTTTTTTCTGTTTTTCTAATAATATCTTTTATTATTTCATTATCACTTATTTCATCTTTTTGACTTATATTTGCGTAATCATCTTTAAATGAACAAAAAGCATTAACTGCCCTGGATAACTTCAAATCATCTAAGCATAAATCATCACAAAGCATCATCTTTTTATAGCCAATATCATACAACCATGCTAATTCTGAAAAATCAACTGCATCAGGTACAGAACGACTAACACAGGATAAAAGAATTCTGGAACCAACAATTGCATTAGGATCAGCCTGAATAATAGTTTTCATGGCGTTAAGAATTTGATGAGGTTTCGGAACTTCTACATACAAATCACCTCTAGCTGCCATTAAACATAAATTAGATTGACGTTTATAACCTTTTTTAACCCAATTTAATCCTTTAATACTTTCAATTTTTGCCACGATTTCTGCGTCTTTTCCTACATATTCTCTTAACTCATCGATATCTCTTTGGCTTTCGACATAGGATAAAACATATTTATTAAAGCCTGCTGCTTTTACTTTCTTGATTTTTTCAATTTCATAGTCTGGAAATGTCCCAAAAACTTTAAACGAATCGTCTCTTATACAAATAGATTCCCCAGTTTTTACATTAAATTTAGGAGCGCCTGGTGCAAAATGAAGAATTTGTTCTCCTGTTATTCCATCTTGAGTAATCTTATTCAAAACCGCATAATCTTCGCCAGCTTTAAAAAGAACCGTAGTTGGAGTTTTAACCTCAATCTTATGATTTAAGATTATACGTAAATGGTCTTCTTTTGGAATGACTTTACAGATTCTAAGTTGCCTTCCCTTGATATCATAATATAGAGGATTAGCAGTACCTTCGGATTGACGTAGCTTAACTTGTTCTAACTCTCCATCTAATTCTGATAAATCCATCATTGCGCTATTGATTCTAATTCCAGCAATACGATCATCAAAGACAAACTTTTTAAAGTGAGGCATTGATGGAGAAAGCGTAACTAATAGATCTACAGAATTAGTTTTCATATTCTTTGCCTTTATTTAATCAAGCAAAGACTTGCTGCTTTTCGAGGCTGAATCCGCTGTTCTACGAGTAATAGAAGCGCCTTTGGGACCAGGCAATTTCTTTTGAGTCTTTTTTGCATGGGGCAACCGCCCAGGTTCTCTGCCATGAATAGTTACGAGAGATTTCATAACCACTTCAATCTTCTTTTCACCGTCCGCATCCTTTAGTTGTCTGTCTTTCAATTCGTCCTTAAATTCTTTGATTTTTCCGGTAGCTTTAGCAAAAATTCCGAAAATGACATCAACAACTCTACTTGCTTCCGGCAGTGGCGCAATATGATCTTTACCTAGTAATTCTTCCCATTGGGATTCAATTTTGATATCTGCATCGCTCATTCGGTTTCCAACAGCGCCATAAGGCTTTCTGATGATATAAACATCCCATTTCTTAGTTAATTCCTCCATGATATCTTTGAGAAACATGGAACTGGATGTTTTAACTTTACAGAATTTTTCTGCATGGTCTGTGTACAGTTGTGGATGAATACCTTCATCGCCAATAAAGATTAGGATGGGACGGATAGCATTTGGAGTATCACAATTCCTAGAATAGTAAATAGCGGCTAAATCATAACTTTCTTGACAAGAACCTCCACCCCCACCTTCAATAACTAACTTCTTCAATTTCTTTTCCAGCTCTTCGCCAGAATCAAAATTCTGTACCTGCAAAGCATATTTATCACAGTAAGCATCACCTACAGCTGCAAATGAAATAGAATAATTATCTCCAAAATAAAACTTAGCTTCATGATCAAGATATGGTAGTTTAGAGAAAATTGTAGCGGGCCATTCTCCCATTGAACCAGTTACATCACAAACGATAACAATAGGATTTTCACTGTCTGTACTGACTCTATCTGGTACTAAATCAGTAACAGCGATGCCCTTTTTGACAGCATCATCATAACTTCTTCCTGCATGTATATCATAAGCAGCACGGGCTGATTTAAAAGTATCATGACTTGCCCAAGGCGCCGGTGTATAATCATTATCTTCTGGCATTGATTATCTCCTTAGATTGGTAAAGGTTTCATTTTTGAAAATCTTCGCCCAAAAGATTTTTCTCTTACGTCACTTATAGATTGACATAAATCTTCTTTTTGCCAATTTGGGCGAGATAATACATTAAATTGAATCAAGTTTTTAATGAATTTACAAATTTCGTCAGGAACAGATGGTGGAACCGCTTTTGAAGTCACGTCTCCACCTAAAGCGTAAATCATCGTCATTCCCAAACTAAAAAGGTCTGACTCAGGAATTAATGGCATTCCTTTGGTTTGTTCTGGAGAAGCAAAATACGGCGTAAAACCCTTGTTTTTAGTAGTAGAATTTGGTTTAACTGCCGATAAGCCATAATCTACCAATACGACAGAATGGCGGTCTGGTTGCACAATGATATTTTGCGGTTTAACATCGCCGTGAACTACGCCATGTGTATGTAAATATCTGAGAGCATTTAAAACACGTTCTGTAATCCAACAAACATGTTCAGGTTCTAGTTTGCCATGTTTTTCTACTATTTGTCCTAATGTCGCGCCAGGAACATAACTCATTACAATTGCTAAACTATTATCATCTAATTTGATTATTTCTCTAATTGCCGGAATAGCCCAATGTCGCAAATCCCAGATAGCCTTAGCCTCTTCTTTCATTATCTCTTCGTCTTGCAAACTAATTTGATTTGCATGCTTAATGCAAACATGTGTTCCTAATAATTCATGGCGGGCTTTATAAGTTGTTCCAAATCCCCCTTCTGCAATCGCGTCTTCTAGAATATAATTTCCAATTTTCTTTACTTTCTTAGGCGAATTTTCCTTATCATAAGCTGAGCGTTTATCTGTGTTTAAAAGTATTTCTTTTGCTTCATTTAAGTCTTGTAAAATTTTAGGGTTAGAAGCATGTTTAAGAGCTAAAGTTCTGTATGCCATATGAATGACTTCTTGACATGCTTTAGGATTTACCTCAAGGATGTTGTAATAATTCTTTCCCATTGTAAGGTGTTAGTATCTAGGTTTTAGTTTCTGGAGAAAAGGTTTCTGGTATTCCAAATATCGTTTGATTTACCAGCCTTTTTGTTTTATTTTTAGATTTTGTTTCTTTAATAAATTTATTTAAGTTTGCGTCTTCATAATCCGCTGGTACTAAATAACTAACGAGAGAAGGACGTGTAATTACCATACCGATTGTTTCAAAACAAACCAAACCTACTTTAAGATTTGGGATATTACGATCAGGATAAGTTTTTAAAGGCAAAGCAGTTTTAAAATTACCCAATTGCTTAGGGTCTCCGCTGAATAATATTCCGCCTGGATTCATATACCTTGAAACCAAAATATCTGCATCTTTGTATTTTCCAAAACTATATTTAGGACCGACGCCTTTCATAAGATCTAAGTTATTTACTTTTGAAAAATCCCAGTCTTTCCCACGATATGTTCTCATTTCTGCGTAGTCTAATGTATGACATATCATGTATTTAACTTGGATCTGTTCGTTTACTGCATTATAAGATTTTGCAATTAAATTCTCAGTTATTCCGCCTGTGTATTCTATTATATTTTTTGAAATATAAGCAGAGGCTCGTAACATAAAGAAAAGATGAGAATTTTCACATTGTGCAATAGATTCGCAGGTTATTGCAGAAAGACGACGAAAAACAGACGATCTATTATGTTCTAAGTCCGATATTTTCAAAGTGGGTCTTGCAGCAATTTGTACTGGTAATGGAAAAATTTCTTTTACATCTTTTATAACGTGAGCTGAATCCCCTTCTAAAACCAATACCGGAGAATTAGTTACTATTGGAATAGCTGCAAAATTGTGTACCGTTTCTGTTTCATCTTCCTTTTTGTCTTCTTCTGAATTTAGAACTATCATAGGAAGTGATAAACTTCTAATTTTCTTATGGTATGATTCATTTATTTTATTTTGGATTGATGAAGGTTTTATATCCAATAACTCTTTTATATCATCTATATTTAAATCTTTTAGTATATCTGAAAAGTTATTATGAAATCTTATTTCAGAGTGATTTATTTCGTTCGTATCAGAATCTGTGCTTTCTTTTGGTAAATTATTTTTAATATCATTTGCATAAATTTCGACACAACTGCGAATTAAATCTACATAAGATATATCCATATTTCTTTGAAATGATAACTTTCTTGCCTCTTGTTGTATTAAAGCAATTGTTTCTGGTAAAAACCTCATTGTTATAGGTTGCAACTCTGATTCATTCATATTCTTCTCCGATTACAAGATTACACGATTACATTTTTATATCGTTATATTATTGACAATTAATTTAATATAGTGTAAATAACTTCTATTAATATGGTAGCGGTTTCATCTATATTCTATAAAGTATACTTAGATATTCCCTTATCTGAGGCTAGAAAATCTGCGCAATTGGCTTATATAGTAAATCCAGATTGCTTTGCTATTTATGTAACTCGTTCAGGGCATGCTACTTGGAAAAGAAATAACGATTCTTATGGGATGGAAGGTGGTTGGATTTGGCCATTAAAAGCAAAAATAAACTTTTATAGCGGGTCTTTTGGTCATGTTACGGAGCGTCAAGCAGTTTTAAATGCTTTATCTAACTTCTTTTCTATTAACTTTCGGTCTGCTTAAACTATTATTGTTTTGGATGTTTAAGTATGTGTAGCTCATTTTTGGCGCGAGTATATGCAATATATTTTGCATTAGCCTCTTGTCCTAATTCTTCTTCAGATTTAGCTTTTGGATGAGGAAATAACTCATTATGTAATATAAACACTCTATTAAATTCTAATCCTTTTGAACGGTGAGCGCTTGTTAAAGTGATAAAAGATGCTGGATCCTTTTTCTTTAAAACACCAGCGCCTTCAACCGTGTCGATATTGATGCCAGCGAATCTTTGTTTTAAATAAGATATAAATGAATTAGTATCTCTAATAACAAAATTAAGTCTGCGGTCAATGAAATTTGTTCCTCTTAAATGCTCTACAATATGCGAAATGGATGCAGAAATGTCTTGCATTTCTTTTAATTCATCTGATTTGCTTAATTTACCAGCCCACTTCTGTTCCACATCAGTCATAAATCTATCAATTTCTCGCGTAAAACCAGATATCGGAATGTTCTTTGCAAACCTGCCTTTGCCTGTAATCATTTCTACAAATCCAACTAACTCTTGAGAGAAATCACGACCTATAATCGCAAATTCCATATCATTTTTCATTAATTCTAATGCAGCATCAACAAGCGGTCTATTTGTTCTGGATATAAATGCTGTTTGGTCTTTTAATTTATTACCTTGTTTCCATTCGTTAAATAAATTACCCAAAGCTTCATCATACATTGTGCCATTTGTTACCGAACCAGTATGCTTAGCACCAGCAACCAAGTTTTTAACATGGGTATTTTGATTTACAAAATCAATAATTGCCGTTCCACAACGATAATTAGCAGGTAATTCATGTAATTTACTAGCTTGAGCAGTCCCTTGAATAGTAGTTTGAATGTTATCAAATGCTTTGGCGTCTGCCCCTCTAAACATATAAATTGCTTGATTTGGATCACCTACTGCAACTACACGAGACTGAGCTTTCAATAAATTCTCTATCATCTTCATCTGGCATTTGTTGAAATCTTGGACTTCATCAGCTAATACTACATCATATTTAGGCCAAATTAGATTAGGATTTAATGCAGTATACCATAATGTGTCATCCTGATCCCTAAAGCCCTGGAAATCTGGATTTATAGCGTTATTCGGCAAACAATAATGTAAAACATCTAATGTTTTATCAATTAGCCTGTTAGCCCAATTAACGTTGCTAGTATGACGTTCTGTAGATAAGTCTGTATCAATTTGATATTGCTTTATAATACTTTCTATTAACGATGCAGCTTTGGCATCTTGAGGATCTATTGCATACGCCTTACTTAACGATGCTAATCTTTTAATAGTTCTTTTTGCAGCAAAACGAACTTGACGTGGAAAAATATTATCTTCTTCCATAATTTCATCAAGAATGGCATTTATGCGTTCGCCCTTCTGGTTCCAAATATCTGTGGCAGGAGCCACGCTTTTTTGAGCATTTGTATTCAATAACTCACCGAGGAAAGAGTGACTAGTTTTGACTTCTACACCATTTGGAAAAGCACCATCACCTGTTGAAGCTTCAACTTGATTCTTCTTATTAAAGACTAAGTATAACCATCTTGCACTAGGATCTTTAAATGATGCCAAGTGTCTTAATTGGGTTGTTTTCCCCGTACCAGCTAAAGCATTAATAACTATACTATCATTTGTTTGTAAAAATGTATTTTCAATCGCCTTATTATAAGGACTCATTCTGCTTTCTGGCATCCTGCCTGGAACAATATTTTCTTCTTCAACTTTTTGTTCTTCAATAATTCTCTGATCTTCAGGTTGTTCATTGTCAAAAAATGTAAATAAGGCAACAGGATCTGTCCCTGTCAAAGGTTTACCTTGTGTATCTCGTATGGATTTAACTAAATTTTTAATGTTGCTTGCCGGGAATACACCTTCATTACCAGAACGATCTAACCATATCCATTGATTACCATCTATTGATTTAGTTACGACTACAGGAGCATTGTCACTTATACGTTTTGACAATACCCATGTTGGAGCGCCTGGTTGGACATTCTTATTAAACCAATTTCCGCCTGTTTGTTGAGGAACAGCAGTAGGATTATTTACCGCTGGTGATGGTGAATTAATTGGTTGAGTTATTGGTTGCTGAGGGGTTTTGAATGGGATGCCAAATGATTGCAGAAGGCTTAAGGCAATAGGATTATTAGGTATTTGATCATATTGTGATTTCCAAATTCTATTTTTATCATCCCAACGGAAGCCAGCTTGAAACAGTTGTGACCTGGATTCATATGTACCATTTCCGAATAGTCCCAGATATTTTAGACCATCTGTATCCGTAAAAACTCTACTGTTTATGTTTGCAGCCATTATCTCTTTAAACCAGTTCATTACTGTATCCACTTTAATCAAAGTTAATACAGTTTAAATTCGTCTTTTTTACTGGTTCCCCTTTGTTTTTAAAAACAGAAGACCCCTGCCGACAATGGTTCAGGGGTCTTCTTCAGGGAAGGAGGCTCAGGAGATATATTTAATTATTTGGAAGCCTCTAATTTTTCTTCTGGCAATAGGAATTGTTCTTCTTCCATTCCATACAGTCTAGTGATGGGTTTCCCTTCGATAAAGTTCATCAGTGCAGCCTGAGTTTTACGATATACTTCTGCTCTAAATGGGCCAGAATGGTTGTTATTTTTAAGCAAGAATTCTCGTAAAGTTATAGCTGCCTGATCTTTAGGAGATTCAATCAATCCAGTATCCAAAACGGTAAGGAATTTGGATAAAATATCATGATCGACACTATACCATGCTCTTGCTAAAGCGGCAGAAACCGGAACGCGAGAAACATTCTTGCGTTTCAGCTTAGTAGTAACAAAATTAATTGCATCCTTGTGTCTTTCATAGAATGCGATTTGTTCTGCACGGGGCATATCCCGTTTCAAATCTTTATATTCTAAAATGTAGTTTGCGATACCCAATTGTGCGTAGCCAACATCCAAACCCATTAATTGTGCTACGTCTTTTGTATTGCGAGATGCGCCTTCATCGATACGGGGCAACGAGCTTTTCTTCATCCCAAAGACAACAATGGCTTCAACTGAAATCTTTGCTTCAGAAACGGCTAAAAGACGATGTTGACCATCTGCCAATGTTCCGTCTTCGTAAAAGCCAATACCATTGTTGATAACTTCCCAATTACCTGAAATGATGTCTTTGATATACTTTGAGATTCTATCGGGGCGAATGTCTCTATTCAAAGTATTTCGCTGACAGATGATATCCCATGCCCAATCGGGCGTAATAGTCATTTTGACAGGGTGAGGGAAATCTTAATTCGATTTGTCAACCGTAATCCAATTGTTATCTTTGAAGATTACAACCGGATCTCGTACAGCTTGCGGAGCGTTGCTATGCTGAAGATGTTTATTATTGCGGAATTCTTCTGAGGCTTTCTCGATAGCCTTATGCAGCTCTCCGCTCTTCGTAAATCTCCATCGCCGACCCATAACAAGTCTCCTTTGTTGTCTTTTCTAGGATTATAAAATTTCTCACTGGAGAAACTTAAAATCCTTCTTCTACGTCTCTGATTTTGTCTAGCCCACATTTATATGTACCTGGAGAGGTCAATCTGTGCATCTCCAGCGGAATATTTTAAAAATTTATTTGATTTCATGAAGACTTTAAATTCTTGGGAAGATTTACGTCAATACTTAAATGAAATTCACGAGAAAGAACCTGACAAATTAAAATTACCTGTTCAGGCTGGCAATCCTTCTCCAATGGAAGCAGAGCCTGTTGAAATGGAAGTAGGTGTTTGTATTGGCACATTTGATGAAATGGAGTTCTACGCTGCGCGTTCTATCACTAATAATCAATTTAACCCAAATGAATTATGTATCCTACTAGATGGTAATCCATTTGGTAAAGATGGCGCAATCGCTTATCAGTTGGACCCTAACGATAAGAGCGAAGACAATTTTTTTGGCGAAAAAAATCCTATTTATTCTAAAACAATAGGAAAAACCCCTATTGAAACTCAATTAAATCCCAAATTACAAATTATCAAAGACGAAATACGTGATAAAAAACGGGATAAATTTTTCGGTAAAGCATGTGAAATAGAAATAATAAAAAATAGAATTGATAACTCTAAACTATAATTAAGGTTAATATTTATGAAATGGACACATCAAATTTACCAATCTGGAACACAAATTGTAATATCAGATAATCCTAATTTCCCGCATTTTTATGTATATGGTCCAAAAGCAACTGGACCATATGATGAAGAGGGATGTTGCTTAACTAGCTTAAAGATAAGATATTCAATGTGTAAAGATATAGTAGAATATCTAAATGAAGGTAAAAAACCAGATTGGTTCAATAAAATGAACAGAGTGAGTGAAACAGTTTTAAGTGCAGACGATGGTTGTATGGTTTTTACAACTGGTCCTTATTACGATGCTAATCCTCCACATTTAAAATGGGATTTAAAAGAGGATGAGGAAAGTAAAAACCGTAGAAAAGGATTAATAGATTTTCTTCAGGATCAAAATAAAACTATACAATAGCTATTACGCCGGTTTCTCTTCTAGATCTTCTTTTGTATATTACAAATTGCTTGATATCTTTACTAAATATCTTTTTTGCGTAACCATTCATGGTTTCTAAGTGAAAATCAATATTTTCTAAATTTGTGTGCATAAAAACACTTAAACTGTTATTATATTTGCAATATAGACTATTAACGGAATCGAAATTATATAGATAAAATCCTTCTCTGTTTTGATAAGATAATCTTATAAAATTGCTATTTAAAATCTTATTTATATTCTGTATCTTATGTTTTACAATTTTATCTACAGGTTGATTTTTTGGAACTTCCGGCAATTCAATATGTTTTATTAATTCTATTCTCATATTTTATCTCAAAATTTTGATTATAATTTAGTGATAAACACTGTTTAGTGATTGGATATCTATTAAAATTAATATCCCCATATCTAGTCATCATGCCTTCAACAACAATATTTTCTTCTGTATCTTTATCATTTTTTATCTGTATGACACAGTGAATTATTCCATTATCATTACACGTAACATCTATAGCATTTTTCCAATCCGCTAGACCACAACGAGCCTCAATAATCTGATTGATTTTATTTCGAGTAATATAAACAATGATATCTTTATCTACATCATTTGATGGAGCAACATGAGTATAGGTATTCCTACCATCTTCAGATTTTGTTTGTGTAATTTGCATAAAGTTCCTATTAAGGTAAATACATTGGAAATACTTTTTGTCCAGATTTAATCTTATCCCGCAATTCTTTACATAGATGTTTATCTAAAATCTCATCTGGTTTATATGCTTTTATTTCAATACTTGATGGATGTACGTGAGGAAACTTTTTCCACTTATCTGCACATTTTTCAGCTTCCTCATATGTTTTAAATTCGGTATGAATTGAAAAAGGCGTACCAAATTTATTTTGTTGTTTTGCCATCAACTCGTCAAATACCCATTTATCTTCTTCTTGAGTTTCTCCCAGCTCGTACTTCCATCCTAGCCTATAATAGCCACTGACTTTATATATGTCTGGAAAAGATTCTGGTGAAGGTAAATTATCCCAATCTTCATTTGGATATCTTTCTTCTAAATCTTTTAAAAAGTCTTCGTCTGTCATATTCGCCATAATCTCAGTACCTTAATTACAATCTTCCCTTATTTGCAAGGCTATCAAATGGTATTTGTACATACCATTTATCAGTTGCAAAAACATACACATTTATAAGTTGATACGCAACATTATTGCCATAAATACTACATAAACCATTTACTATGGCTTGTCTGTCATTATGAGTCAGAGTCCATGTTTCTATGTTTAGCCCTTCAATCCTTTTCCAACCATAATCACGAAGTGCTACTTGTCTACTATCTGATGAATTGTGAGGAAGGCAAAAATCCACTGCACCAGTATGACCACCGATACCTTCTGCTTTAATAGCATCCCCTGTTTTGTTATCCAAAATTCGCCTTGATACATAAATTTAATCGATGGGATTCGAACCTATAATTCCGGTGATTTAGCACCAGCGTGTTGCCAATTAATAATCGTTTACTTTCCGTCGTGATAATGATCACTCTCACGATTTACTGATAAATGATTCCGCATAAGACAGTTTTGGCTGTCGCGCACTACGATTAAACCTTTCATTCACTAAATAAATCATCGTCTCCAGTAACGTACTGTACAACAAATATTGGTTTAAACTGGGCAGCAGGAGATAAAGCCTGTAATATTATAAGGTAAAATAAATCACAAATTATATGATTCAGATACTTAATGGCATTGCGGAATTGCCACTTTATACTACAAATAAACAAATAATTGATGTTATAAAACATCGAGCATTCTTTCAAGCATACATGGTATGCCCAGGATGGAAAGAACGAATTGCAGTTTTTATTCTTGCAACAAAGATTCTTGGATACGCTGATGTAACAAAATATAGTAAACTTCCTGTTATTGTTTCTTTGTGTAAACTCTCTCCGGCAGAAAAAGAGAATGTTTCTAAATACTTTAATGACCGCAATATACCAATAACAGACATGGACTTTAGCGATTATGCTGAATCGGTGATGTTCTAATGAAAGTAAACCTTATAATTCTTCTGTGGGCGGCGGGATTATCACTACTAATAGTGGGTATAATATATCTTTTGACAAATTATTTTGCTCAATCTAAAAATCGAAAAAAATACACAAAATACAAATCAATTATAAATCGCAAATTTGGCGAAATAAATACTCTAAAAGGGCTAAATGATCTTGAAAAAGAGCTTAGATTCTGGATACTCAGTGCTATGATGTCTAATCTCTACTTTAAACAGCATGAAGATTTAGATGATGTTGCTGCGGCTACCCACGAAATGTCTGATATTATTCCTGCTTCAATGATATCTGAATACGCAAGAGAATTAGAGCTAACACAAGAACAAGTAAAAGAAAAATGGCAAGAAGTTGTTGATGAAGTTGAGTATGAATTTAACAACCTTACTTAAAGGAGAAAACATAATGGAAATCAAGCGTTCTAAAGGTTTTGCCAATCTTCCGGTAGATGAGCATAGGCGTATTTGCGCTTTAGGAGGGAAAAGAGCGCATGAATTAGGCGTAGCTCACAAATTTACGACACAAGAAGCCGCAGATGCTGGACGTAAGGGCGGATTTAAAGTTTCTACTAATAAAGAACATATGAGACGAATCGGAGCTCTTGGCGGGAAAAAGAGTGCATTAAAACGTAGGACTGCGATTAAACTTCCTCAATAAGGATATTTAAAATGATAAGGATGGTTTCTTTACCTGAGATAGATATAGAGATACTTGTAAATCCTAATGGATCAATCAAATTGGACGAAAAAGGCAGGACTGTTTATGAAATAAAAGAACTGAATTTGAGATGGTTTAATCTTTATGCAGTTCAAACAGTTTATGCGCATTCAGAAACATCCTCAGATAAGCCTGTTTCTGTGGTAGTATTAAACAATGGTAGTTTTCTAACAAGAGGCACACCTGAAGAAGTATCAAAAAATCTCAATAATATGTCTTTTATGATATATTCTGATGATTTGCCTATGATTCAACCACCTGCTAAAATCATTGAGGCTCGTTAATGCTAAACAATAATATTGAGACTATTAAAAAGAAAAAGACTCTCATGAATGTTCTTCGCAGATGGGAATGGTGGATGGATGAAGGACAACCACCTTATAGTTATAAATCTCCTTCTAATAACAAAGAACCACAATATAAATACGATCCATATCATGATGGATTGAATAAAACAAACGATACTTACGAATTCTCTATACAGGTTTACGACTCACCAGAGCAAGATATATGGTGGGAAGGTAAATTTAGGGTCATTAACAATGTAGACGTAGAAATCCTGGAAGAACACTATTCCAATAGATGAAGGTTCTTTTAAATCATGTCTAAGAATTTATTTAAGCTTCATAAAGAAGTTGCAGACACAGATATACTTTTTGCTGGATATGCAGATCCTCCATGCGTTTCTTCTTGTGTGACAGGCAACTGTATTACTTATCCTGATGGTTGGGCATCTTCTGCTCAAGATAAGATTATTGGTTGTAAATTAGATGTGGGCGGCAATATCATTGCTTCTAGCTGGGACGAAATAGGCGGAATTATTATTGTTGGAAAAACAAAACTTTCTAATGTTGTCGAGAAAAGCTTATATGATTTATCTTTTGGATTAACTTCTCTGTGTGTAGATATTTCATACAATTCATCCTCTTCGTCTAAACCTATTGTTGAAATATGTAAAGATGTAATTGTAAATAAATTTCTTTGCGTAATAGGAAATGAGGGATGTAATCCAGCGGGTTCTGTTATTTTTCCTGATGCTCCTAATTTTACTCGTAAATCTATAGATTATCGTGCTTGGAGATCTCTTAGACACAAAGGAGAAAATGTTCACACAACATTTAAACAATTTTTCAATAGACCTAAATTAAGTAGTTCATCTATTAAAAAAATATTTCCGCATATAGATTTTTCTTGTAATAAAGTGCTAGAAGATTTTGTTACCACCTCTGCCGAAAACAATAAATACGGAGTGCTTTACCGTAGATCTTTAAATGCTAAAAATTCAGTTAAAGAGATAACAAGTTTACTAAATACGCTTAGTTACCGGAAACGTAAAGAATTCGAGAATAGTTATATTAACTCAAAATCACTTGAGCATTTGTATGCAACTATTCTAAGTTATCACCACTAAGAACTAACTTGCCACAAATACGTTCTTCCAAGCCTCTAGCTTTCATAATTTCTTTTGCTTGTTCTTCATCATTTGCATATATTGTTTCTCCGCATTTAAATGTTTGTCCATATTCGTCTGTTAACCAGAATTCTGTGACATAAGGTGTATCACCATACCCTGATGTCATTTCCGCAAACCAAGTAAAATATTCTTTAGACATCATTCTTGCATTTGCAGTAAAATAATATTCACTATTATCAAAAAGTTGGGGATTAGATTTACCCATATATTATCCTGTTCGTTTAATTTATATAAAAGGTATCGTTTTCTGGAGGCAATCTCCAGAAAACATAATTCACAAAATACACGAGTAAACGGAGTTAAAATTGACTGTTCAACCTTATACATACATAGAACCCGATGGAACCCTTCGCAATTACTTATATACAGCTCATTCTGCGAAAGAAGAAAAAGGTATATCTAAACAATACTATGCAAAACATATCGTAGGACCAATTAGCCAAATAGAAAAAAAACTTTTGCTTTATAAAAATGTTATTCCAAATGATGTTTTTGAGTTTTTACATTTTATTACAATAAATGCATTTTTATATCATGATTTAGGGAAGTTAGACGACCAGGCTCAACAAGTTTTAAATAAAAAAAATAATGATAAAATGCTAAATCATGTTGATGCCGGAGTAGCTTATCTGATCAAATTAGCAGAAAATTCGGATAACATTCCTAATAGGAATGGATATTTATATGCAGCCTATATTGTCCATGCTCATCATATTGGGCTTATGGATTTTGAAGAAGTTTTTTCGTTAATTAATGGCTTGGATCTTAAACCTAAAAAGAAGATACGTGATGAAAAAGATCTTAATATTTATAATTTAGGTATTGGAACCGTTAAAAATAGAATAGATAGTACATTAAATAACATAATCCAAAAGCACGAACACGATTTAAAAGATCACTATATTAACACACCATTACAATGTCCAGATATATCTCCTAATGCTACAATTCTCAGAATGGCACTTTCTATCTTGGTGGATGCAGATCATTTTGATACATCTACACATTATCATCCAGAAATATCATTTATAACAAGACCATTACGTATCGATGAACGTATAAAAAAATTAAAAACGTATGTTAATAAGATATATAAAAATTCATTGAGAAAACAAAATAATCACAAACGTATTAACTTAAGAAACAAACTTTTTAACATTTGTTGTAATATTAAAACTGATAAAGATTTTTATTGTTTTGATGCGCCTGTAGGAAGTGGTAAAACTGTAGATACAGAAATCCTTGCTTTAAGAATTTGTAAAGAGCAAAACAAATATGGTATTATTCATATTGCGCCATTTCAAAATCTAGTTAGCCAACTAGCTAGTGTTTATCGTAAAACCTTAGTTCTACCAGATGAAAAAGTGGTTATTCATGATATTGTTAACGAAGTACATTCCTCTATGGAATATTCAGACATTCATTATCGACATCTTTCGAGATTGTATTATACTCCTTTTACTATCTTAACTGCGGTAGAAGCATTAGAATCTCTAACAACAAATAGACCGTCCAGAAGTAAAAAATTAAACCATTTTATTAATAAAGTAATTATCTTAGATGAATTTCATCTTGTGCCTTATCATCTGTGGCCTTTACTTTTTAGAAATTTACAAAATTTAGTTAGAAACTTTGGATGTAAAATTATATTTTCTTCTGGATCTTTTGTCCAATTCTGGAATATTCCAGAACTTTTTGATTTGGATGAAAGAAATAGTATATCAACATTTAAAATTTATGATGTTGCTATGGAACATCCAAAAATTTATCAACAAATGCAAAAGGAAGAAAGAAATCGTTGCAAAGTAAGATATTTAAAAGACGCTTTTCAAAGTGCTAAACAATTTAGTAATCATTTATTTCTTAAACATAATGAAAAGAATCAAAGTGTATTAATTATACTTGACACAATTGCTAACGCAAGATCAGTTTATAAACATCTTATTGATTTAGTTGGAGAAACCAATGTAATATATCTGACTAACTCTCTTACTCCAATTCATCGTCGTCCTATTTTAAAAAGAGTGCGAAATAAATTAAAACATAAACAAAAAACGTGGTATTTTGTGGCTACGTCGTGTATCGAATCAGGTATAGATATCTCGTTTGATGTAGGATATAAGGAATTAACTTCTAGTTTTAGTGTTATCCAAGCAAAAGGGCGAGTTGCTAGACATGCTGAAAAAGAGGGGATTTTTTATGTAATGAATTTTACTCACAAAGCAGAAGAAATTACTCATAATCCGGTACATTTTAAAGCGCGTCGGGTAGCATTTGAAGAAATCATTAAGAATTTAAATTCTAAAAAAGAATGTAAATTCGATATGAATCCAAAGAAATCAACATATTATGCACAAAGAGAAATTCAATCTGATTCTGAAATATCAAAAAACGCAAGATTTCTTCTTGAAAATGAAAGAAAGAAAAATTTTTCCACTGTAAAATATTTCTCCAGACTTATTCACGATTTTACGTATGATGTGTTAGTTGATAAAGAACTTGAAAAAAAGATTGAAAATGGAGAGTATATTCACGCTGCTAGACTAAGCAAATATTGTTTTCAAGTCTCTATCTCCAGGTTTGAAAAAATGAAGAGATTAGGACTTGTAAAAGAACTTAGTATTCCTAATGAGAAAGACACTACTGTTGATAATGAAGATTTAGACAACGATAGAGAAAAAATTTATTCTTATACAGGCTTGTATTCAAAAAAAATGGGTTTCGCTGCAGAAGACAAAATCTTTACCAAAGAGGATTGCAAATGAATAATTATGACAATTATTTGAGTGATTATCTTGCTATGTTACCACATACTAAAAGAACTGAAATTAAAAAAACGGCTTCTAAAATTTCTCGAAAATTGAATCAAAAAGAGGTAAAGAAACAAATTGAACGATCAGAGTATATTCGTAGTAACTGTGGTTATATCAATATAGAAAGACCTCAAAAAAGTTTATCATTTCTTTCATACAGCACAATTAAAAGTGCTTGTATGAGTGTAAATTTTCGCGCTTTTCAAAATCCTATTAATGATTACGAAACCGCCATTTGCAATGGTATTAACGAATGTGAACGTTTCTTCTATCAACAGATAGACAGTATATATATGAGCCAAATTATTGAACAGCTATTTGATTTTTATATAGCTTCACGGCAGCATGATATGTTTATTAACAATACAGTTGTACCATATGATGTGAATAAATTAAAATCTTATTACACGGCAAATGAAAAATATTCTTTTGAACAATTTTGCGATGATATAAAAGAATTCACTAATAAAGGGTTTACCTCTGGTGGGGTTAGCTGTATTCTGAATCTTTTTTATAAAGGATCTGTAAAAGATTCGAAAAATAAAAAAGATTATATAAAATCAGTTAAGCGATTAGAAACTAATGGCCTATTTAAAAAATTAAACATATTTGAGAAAAATGGTATTTCTAAATATTTTGCTGCGAGTACACTAAGCACATTCTTTGCTACAATTTCAAGCTGGAAAAAACAAAATGATGATTGGACTGGGGTGGCTAAAGATGGCACTTCTCTGTTATCTAAATTAGAAAACAAAACTATTACTCTTCAATCCATTATTAAACACCATCGTGTAATCAATGAATTAGCCGTACTTATTGTGAAAGCTTATAAAGATCCTGTTAAAACCCTGAATAACTTATTTGAAGAAAGAAGCGATAACAACAACGATTTTAAATATACATGTTCAGATGACGAAGATAAATATCCTATGTATATTAAAAGAGAGATAGCGGAGTTTGTTAAAAAACATAAAACTGTGTGGGAAGAAATTCGATATTTTGATGAATCTGATACAAAGAAAAAGAAAAGAGATAAAAAGGAAAGTTCATCAGATGATAAATCTTACTTATGTTGTGGCGATTCCTGGGATTATCTTAAGACATGGGTAAGACTTTATGGAGAATATTATTTTTTTGATAATGCATTAAATCAATTTTTGCGCAAACCTTCTGCTTCGATGCATTTGTATACATCATTAGATTGGATTAATAAGAAGACTATATGTATTGTCGGAGCTAATTATTATAAAATTGGAAAAGTAGAAGTTGTTGAACGTAACAATCAAAGATTTTTACTTGTTTATGTCTCTGTTCCTGAAATGGAAAATTATATTATTATTCCGCTTCAACTCAATAAATACTTCGGAAATTTTCAATGTAAAATTTTTGAAGGTAGATTACAAGCAATTTTTAAACGATACGCAAATTTTAATGCTCTAAAGAACAATAAACCGCAACCTTCTCCAAATATCTCTGTGCGCATTAATGAATTTCATTTTGCGTTACGCTCTTATCGAAAACAACAGATATCAGCGGAGGATTTCTCAAAAGGGAGATTTTCTTTAATCTCTAAAATCGGCTTTCAAATGACTAACGATGAAGTTTTTGGAAGAACTCCTAGAGAAATTGCCCTTGTTAAAGATCATCTCAGTAAAGGCTATGTTCATTTTGGATCTCAAATTATTGAAGATTCACGCAAAGAAGTGGAACAAGTTCTTAAAAAACCTATGATTTTAATGGGAGTTGATTTTGGATACTCTCCGCTTGCGTCATACAATATAAAGCCTCTACAAACGGGTAAACCAGCTACAGATTGGGTTAAAAATCTTCACGGTAATTTCTTATGTCAAAATGTCTCTCTAGGGGAGACTATTACCGAAGGGGAAATCGGAGATGTTCCGACAGATACATATACCAGCTCAAATGAAATCTATTCTATCGCTACCTTAACGTTTCGTAATGCAGATGGTAAATTGGAAAACAGAAGTTTCTCTAGGTTTTATCACGAATTAAACAACACCTTAAATATCATTGAACAAATTAAAGGTACTTTTAATTTTATACACTCAATCAACACACAATTTAAAGAAATAAAAGCTTTGAAAACAACTGAAGAATTTTCGTCTTACGTTAGCACTTTAACATGGGATCAATTTATTGAAGATTCGAGAAAAACAGCTCGTTACTCGAAATATTGGATTCATATTATTAATGAAAATCCAAAACGACGTACAATTGCAACACTCAATGAAACATTAAAACTTGTAGATGAAAAACATCGTTTTACCGTGACCATACAAGAAATTTTTGATCTTGTAAAATATTGTCAACAACATGGTTATTATCCGAAGTCTAATGTTATGTCCAAATTAAGAAATCTTGCAATAAAGTTAATTAATGATTTGATCCGTTATCAAAAGATTGGAATTCATAGCTGTTATCTAGACTTTTGTGTTCTCATTAAAAATCATATCGCTTTATTGAATTCTTCAACAGCTTTTATCATTAATTTTAGTAGGAACAAAGAAAATATTATTCGTAACAACACATCAAAGATACACTCTTTGTGGGTATACCGTGATAATTTTCGTCGCCAGATGATAAAAAATTTATGTTCCCAAATTTTAAAAATTGCTGCAAAAAACAAAGTTCATATTGTTGTTGTTGAAAAGCTTAACAACATGCGAACCAACAATCGAAATAACGAAGATAAAAATAATATGATTGATCTCTTAGCAACTGGTCAGTTTAGAAAACAACTGTCAGATCAAGCTAAATGGTATGGTATTGCTGTGGTAGATACCGCAGAATATAACACTTCCAAAGTAGACTTTATGACAGGCGAATATGGATACAGAGATGAAAATAATAAACGGCATTTTTATTGCCGTAAACAAGATAAGACTGTTTTATTAGATTGTGACAAAAAAGCTTCTGAAAATATACTTCTAGCATTTGTTACACAATCTCTCCTGTTAAATCATCTTAAAGTCTTAATAACAGAGGATGGAAAAACAGCGGTTATTGACTTAAGTGAAAGAACGACTGAACCGCAAAAAATAAGGTCCAAAATTTGGACTAACTCAGATGTGCAAAAAATTATCTTCTGTAAACAAGAGAATGGTTCTTATGTATTAAAGAAAGGTAGTACAGACATTAAAGAAAAAATGCATAAGGCTGTCTTGCATAGGCATGGTTCACTGTGGTATGATTATTTAAATCATAAAAATATGATTGAAGATATTAAAAATCTTCATCTTTCCAACTGCTCTTTGACAACTAGCACGAACTCTGATGTGATTAATTCACACTCTGGATCCTCTCGATCTCTTGATAAGACAAAGACTTATGCTTAAATACTTTGTCTCTATTAAGAAATTGATGGCGATTTTTTAGGGATGCTCGATTACTCATATATAAGTAATTTTAAAATCATTACTTATATATGAGTATGTTGTAATGCATTACGTTAAAGTAATGTTATGCAACATGGTCCAGGCGGATTCCAAATCCATAACGTAGCTTCGTTGTAATGCATTACGTTAAAGTAATGTTATGCAACATTAGCTAAGCCAACGCAATACTAAGACAGCGCACAGTTGTAATGCATTACGTTAAAGTAATGTTATGCAACATGACTGAGCAAGGTACATCATCGGGATATTATGAGTTGTAATGCATTACGTTAAAGTAATGTTATGCAACTACCTTCGGATAATATTTGACTGTTTAATTGTCTCGTTGTAATGCATTACGTTAAAGTAATGTTATGCAACTCTCTGATGAAATTGTTATGTAGATACTCAATAATAGCGTTGTAATGCATTACGTTAAAGTAATGTTATGCAACTCTATTCGGATACATATGCTCTTCTTGCGCAAATGAGTTGTAATGCATTACGTTAAAGTAATGTTATGCAACAGATAAAATGATTGCCGTTAGGCGGGTAGATATGCGTTGTAATGCATTACGTTAAAGTAATGTTATGCAACAGAGTCAGCGAAGCGTAAGGTATGATTCCGCAGCGTGTTGTAATGCATTACGTTAAAGTAATGTTATGCAACTCAGTCAAAACAATATCAACAAGGCATAATCTAACGTTGTAATGCATTACGTTAAAGTAATGTTATGCAACAGGGTAGCATTCACAGTATTTCTCATAGTTATTCGAGTTGTAATGCATTACGTTAAAGTAATGTTATGCAACGTCCTGGTATATTGTGGAATATGATCCGTTCCAGCGTTGTAATACATTATGTTAAAGTAATGTTATACAACTTGATACGACTTCCATTTACGATAGACATCAATTCCTTACAATAGATATTTATCTATTGCGGATTGTAAAAACCATTAAAAATCTTGTACAACAACAAAGACGAAATAAAAAATATCATATAACATAGTATTATGTAATGTGCGTATGATGAGAATCCGGAGATAAAAGATATAATTTTAATCTCAGTTATACATCAGCATGGTGCTGTTATTTTTTTTGAATATATTAGTGTATTTTTTGGTTTTTCTTTTATGAGTAATATTGGATGAAAATTGAATTTTGATTTCTTCTGGTAAAAATGTCATTAATGTAGATTGGATTGTTAAAATGCGTTTTGCGTATTTTATAATAAATTTTGTTGGAATCGTTTGTCTACAAACTTTTTCCGGGGCAACATGGTTTTTACATAATCTTTCCAACTTTCTATAATTGGACGAACGTATTCTTGAGATAAATAGAAAACATCAACGTAGTTGTAGTCTTCAGTATAAAAAATGTATATGTGAGGAACTTCGGTTTCGTCATTTAATTTACTTTCCCAATTTATAAAATGGTATTTATAAGATACACTTGTTGTTGTGTGTTTGATAGATTTTACTTCTGCTCCATCTAAATCTATTCCATCTTTTTTATTTTGACCATATAAATTTAATAGTTCTGCTATAAATAGTTCCCATACTTCCGAGGTAAAAGCTTTATCTGTGGTTAAGTTACGCATTTGCCTGGACGGAATATACCAATTGGCGTACTCATAAGCTTTTAAATATATTTTATAGGCTTTTGTGGGGTAAAGTCTTATTATCATCAGGAATTGTAATTAACATTTTAATTTTCACTAATCATCGATTTTATATGGCAGAATGTTCAGTATTCAAAAAGAAAGGCGACTACCTTTCGATAGTCGCCTTAAATTCTTATTTTCAGCTAATTATGAAGAATTTCTATATCATTAGCTTGCGCTAACTACTTCGATTTTCGACATACTATAGTCATTGACAACTACAATACCGACTTCCTCATAGATTACCCAACCCAAACGTAATTTCTTAGGATCATCGCATGGGATAACGGTGATTTCCTGACGAACAGGGAATGCACCGACGTTTTCAGCAGCAGCGAGAACAAGAACGGTGTTCTGTTCCATGCGGCTGGTTACGTGGATATCGGCAGTCCATAAGTGACCGAACAACCCAGTTGTGATAACTTCGCGCTGAGAAGCTTCGTCATAGAAGGTCTTACCAAGTACGCGAATTGACGAGTACTGGAGAGCATTCATAACGATCTTAGCAGCTACTAAGTCGTGCTGTTCAATCAAGCGGAAAGCAGTGTTCAAAGAAGCAACGGAAAGAGTCCCGATGTTCTGAACAATTTGATCTCCACCTTCTTTGTTATCAGCAGCAGAAATCAAAGCAGCGAAGATATGTGTATCTTCCTCTTTTTGAATAGCTTCTTTAGCTTTTATCTGTGCGCGATCAACGATATAAAAGCGGTGAGCTTTAATTTCGGATAAGCGAACAGTTGGGTTTGCACCGATTTCAAATGTTGGAACGAGAATTTCTTCTGCTTCAATAATTTGATCAGGTACACCACCACGGCGGCTGATAACAGTTGCCTTAGCTGCAACGTCACGTTCGTAACGAGCAGTAGCACCCTGTGGGAGTTCGTCAACCATCAAGAGCTTGCGACCGACAGCTTGATACTCAAGAGATCGGCGAATAGGCTCTACCATTGCCTGAGCAAGAGCAGTACGACCTTCTGGAGTTTCCATAGCCTGAGCTATAATCCATTTGCGCTGTTCTTGTGTTAAACCATTTTTTACCATTGCCATTGTCATTTTCTCCTTAAGACTTCGCTAACGGCAAAGCCTTAAAATTGTTAATTTGTTAAAATTCTTGTTAATTAATCTAATAACTACGATTAGACCTTGAGCAAGAACTGAATGTAAGTACCCCAAGACATATCGCCTTCAGGCGTATCTGTACCTGGAACACCGCTTCCGTATTCGCGAGGAGCTACGGTGCAAACACCGACTACCTGGCTGTTTGAGGAAGATACGTTTGTCAACTTACCGTTGGCAGATACGTAAAGTGCCTGACCTGGGACGTAAGTAATTGGAGAACCAAGATTTACTGTCTCAAAAATGTCAGTTTCATACTTACCGCCAGCATTGTAGACAGTAAGTTTACCCGATGCTGCAGTCTCATCGTGGTTAGGATCGCTTACGCGAATAGAAGTATTGACCTTCTTACCACTTGAAGAGATTACAAGACCTTCTTGGGTGTGGGTGTTGTTTTCGTTGTCAGCAGTAGATTCAACAGTAGAATCGCCTGCAACACCGATAGCAAGTGTACCGCTTGCACCAGTAGCCTTAACAGCTTGTCCTGAGCTGTTAAGCATAACAAACATACCTTCAATGATGCTTGGGTTTGTGTGTGGAGATACCGGATACATATCAGGTACTACATGGTATTGTTCAATAAGAGCCATTGTATTTTATTCCTTTTCTTTATCGCTTTTATTAGATGCGATTAAAACTAGATAACAATCCAAAATCTTTGTTCTTAGCTGTTTCCTGGTTCATTTCGTCCATTTTAAACAAGCTTTGAATCTGATTTACTAACTGTTCATCAATGCTTGACTTCTTCATTGATGAAGCTTCGTTAATAATTAGGGGCTTTTGAAGTCCCTCTGACACCGAACGGAGTCCTTTGTTCTTCGAAACAACTTGAGCAAAAACTGCTTTTTCGTAGTCTCGAATTTGATCAGGCTGATATTGAGCAAGTTGCGAGATCTTGTTTTCGAGTTGTGTTTCCTCGATAACTCCCGCTTTGAGAAGTCTTGCCGCTACGCGGAATGCTTCCTTATTTCTTGCTGCCTTGGATTCCTCATTGCTTTTCGCAATGACAGTGCCTTTAATATCTGTTTGCTTTTCTGGGTTTAATTCAGCATCGCCTTCATGACCCATTAAAGCGCCGGATGTACCACCTTCTGGGACATCAGGATGATCTTTTGGTGACTTTGGTACGCTACCCAAAGTATCAGCTTCATGACCCATCATTGAGCCATTTCCAGTATCTTCTGTATTGTTTGGCTTTTTGGCAGAAAAAGGTTCTTCATGCCCTAAAGCTTTTCCATTGCTGTGTGGATTAAGATCTTCATCTTCGCTTACAGCCTTTGGAGCTTGCAATTTAGTTGCAAGTCTTTCAAACAACGCATCTTCTCTATCTTTTGAATTTCCAACAGATCCTCTCATGGATCTGAGTTCAGTTTCAAGTTCAGCAGTAATAATTTCCCCATCTTCAGATGCCTTTACTTCTGTTTGTCCAGCACCTGGGGAACCACCGCCAATTCCTACACCACCTGTAAATCTTACGTCTCCACCGCTAAGTCCAACTTCGCTTTCATGTCCCAAAGTTCCTTTATCTGATGGAATCTGTGGAAGATTTTCTTCCTTATTAATATTCTCATTCTCATGACCCATACGAGCGTCAGAGCGAGGAACAGAAGGAAGAGATGCATCAGGAATAGTTTCTGATTCATGTCCCATTTCTCCTACTGTCTTTCCATTTTGAGGATCTCCAGCGGAGAAAGGACCAATATCTTTAGAATCCTGTACTTTTTCTTGTTGAATTTCTTTTTCGCCAGCAACCTTAAGACCAAGCTTAGCTGCTAATGCGTTGTAATCCAAACCATTCATCTTTTCTACTCCACCAACTGAAGATCTCATATAAGAAGCTTCATTGATGCTGTATTCTCCGTTTGCTACTTTTTCGGCTTGTCCATTAGCCATTACAGGATTTCCTTCTTTGAAGTTATTTATTTCACCCGGACCTTGCTGGAATCCTTCTTGTTTTTTGTGATTTTGCACATTATTTTGTTGTGCGTTACCATTTGAACAAGGTTTTGCTTCATTCATAGCTGCATTTGCACATGGTTTTGAAGTTTCAAGACCAAGTTCTGCAGGACCACCAACTTCTTGTACGAGATCATTTTCGCTCAACATTCCAGCACCATCTGGTTGTGCAGTTTCAACGCCTGGAAGTGGGTTATTTGTATCTCCAGCATTTGCATCATCGGCTGGATTAGATCCAAGTTGAGCATCCAATTTAGCGTCTAACTCTTTTGCAACTTCTAGTGGCAACTCAAGAGTTACAACTTGATTATCTTCTACAGAGTTTTCATCAAAAGGATTAAAATCATCATCTCTTGTTTCATCGATATCGGTTGGAGGACCATCATTGTTTCCACCGTTGTCATCTCCACCATTACCGTTGTCGCCTGGATTGTCATTTCCTAAATCATCAGCAAACATTTCTTCATCGCTTGCAAGTGATGTCTTCAAAGCAGAACAAGTAATTGCTGCTTGGCGAAGAGATAGATTATTCTTAACTAAATAAACTACGCAGTCTTCTGTCCCATCAACATCCGACCAGGTTTCAGCAACTTTAAGTGCAATATTGTCTGTATAAACTTGAGCTTTCTTGAGCGAGTTACAGACGCAATCATAAATTGGTTTGCCTTCGCAAGGTCCGCTGAGAGCGAGAGCATTCTTTCCATAGCGACGTGCTAATTTTTCGCGACAGCTTTCAATTGGGAATTTTTCGCCATAAGCAGAAGCATAAGTTTTCTTATAATCTGCTAAAACGCTTCCTTCTTTAACTGAAACGCTAGTTGATGCAAACTCTTTAATCTTTGCAAGAACCTTCGTCTTCTGACCTGGTGTCATGAGATCAAATTGATCTTCTGTAATACCAGCGTTTTTAAGAACTTTTATTAATTCATTTCTTGCTCTTCGGCATGATGGACAAACATTCTGATTAACAGGTGGAGTCCATGTCCAGCGAGCATAAGGAGTAATAGGAGCGTCTTTAGATGCACTCTTAGCAGCTCTGAATTCGACTTCATATGGACGACCTGTATCTAAACATACCCATTTATTGTCACCAAGGCTCATTGTATTGCGAGATCCAGTAATTGGACTTACGCTACCCAATTCAATCTTGGCTTCAGCAAGTTTAGTAAGAACACCCTTATCAAGACGCATTGTTGCGGCTACTGGAAGTTCAGGGGCTTGTCCAGTATCATCGGTTGGAAGTTCAAAACCTTCTCCACCGAATTCATCTTCAACTTGACCACCATCTTTTTCGCCGCCAAAAATACCTGGCTGTTCTGTAATAATATTATGAATTTCAGTATAGAATTTTGTACCGCAATTATTACATTTGCTTTCTTTACCTACAGCATCAACATTAGCGCTACCGCAGCCTGGACATACCGCACCAGGTGGTTTTGCCTTCTTTTCACCCTCTTCTTCAGGTTGCTCAGAAGGATCTGTTCCATCCTGAGAGAAGGTTTCAACTGGCTGTTGTTCTTGTCCTGGTGGTTGTGGAACAGTAGCGCCAGCGCCTGGGGCTTGTGCAGCACCGCCTTGACCGCCCATTTCACCGCCAAGCATTTGAGCTTGTTTTTCAATTTCGTGACGTGCAGCAGCGCGTTTAGTTACATTTGTTGAAGCAGAAACCGGAGCATTAGCTGGTTGAGATGTAGCAGGTGCCTGAGCAGGACCGCCCATCATAGGCTTATCTTCTTCTACACTATTATCAGTAGAATTATCTGGTGATTCTGATACATCAGAAACCTCTAATGGATCACCACCGCATGTGTCAGTGCCACCGGGCCCATTAAGCGCACCGTCAATGTTTTCGATGTTTTCTCCAAGATCTCCATCTCCAACAAATTCAACATCAACGTCTGCTGCACCGCCATTCATTTTTGCAGCAACATCTTCTAAAGCGTCAATTAACATTCTTACAAGTCCAGCATCTTGTGCTACCTTGATGGATTTGATTTGAATATTTTCTGATTCTATCTTGGATGAAGCAAATTTTTTGCATGCCTTATTAAATGCTACCTTATCTTTTGGATCGGCACCAATTTCTGATACTGTGGCACGAATATCATATCCATCCATACCTTGGATAGCATCATTAAGAGCAGCAAATTTATCAAATTCATCTTCAATTTTATCTACAGAAGCGAGTTTAGATGCAACTATCTTGTTAACTTTATCCATTGCTGGCTTCTGTTTCAATGAATAAAGCATTGTTTCAAATACATCTTCTGCCTTTGTTCCTGCAATAGCATTTTCTGCTACCGCAACAATTACTGCATCAAGAGTGCTTGTTTTGATTTCATTACCGGCAACTTTGTTAAAGTAATTTACGCTGTTCATTAAAGCCTTGCGCTCTTCATTTTTATGAGGCAAAGAGTTAAGAACAGTAATAAATGCTACTTTATTTAATTCAGTCGGGTTATTTAAAACAGAAGATAATACTCTCTTGATATCTTCTGGGGTTTTCTTAAATGATGCAATAGCATCAGATATAGCATTGACTGCAATTTTGGTTAGTTGAGAAACATAAGATTTGGAAGCCCAACGTTTGATACCAGAGTCCTGGTTCTTTAACTGATCTTCAGTAATTGTTTCATATGTTCCAACAAAACGATGATCTTTCAAGAGTTTACGAAGTTGATCTTGAGTAATTGTTTCTGTCCAATCATCAGGAAGTTTAGCAGAAACCAAGTTGCTCATGTCAGTCCATTGTTTTTCAGTGATAACTTCTGGAGCATCGTTTGTACGAAGAATATAACCACTGGTAACTTTTGCCAACTGATCTTCAGTGATTGTTTCGTAGGTTCCAAGTCTCTTTTGTGGAGATTCAGAAGTTGTGTCATTGCTCTTATCATCTGATCTTCCAAGTTGTTCTTTGGATTCAGTTGTTTGCTCATAGGTTTCATTCCAACGAGGGTGAAGAGCAGGTGGATTTTTGGATAATTGTTTTTCTGTAATAACTTCCTGCTGGCTTGCATTGCCCTCTGTTTGAGCAGTTTTATTGGTTGGGGTAGACATTTTACTTTCTGACTCCTTAATATTTTGTAAATAATTTTCTAAATAATTCTCTGCAGCTTTGCGAATATCAGTTTCCGCTAGCTTAGCGATGTTATCTGGCAAATTAGCAGCAGTTTTGACTTCCAATATTGAACTACCTTTTGCCAATGCAAACATCTTGTTATTGCTACTTACTAGGACATGGTGAGAATTAACATCATCCTCATTTTCCCACACATTAACATTTTGAAAACTTACTATATTTGAATTAGTGTCGCTTTCAATTCTAAAATCATCGCTCACGTCGCTACTCCTAGTTAAGTTATCTATCTGTTCAATCAAGTTTTTAGCGATAATTAACCTCTTGATAAGATTATCTGCACTTTTTATAGATTCCTTCTTATTTTTACCTAAATCAGAAGACTGTTTCGGTAAAGTTATAGATCCTAAACCATCTGGTAATTCAGTTCTTGCTTCTTGTGAACTAGAAGCGTTATTTTGTGGTGCTGGTTTTGGAGCAGGTGCTTTTGCTTGTTGTGATTGCTGCGGTTCTGCAGGTTGAACAGCACCAGTTCTGGCTAATTCTGCTTGAGGTGTAGATTGAAGTTGAGCGTAACCCATCTCATTTAATTCGTCATAAGTGTCTTGTAATTTTGACATTGCCTCAATAATTTGACCTATATATTCAGGATCTATATGTTCTCTTTGTGATAACATACTTCTAGTAACATTCTCTAAACTCTTCATTGAGTCTTTGAGCATATCTAATTCTATTTGTCCTGCTATTTTTACTTCTTCAACGGATGCAGTTTTGATAGGCATAGATAGTTTTCCATCTGAAGCTGCCTTATCGAACATTCTTGGATTTTTTGCATGAATGAAACCAAGATCTGCAATTTGTTTTTTAAGTTCTGCAATTTTCTTAGTAACTTCTGGGGCATGCAAAACACAAGTTACACCACATGAATGACATGCAGGATTAACAACAAATGAATTTTCAATAAACTTAAGATCGTAATTCCATTCAAAGACTTTTTCGCTATCAATTTCATGTTCCTTGGATGAACCCTTTTTGCATCCGCAAACTGGACAATCGCATTCAGGCTTGCAATCGCTTTCGTGGAATTTACATGCGTATTTGCCGCTTTTTGTACGATTTTTAGATTCTTTAATGTGAGAACAGAATTCTTCTGCTGTGCTGGCTTTATTGTGACATATGGAACAGCAGGAATATCCTACTGCACAACCCATACTTGTCCCTGTTGCGTATCCCTCTTCAATACTTCTAGCTAATTTAGGATATGCAATTTTATCAACTCTAGCTATTAAATTGATACCTTTATCTTCCTTAGAGTACCAGGCATGTACGCATTCGCCTCTTGCATTTTCAATATCATCATTCTTGTGATTAGTGAAGATAGGAACACCGATAAAGGTAGAAGCTGCCTTTGCTAATTCTTCTGGGGAAAAACAGTCAGCATTATCGTTTGGTTCATTTTCTTTTATAGCAAATATTTTTACAAAGAGATCATCGGGGTGTTTTTCAAGTTCTGCTGATAAAACTAATCCGCCTAAATCTTGATCATTTGATTTGCTGATTGATGCTGTTTTTATTATTTTAGGTAGATTAAATATTTCCCAACCTTTAGGAGTATTTAATGGAACCATGCGTAATTTTACATTTTGTGATAAAGCGCTTTTAGTAAATGCCATTTCTTATCTCTATAAATATGTTATATTCCATTACTTATACAATGCTTTACAGTAAAAATCCTTTATATTATCCTTTGACGTGACGTGGAATATTTTTATCAGTTAATACACTTTCTGGATAATTCGGAACACCTTGTGGAAAAGATATTCCCCATTTTTCTTGGGCGTGACTAAATGCAGCATGTGAATTAGAAAAATATTCTCCACTTGGAGAATAAACTAACTTATCAGGATCATCCGGCAATCTTTTAATTCCAGCAAAGAATCTTTTCTTTTGATCGGATGTTATAGCAGGACCAACAACAACAAAGTAATCTCCATTTGTTGTATAATCATGACCTTCCCAACGCATATATGCTGCTGGTCCTATCATTTTATCAAAGCGACGTTTGAGCGAATCAGATTTTTCTCCATATTGCTCTTTCCAGTCTATGCCCCTGTCTTTAATACGTTTTCTTCCACCACTTTTTCCACCTGGACCACTACCTGGTTTTGGACCTTTAGGAGGTTCTGGTGCTTTAGAGGATTGTGCTTGCTTTTGGTAATTAAATGCCATTAATATATCCTGCTTTAACGATGTATCCTATTTCATCACTTATATCTTCTATCTCTATTGCTATATCTCCTACTGCCGCTGTTTGTATTGTTTGTTTAATAGAAGCAAATTTAATCATACCACCACTTTGTTGAGCTGCTTTTTTTAAATCTTTTGCAGCTTCAGCAATTTGTTTTATAATTACATCTCTAACTACTGGTAAATGCTCTTTAATAGCTGTTTCGCTAAACCTGAGTATTCGCCAACCTACATTGGATAACTTTTGATCTCTTTCCTGATCTCTCGCTTTTAATTCTGGACGCTCATGAAATATCTTTCCATCTGCCTCTATTCCAATTCCTAATTCAGGTAAAGCAAAATCAAGTAAGAAAGGTTGTTTTTGTCCAGGCAAAGAAACAGTATATTGACCATAAATTCTATATGGTAAATTAAGATTTTTTAATTCGCTATATATACTAGCTTCTAATGAAGTTAATTTAAGAGGCTTCATTGGCACAGGTTCTGGCTCTTCTTTTTTGCCGCCTTTACCTCTCTTCATTATTTTTGGAGGTGCTGAAGCTTGCGCTCCGCCTGGAGGACCGCCCATAGGCATCATACCTGGAGGCATTGGTGGAGCTCCGCCCGGAGGAGCGCCTGGTGGTGCGCCCGGTGGAGCTGCACCATCTGGACTACCCATTGGACCGCCGGGAGGTGCCCCGCCCCCGCCCATTGGTGGTGGACCACCCATTGGACCGCCTGGTCCACCTTGTTGACCACCCATAATTAATCCTGCAGCATTAGCGATCAATTCTTCTTGGCGGCGTTTTTCTATTTCTGCATCGTATTCGTATCCTAATTCTGATACGATTGTTTGCATTGCTATACCGCCTTTATCATATACAGCAAGCATGCTTTGAATCTTATTAGAATTATCACGAAGATTCATGTCATTCCATTTAATCTTCGGATATACATAAAATTTTCTATTGTACTTTTCTGATTTTTCGTTGTCTATAAATCCTTGCATTTCTGCTATAGGCAAAAATACATGTCTTTCCACCCAATTTTTTAATTTTGTACGCCATTGTTCTAAACGACGTATCATAATTTCAATACCAACTTGAGCTGAATTGTATCCAGCCATTTCTCCATTAAGAATAGCTTGATTTAACATCAAACCATCTAATATTTCTTTACCTATCAATTCCATTTCTGTATTGAGCTGTACAATTTTACCATTTGCACCATACCATTCATATTTAAAAGCATGGTGAGTAACAATAGTTAAATTAGGATCGTTTGCTACTTGTCCAATTAAATTCACAACATCTTGAATATCATCTTCTACTGCAGGACGATCTTTATCTCCTATCATAATAACCCTGATTGGTAAGATCATTCTTTCAGCCACGATCCAATTCGCCGTCATTATTTTTGTTTTATAGCTTAAAATCGTAAACAATCTACGCAACATAGATGTACCATAAGTAGCATACCCAGATGCATTATGTTTTATATGACTTATAGATCTACTTGAAAGAGGTATTGGATGACCGGCTTCAACTAATTCTACTAACCAATCTGGTAAAGATTCATAAATTTGTTTAGGTTGTTTGCGCTGAATAACGAGCTTTAATTCTTCATCAGGAAGTAACGCAATTACTTTTTCTTTTGAAAGCACATTGTCTTGCACTTCGATGTAATCAGGATTCATTACTCTGATAGATTCAATTATTCCACCAGGATGATTACATTGCTCTCCTGTATCGGGATCAATTTGTGATCCATTGCATTGAGGACAAGTAATTTCGGCAAATGGAAAAACATCACCCAGCAAAAAATAATCATGACTGATATAACTAAACCATTCATTTAGTTCTAAGTCTTCTACTATTTGCTCATAATATTCAAGTATCTTTGCGTTCGGGCATTCGAGTTTAAAACCATTCATAGGGAAGTTAGTGTAAAATTCAACACCAGCTGCTACTTTAGGTTCATTTTCATAAAAGAATCTTGCCCATTGATAAACTTCTCTTCTTTTAGATGCTACTTGCCAGTTTTGTGGAGTATGTAATGGAGAAAAGAACATCGGCTGTGTAAATAATACACGAGCATCGTTTCCTAGAAATTGAGAGTTTTTAGTAATAGGAACTTGGGAAAGCCCACTTTTCGTGAAACGAGGTTTATTTTTTCCCCCAGAAGTAGGAGCGGAAAGTGATCCTATAGATGCAACTCGTTTCTGTAATTGTTGCTCCCGCCTATTCGGAATTTTTAACTGCATTATTGCCATTTATACATTATCCATCTATTGCCAAATCTGTACATGATTTTGTTATTTCATCGACTTTTTTTCTATATAAACTATTTGCATCATTAGGATCTACTAACTGCTTAAATTCCTTTCCTGTTAATGTATCAGTTGTGGTTGGAAAATTCTGAGATTTAGGAAAATGTCTTTTACGTATTTTCTTTTTCTCTAATAAACCTATATCCATGTTTTCTAAACTAGCTACAGTAAATCTTCCTGTCTTAGAATCAAAATAGGTATTAGACAACAAGACATTCTTTGTCGGATCTATTTCTTTTGGTTTAGATGGATCAGGCTGTCTGAGTTGGAGTTGTCCTGTTTCAGATAAATTAGAATTTAAAGGAAATCCACAATTGTGGCAAGATGTTTCCTGAGCATTAACCCTGCTATTACACTTTGGGCATACATGCTTAGTATCTAATGGTTTTTGTGGTTTTTCTCCAAATGGAGCGAGAGGCTTTAAACCGCCATTTTCAGGTGGGCGACCTTCATTAAGCCAAGCAGTTTTTAACGCTTGAAAGGTTCTACCTTGAGACGCTGTTTTTTTTTTACGTTACTTTGGGCAGCTTTATTGGTTAACCGATAAGTTAACAATGCAGCATTAAACGCAGCGCCAATCTGAGGATTAACGCCAACTAACTGAGTCCAATCAAAGTTGTTCGGATTTTGTTTCCATTCTTCAAAAAGAGCTTTGCCAAAATCTTTTGGACTCATGTTATCAAGTGCTGCTTGTGGAGCAGCCATTTCATCTAAATCTGCGTTAATATCTTGTTCGATATCTGCAGGGATAGGTGGTTCCATTGTAGGATTACCAAGAGCCTGTTTTGTTATTTTTTTTGCAGAAGCTTCTTTCCAATTAAAAGGAGCGCTTGTATCATTAAACACTCTACCAACATTCCCATCATTCTTATGACGCATTGCTTGTAAACGAGCTTCTGTGCTTCCGTATTCTGGAAGGTATGGGCGACGGCGTTCACCTGGTAAAAGTTGATAATTGTTTGTTACTGGAATATTCTTATCAACTTCAAATCTTTTCTGGATATATCCGCCAATCCATTCGCCTGTTTCTGAATCACGATAAGGACGGCTGTATTTGTCCATGATATTACCACGCCATACAGCTTCCCAATCAACTCCCCAATAACCATCTATATCTTGTCCAAAACCTTTATTTCTTTCTAAAATGTGCCAGTCAGAAACAGGTTGACCTCTCATAAAAGGATCAGGACGTGTTTGAGCTGGACCCCACATTATTATATTTTCTGATGCTTTATGTTGAGCATATTTTTTGAAGTTAAAAGCCTTCTCCGATGCTCTTTTTTCATTTGCAGCCTTTTCAGCAGCTTCTTTAATAGCAAGAGTTACTTCTTTTAGGTAATCAGCGAGATTTGCTTTTGTATAAGGAGCCTGCAAGGTCATTCCTTCTGCAGGATTAGACGTATCAGTTTGTTGGTTTTTCATATTATTTGGTAAATTCTGATAAATCATTTCAGCTAAATTTAGTTTTACTTCTTCATTTTGTTCAGTAAAGAATCTATCTAATGCATCTTGTGCTGTATTACTGCCTGATATAGCTTGGATTAGTTCAGGGTTAAATTGCTGTGCAGTTTCTAAACTTCCATATGAAGATAATTCATCTTTTAAATCTTCATGACTGTTAAATTGGTTATTATTTGGTTGATTTGTATTGTTAATATAATTTTGTTCTGCAGCTGTTCCTGTTGGATTTGCTTCAGCTCCAAATGGGTCGGTAGGAGAAGCGGGCGCAAAGTTATTTTGTTGCGAATATCTCATGAAATTAAATGCTTGACTATTACTCACTACGCCTTTTTCCAAATTGTTTAAGTTTTCCACTGTGTTTTTCATGTCGTTTTTCCATTCAACCGCTGGATCATTTGGTGTTTCTGCAATAGCTGATTGCATTTCTGCTTTTTCTATTGCTGTTTGCATCGCATTAAGATCAGTTTGCGGTATCCCCTGCCTTAATTCCTCTGGCAACATTAAAAAACGCGCACGAATTTCATCTGGTCGCATGAACATTTACTTTTTTGCCTTATTTGTGCTGTTGATCCAGTTATCTAACATATTATCAACAATACTACTTGAATTTACGCTTTTATAAGATGAAATATATTTATCTTTTTGACTCTCTTCTCTTTCCTTTTGTTTGTTGTTTCTCGCACGTTCTCCATCAGACATGGATGCTAATCGTGGAAAATCTCCTTCATTAGAAAATTGGTCAAATATGCTCATACTATTGCGGTTATTAGAGAATCTAGCTGTATCTTCATGAACAACTTGATCGTCATTAGAAGATATAAAAGAAGTTTTTCTTGTATCTACAGAATCCATTTCTTTCATTCTTTCTTCATATTCTTGATCTTTTGCAGCTTTCTTTTGAGCAGCAATAGTTTCTCTTTCTTCACGTATACGGGTTCGTGAATCTTTTTGAGCTAAAACTTCTTCGATACGATCAGCATTAAAAATAGATGGACTAGATTCTCCTTTTACATATTTATTTGGATTAACATTTTCTCCATCCATCATATGCATAGAAGAAACAGAGCCTAATCTTTGAGATCTATTTTCAGGGTCGAAATTGTTATTAAGTTTATTTGTCTGATTGTCTACAATTTCATCTTGCGTATTTTTAGGAGCAGGCTTTTGAACTGTATTGCCGTCTAAAAATGGTATGGAATCTAGGAGACTTTGAGAATATACGTTTTTAGAACTTCTCTGTGAAACACGCAAGTTTTGCTGTTCTTTAGGAGCGTTATATTTATCATGAGTTGCTTGAGCTTCTTTTTCGACTTTTTCCCAATCAATATTTAAGAAGTTCAATTGATCTTCTTTACGAGTTTTTTGTACCATTTTTGCTCCCGAATACCAATTGCATTAAATTATATTGTTTTTCTTGACTTTCTTTAATTAATTCCGTAATGGTCTTAGCATTCTTCATATTAGGTTTACCTTTACCGCCGCCAGCAGGCTTACCATATACTTTGTCAAGAATATCACCTGGACCCGCATCCTCCATCGACTGTTGAGCAGCAGCATCTGAACTAATGAAATTCAAAGTTAATTGTTCATTAGCTCTTTTATAATCTTGGAAAGATAAGGCATGCTTTTGTTCAACTATTTGAACTAATTCCTTGAGTTTTTCCCTTGGAATTTGTGTGTTTTTACCATAAACTTCGTCTGGTAATACCAGAGTAACCTGTGTCCCGCTATTAGCAGAACCAGTCTCTGAAACAAATTTTGATCTAAATTCTTGTAAACGACGTGGTGGATAACCTAAACCAACAAGAAATTCGAATACAGTATGACGGATATCTCCTTCATTTGTATTTTGTTGAACAGGTGGCTGTTCTTCATTGTTTTGTTGTTCTTCTAACTGATCAACTTGATTCTCTAATTGATCTATATTAGGTTGCTCATTGCCTGGATCCTCAGCTGAAGGCACTTGTTCTGGATCAATACCTGTAGTGTCCAACTCACCTGCCATTTCAGATGTGGGACTTGGCATTGTTTGAGCAACCATTAATCGTCGTTTACCGCTTGGTACTAACATAAATTCCTTTGCTTTTCTTTATTGTTGTAACACGTCTGTTATGAATAACAAATGTGTATAAAAATTAAAGCTGCGGTAATTAACAATTATTTGTCGCCAAGCATCTTAGCAACATATTCTGCTGGGTACATACTGCCCCAGTATTTTTTCAACCAAGCTTTAGACTTATTGTCAAGGTTAGCTAAACGAATAAACTTGTTAGAAGAAGCTTTCTTATCAGCCTTTTCTTCTGTTTCTTCCTTCTTACCAAAAGGAGGAGCTTTCTTATCGCCAAAATTGTCAATTCCAGCTGCTTCCTTGGTTTCTTCAGTCTTGACCTCTTCCTTCTTGCAACGTCCACATCCCTTAGCAGCTTCTTTAACTTCACCAGCAGCGTCAGCTTTCTTTTGATCGCCATCACCGCTACGATGCTTACCTGCATCTGGATCGTTAGTTAATTTTGGAAAATCTGCTTTAGCTTGCCCGCTGTCTTTTGCAGGACCATTATTCTCGTTGTCTTTATCTTGACAACCAGAAGCTTCAACAGTCTTTGCTGGCTCGCTGGATGCTGAAGTTGCACTGTCTGAACCCTTAGCGTCTGTCTTGCCCTTTACCTTCGGTGTGGATTCACCTTCTTGATGAAGAGGCTCAACATCTAGTTGACCAGATGATTCAGCTTCATCTTTTTCATTTGCAGTTTTAACTGCAGGTGCTACTGGGGCTTGAACAGAAGCAACCTTGCTCATACCTTGCTTTGGCTGTACTTCTTGAAGCTTTTTATTAATGAAATCCTGGAAAGACACAGCTTTACCAGTATTGATTTGAGTCATAAATTCCATATTGCTATATTCTCCTAAATACAAAAATGGTATTCCGTTTTAATTCTTTATAAAAAAGTGTTAAAAACCCTTCTTTATTTTACGAATGAGTTTGTTTATATCTTTATTTGTTATCGCTACTTTGCGTAAATCATCTTCACTTGAAGCAGCTACTGCCGCCGGAGCAGTAGGAGCTTTAGGTGCGAAATGCTGCAACATTTGTTTTATGCTACCTTTAACAGCCTTATGGTAATCACCATGAGTTGGTCTACTGATCCATTGTTTAACTGCTTCAATAGATTCAGGATTTGGAGTTTTTCCGTTACTTACGTCGCTAAGAAAAGATGTAATTCCCTGTTCTAAGCCGCCTGTTATGCTTTTTACAAGAGCTGGATTCATTTGAAATGCAGGAAGCCATTTTTTTGCATCTTCAAGTAACTTAGGAGAAACTTGTTTAGTTACGTTTTCTATTTCAGGACCAGTAACCGGATTTGATGGGGCTTCAGGTGCTACTGTTGGTGACGGTTTTGCTTCTGTTGGAGCTGTAACACCCTGTTGTTTTTTCTTTGCTAATTCTTTTAAAGTATTTTTAGAATTAGCAATGAACTCCTGTTGAGTTTTTGGAGCTGATGGTTGAGCAATCATTGGTGGAGGTACAGCTTCTACCACAGGTTCAGTTACTGTCGAAGGAGGATTTACTTTTTCTGGTGCTGCTGTTGAAGCAGGGGAAATAGTGGATGTCGGTGGAGCTTGTAATTTTGGTTTTACAGGAGTCTCTTTTTTAACTGGAATCTCTTGTGTAGGCTCAATTTTTTTATTTACTGGAGGTTCCACTGCTTTTACTGTTGGATCGCTCGTATTTAATGGGGCTATATCGTACAGATCCTTATTAGCAGGTGGAGTGGTTTTATTATTTTGAACTATGGGTTCAGGCGCAGCAATATCATAAGGATCTTTTTTAGATGGAACTTTTGCAACAGGAGGATTAGCCGAAGGCGTTGTTTGTGAAGGAACCACATCATAAGGTTGAGCCTTGCCTGCATTTGCTGCTGGATTTACTTGTAATGAGGCAACAAAAGTAACTCCAAATTGCTTTAAATTATTTTTAGCTTGAGATGAATTTGTATTATAAAGCTTTAATAACCATTCCCCAACTTCTTGAGCATTCAAGGCTTGGGCGAATAATTTTCTGTGCCAAGATGAAAATGCTGCAGTACTAAGAGCATTAACTGTAAATGGTGCATTTTGAGCTTTTAAGAATGCATTTACTGCAGTCAAGTTTGCAGGTTGTTTTAAGAAATCACTTATTCTTTGAGTAAATGATTTTGTTGTATCGTTAGATACGGGCGAAGTATTTTGAGCAACTGGAGCAGGTTGCGGAGATGCTGCAGGAGATGCTTGTTGTATTTGCGGATTAACAACGTTTTGTCTTGTTTCCTGTGTAGGCGCAAGATTGTTAGTTTGCCCTGCAGCATTAGCTATAACATTTGCCAAATTATCAAGTTGTTTACGTCTAGATTGCATATCTTGCAAAGGAGTATTTGCAAAGTTATTAAATGCAACCATGATTTGTTGATAGATTTGACCAGCGCTTGGGCTATTCCTGGACATTTGCCCTAAAACGTTCAATTCAGCAGAAATATTTTGTTGCAATTGAGCCATTTGCTGATTGATCTGTTGTTGTTGGTTTAAAGGCAACTGGGACATATCGTTAGGAAAACGAGTTCTCAAATTTTGCACTGCTAACAACGCTCTTTGTAAGCGTTGTTTCATCATTTCATTATTCGCATTACCTGTCCATGAGTTAAACTGTTCTTTTCCCCATTGAAGCCAATTTTTCGGGTTCCAAAGGTTAGCATTAAACTGTGAGATCTTTAATAATTCATTAGCTAGATCTGCTGTCTGAAGAGCTAAATCTTTTTTATTGTTATTATGTAACGTCTCAGCTAATTTTGCCATCTTCTGAGATGCTGTAATAACATCTTCAGTAAGATTTGCCTTTATTTCATCTATGCTTTCAAATACGGCAACAGGCAAAGATGTTCCCAATGATACTTTTTTCTGTATCATTCCATTAAAAATATTATCCTCTTTGGTCCAGACATGTTTGTTATTTGCTGTTTTGACAAAACTTACAGCCTGGTCTGCATATTTATCCCAATCACTCTCATCTTTTCCAAAAGATGCTAAATATTCTTTGTGACACTCGAACCAGATTTCTTGAGCCGATTTATTTGTTGCTGTTCTTTTTTGGCGGTAACAGTTACTCCAGCATCGCTGATTGCGAATTGCATATCCTGTAGAACCTACATATTGTGCTTGAACAATACGAATTGTTTGTTTATTTACATCATCAACTATATCTGCTGCTTTAAATAGTTTAGCTGCATCAAGATTATTAGCTAAAGAAGTAAGTTTTTTGTTAATATCAATCATGCTCTTAACCTTAAATTACGATATTATATTCGTTTAAACTACGAAAAACTTTATCAGAAACCTTTAAGTCTTTACTGTAAATTTGGGTGTAAATTCTCTTCCTACAAAGGAATTGAACAATATATTGTCTATTATGAAAGCTCTAATATCCCCAACTGTTTCATCAAAAGTTACAACTATAGTATTTCCAGTACTTGCTGCATTGAATGTGCCGTGAGGTTCCACCTCTCTCTTTATGTCTCTTCCTCCCTTGGTTTTATACCAAATTTCAACCACTTCATGTTCCTGTTCAGCCCATTGCATAGCTTCATGAGGGGATGAGAAATTAGGATATTCTTTTTCTGGAACTTCAAATTCTGTAGGTTCTTCTAATTCTGGGCTTTCTTGTGTAATTTCAGGCTCTGCTTCTGGTTGCTGCATTTCATCAGGTATTTGTTCATTATCTGTATCATCATAAGAATCTTCTAATATACCAGCTAAGTTAGAGACATCTATAGTGGGTAAGTTTGTTGTGTTTTGCTTATTATTCTGTGTTTGTACTGGAATAGCTGAAGGGGTTTGTAGGAATTGAGGTTGTACATCCTGCATTATTTGAGCTATTTTAATATGATACATTTCTGAATCTTTTATAAAATTAATTAGAGCTCCGTCTGCTTCTTGTTTTACCAATTCAATTTTATCACCAACATTAATATTGTTTTTATCAAAAAAACCCATATTTGCTTCAATGGCGATAGAACAAGATGTAGAACTTGCTACCGTAATATCTGACATTGGTTTAATATGTGATATCTGGGTTATGGAGTTATTGTCATCTATAAAAGCTATATCTAAAGGAATAAAGGTATTAACACCCCAGAATCGGAGTTTTTGGGGTTTATCAAAAACAAAAAGCATACCCTCATCATCAGGCATGTCTTTTCTAAACATTAAACCTTGAGCTTTTTTATATGGTGTATCAGCTATTTCTACAAAAAGCATAATATTATATGATAGAATACCTAAACTTATTCCTTTCCAGATCTTCTATGAATTCATCTAATTCAATATCTGGAACTTCAAAAATCATATATTGGTTTTTCTGTTCTACAATTATTTCAGAATTGGAATCATTATAGTATGTAAAATTACGAAACCAATTATGCAATTTCTTTACGTCCTTTTCATTTATTTTGACTTCAGAGCTCGCAGTAATAATTTCTTTAGGGAGTAAGCGATAACCTGGAATAGGCAAAGAAGGATCGTATGTATAAGCCATTTTTATTTCTGTTCCAACAGCTTTGTACATTTTCTTATGTACTGCATCATACCAATATAGTGTTCTATTTTTTTGAAAGCTATTTTCAGATTTGTTTGGCAGTTCAACTTTTATTATCGGCATCTTCAAATCTCTTCCACCAATTATCAGAAGCAGTTTTAGTCAAGTTATGACCTCGTAATGTTGAAGCTTTCTTTGTGTTAGACAAAGCCTCTGAATAACCTATAAGTTTATCGTCTTTTTTATCAAATATTGAAGAATCATCTCCCAAAACCATGACCCGTATAACTTTAGCACCTTTATCTGTTATCTCTATATTATCACCGTTCGTTTTTATAAGTCCTGAATCGCTCATGGATTCTACTTGGGATGCAGAAACGGTATATGGTCTTTGGTAAACACGATCACTTATTTTATTTTTCTCATCTTTCCAAATAGCAAATAGATTTTTTGCAGCAACTGGATCTATTGCATTTTCTTCTTTTGATTTGATTTGAACTTGTAATCCTGGCATTATCTGAATTAAATAATCAAATAACGTTGGAGAGAATTGAGATTTTTTCTGTAACATAATATATAATATATTCTTACAATATTTGCTTTTAACCTTTATAAGTCTTTAATTCCAGAACAACACAGACCTACCTGGATATGGACTATCATTTTCTCTATTATACCAACTGAACGGTTCGTTTCTTATCTCTCTCCAATAATGACCTTCTCCAACACGTCCATCATTATTGTAGTTTTCTAATCCCTTTCTATATCTTCTTTGCTTACGAATATCGCTGTCACGTTGTCGAAAATCATTTTCATCTTCCCACCAAGACCAAACTCTTTCTTCCATTGGCAAATCCAAATTAGCCCAAGGACCACTTATGCCTTCTGCAGTTTTGTAATTATTAACGTGATTTTTTCCTTTTGCTGTAAATTTTAATAGAGATCTTATATATAGTAATCTTTGAACTACACGTTGAACCCAATCAATAGATATTTTAGTATCAATAATCTCATTCATTTGAGAAGGCATGAATTCTGTAATATCTTTTTCTAAAGAAGCTTGTAAAACTTTTTTATATCTAGTTATCTCCTGATCTTCAAAACAATCTAAGAGTTTTGCAAGTTCTTTTAGACTAAATATAAACAATTTTGTTATTTTAGCATCTGGTGATGATGCTATTGGTTCTGGTCTCAATAATGTTTTGATAACATCAGTCCACAGATTATGTAAAAGATGACTATTCTCTTTGATAAAAGCCTCAATATGAGTAATCGCTTCAAGAATAGGTTTAGTTACTTTTTGTTCTTGTAAAGAGAATTCTACGTGTCCATTATTGACTAACTTAAAGCCAAAATGTAACAATTCTTTTTGAATTATAGTCCAGTTATCACTCATTTATTTCTTTCCACGGCGACAGTTATATGAAACTCATGCCCTTTGAGCTTCTTAGATAAGCCGTACTTCTCTCTTATTTCTTCTAATTCAGGTGATTCTACTTCTACAAACCATACACGTTTTATACCTTTCCAAGATTCAGGGTCTACAGAATAGAATTTTCCTAATTTAAAATGTACCTCTGTTCCACTATCTTGAAAAGGTTTTTCTTTGGTTAATTCTTTTGCGTTAATTACAGAAATATGAGCGCCAACATTGTTATAATCATCTTCAAGATAAGGCGGTTTTTCCTTTGTTTCTGAGTCTATTAACGAAAACAGACCATGAATGACATCGTTTGAAATATCAACATAAACGAAGCCATCGTAGGTCTGTTTTACTGTACCTATCAAAGGTACTTGTAATTTTCTTGCAATTTTAATAAATCCGCTTTTGGTATTAGCAGATAAATTACTTACATATTCTTTTGGAAATATTTCTTTCCAATATTTCTTAAAATTCTTTTTGTTCTTTTTGAGTTTATCTTTATATTTTTCAGTTTTAATAATTTTCATTACTCTATCTCTGCGTTATGCGCTGCTATAGTGCGACTAACGCGAGAAGACTGTTTACCATTCTTTTTGGATGCTGAAGCACCAGTTATTGATGCTAAGTCACTTAAATCCACATCCTTCATTGACATCACATCTAATGAACTAATAGTAGTGTTTTTGCGTTTACGTCCAACAGGCTTCACCGCTTTAGCTTTATTAACTTTAGACTTCTTATTTTCTTTTCTTACTACTAGTTCAGCTTCCTCTACCCCTTTGTCTGTGAAATCCAATTCCCCTGACATTACACCATCATTATTTAAAGTTCTTTTTGGTCTTGTATTAACAACCTTAGCAACTCGATTTGTTGACTCTTCTTTATTTAGCAATGATTTAGAGTAAGGATCCCATGCTTGCATTTTATTCTTTTTATCTCTTCTTTGATCTATATCAATATCATCTAAATCGATTCCTTCATCATCATCCGTGTCTTGATCTAATTCTTCATTATCGATAGATACTGTCAACTCTTCATTCTCAGAATTTTCTGTCTCTTCAGATTCATCTTCGTCAGTTAAATCGATTTTTGTCAGTTTTTTGGCTATCTCTTGTGCGCTTTTTCTTTTTGAAGGTTTGATATTGTCTAAATCAATAATAGGATCTGCTTGTTTCTTTTTTACAATTTGAGATTTTTTACTTGTGCCTAATTTGATTTTCTTTTTTAAAGTTCCTGCGGATTTTGTTTCCGTAGTATCATCTGAATCATCTTTTTGTGGATCTTTTACTAATAAAATACCTTGTATGATTGCACTACGAACGTTATTTGATTGCAGTTCTATCCTAGAAACATAAGTTGATTCATTCTTTAATAAACTTATATTATCTAAACCAATAGGTTTTCCTGATACATTTGTAATTTTTATGTTTTTTGCGTTAGGAGAATCTTGGTGACCTTGTGCATCTAATACAACAATTAAACCTTTTCTTAAACACGCTTGAATGTCACCATTGTAAAATGCTTCATCTGAAATGGAAAGTTTTGCTCCAGCTTTTACCGCATATCCTATTGTTGGTATTACAATCTCTTTCTTCTTTACTGCGTCCGTAACTTGAATTATCATCTAAACTCCTTCGTGCGTTATATCCCTTGGATTTTTTGTACTGTTTTTCCAAAGATACTATCGTCCAAACGCACGCGCAAACTTTGGTCTGTTCGTTTCTTTTTGAGTTTAGAATCCAAAGAACCAGTTTCCTTACCTGACATGTCTCTGTTTAATTCCTGTGCAGCACTTAATGGGTCTTGCGGGTCCGCAAACCAACCTTGCATTGGTGTGCCTTCTGTTGAAGGATGATCTAAATTAGTGTCTTCCGATGGTAAATCGTTTTTATATTGCTCGTCATAATCATTTTCGTGTTCTGAAAAATCTCTAGGGGATAAAGAACCACGAAAACGTGTACCAAAACCGCCACTCTGACTTTCATCAGCTGGCGCAGTTAATTTATAGCCTTGACCATCATTAGGACGTACTGCTTTTTGTTTTTGTCTGATATAAGGATCTGGCCTATCTAAATCCCATGCTGTAGGAGTACCAGTTCTGGTGGATACTTTAAAAACATGGTGACGACAAGTGCAACAACCTTTTATAGCTAATGCGTAATCAGATTGGCACCCGCATTTTGTGCAAGTGAAGATAGCGGATTTTTCAAATTTACTAAAATTGAATGAATCCATGTTTGCATTAGAACTCTACATCTTGATCGTCTACACCTAAGTCAATAGGATTTTCGTATCCTTCATTTGGATCTAGAGAATTTTGTGTTTCCAAATCAGGAACATAATCAAACCCATCTAAACTAGGATCTCTTTCCGCAAAAGTGTGAGCATCTTGTTCATTTGGGAAAGTTGCAACAAATTGACTTTGTGTTTCGCCAGGTTCTATTTTAAATAAATTAAAACCTTGTTCATTAGGAACTATAGAATATTTTCCTGGGGAAACATCAAAATCATCGGGATTTGCCATACCATCCTCTAATTGACCACCTTCATTCATATAATCATTAACTTCATTAGCATTAAAATCTGCCAAGTCATCCATGCCGCTTCCGTCACCGGGCCAACCAGTTTCGGCAAAATCATCATCCCATTGTGCAGACTTTATCCAACCTTCAGCTGCTGCTATTAATCGAGCTTTACCACTATTAATATCATTAACTTGTTGTTCTTCTTTTGCAGTTAATTTTCTATTTTCAAGAGACGCTTTAGCAAAAATCTGGAACATCATGGAATCTGCTTTTTTCAATGACGTAAGCATTAAATCATCAAATTTGTCTGTGGAACTGGCAATATCTTTAGTTAGACCATCAAAACGGTCTGGATGATTTGGTAATTGACTCTTTTGAGTGTTTGCTGGAATATATGTCATTTCTCCTATCATCTGAGAACCAACATATTTATCCCAAAATTCTGTGTCCCTGTCTTTTGTTCTTGCTGCAACAAAAGCTTTGGTCTTTTCCTTATCGTAAGACTCACTTAACAAAGCCATAGGGGTGATGCTCTTATTTGATAAATTTTCATTTCTCTTATCATTATATAACTTAGGATTATCCATTTGCTTTTCAGTTGTTGCCGATTGTGAACCTGAACGAGCTTTAGATAATCTCTCATTAAAAGGTACGGACGCATCTTCTTCTTTATGGGAATTCGCAGCAAGCTGACGCTCTGTGTAACCTTCAAACGGTTCTTTTTGATTGAAATCTTCTCTATGCTCAGAAAGCTGCTTTGAATATGGTAGTGTTGGATCAGACTTTTTAGCCATTATGTTTCCTTAATAATATATTTATCCTAAACTATTGACAATTTCTTAAATTATTACAACCTTCCTTGTCTGGTTCCTCCATATTTCAGACTTTGTAACTTCGCTAATTGCTGTCTGTTATAAGGTTGTCCACTTGCAGAACGATACGGAGTTTGACCAGAACCAGGCAATAAATGCAAAACAGTAGATTTGCTCTTTGGTAATCTTGTTATATTTGCATCTATTGCCAAATAACATGCCCCCGCTAATGCATCTACTATATCATCTGTTTTACAACCATCTCCGTCTTTTCGAGCGTAAACTTTAAACCCTTGTCCGTCATATTTACGTTGTAAATTTAGCATCTCTAATCTCAATAGATCATGTAGAGGAATTTTTATTTTTCCGCTTTTAATAAGTTCTTCTAATTCTCCATAAATATCCATTTTATATCGTCTTAAATATTTTCTATGTTCAGCGGGGAGTCCTGCTTTTCGAAGTTTTTGTATACTAGCTACGCTATTCCATGAGTCATAAGCTATAAGCCCTAAATGAAAATATTTCTTTAAATTACATACATATTCGTCTACTTCGGAAACCTGAATAGTTTTCTCGTGTGTAGGACTCCAATATGCTATGTGATCTACTATTATAACAAAATCTGCTTTTTGAGTTTTAGGGTCTATGAAAACTTCTTTGTGAACAACTACCAAAGCATAATTGTGAGAATTTGTGGCAGGGTCCAATTGAGCAAAATGCACTCTTCCCGGTAATCCTATACTCTTATTTTTAAGATTATTTTTAAAGCAAGCGTTCACCTGTTCTTCCAAAAACATGCTTTCGCCAGCCATGCCACTAAATTCTGCGCCGAATTCACACATAAATTCAGTGGCACTCATTTTTCTAAATTCTCTTCTTAATGCATCTTGTTTTTGACGTGGATTAACATGCCATGTCGGTAAACGACATCCAAGGGTTCTGTTGTCGTCCCAATGGTTTTTCCAAAGATCCCAAAGTTTCCCCTCTTTACCTCTTGGAGAAGATATTGATATTACTTTACCATCGTATACATAATTTAATTTTTGCTCGCCAGTTTCTGGGTCAATTACTGGTTTACCCTTTTCATCAAAAACCAATTCTTCATGAACATAGCTTGCTGTTGCAGGTTGTAATAAAGAATATATTTTATCACCAGAACCAGCACCCATAGTTCCGACTTTATAAGATGCCACTTCGTCTAGAATTAAAACAATACAAGATTTACCAACTAGTGTATCGGGATTCGAGTGACCTACTTCGATTTTGATACTTCCCATATCTGCTGGTTGACCACGAGCTACCAACTCTTTATTATTTTCTATATCTTTTTTAGTAAGCAGATAAATACAATCGGATTGAATACCGCCTGGTAATATCTTGTCTTCAAAATATTTACTAAAACGCAATTTTTCTCTAATTTCCGAGAATGCGATACCAGCTTGTGGATTGGATGCGGCTATAGTTAAGATAGTTATATCAGCACCTGGAGCTAATCCATAATAAGCATATGGATCACCGCCGGGTATCTCTAACAGTTTCATTGCTTCATAAAGTGCAATTAAAGAAACGAGATAATCTTTTCCTGATCGTCTTCCCCAAACTAAAATTAAATCTCTAAATAAATCCCCGCTTTTATATTTACCAAGTACATCACCATATTCGCAATTGTCTTCTTTCGTTTCTCTGTATAAACCTAATTTTTTGCATATTTCTATTTCTTCATCTGTTAATGTTAAATGTTCGTTTCCTCTTGAGCCTCTATAAAATGCTTTAAGAATAAGTTTTTGCACTGGAAAAGGTGGAAAGCCTCTGCTTTGACCATGTTTTTTATTTTTATTACCCAGTCCTAAATATTGATCGTCTTCTATAAATGTTATTATGTCTGGAATATTTGATATTTCGGCAGTGGGTGTTTTTCCCACCAAATCAACCTGCATCTTGTCTATATATTCTTCAAATGATGAAAGTGGATTTTTATTAGCGGTTTTTTTATCAGTTTTAGCTTTTGCCATACGTATTTATTAATCCTCTACGTTATCTACAGAAATCGGATAACCACAAGCTTCTGATAGTGCAGCAAAATCTTCTGAAACACGAATATTTGAAGCCTCTAAAAAAGTATCTACTGTTCCGTAACGATGCTCAATATGCTTCTGTAGATTTTGAACCATTTTGGACATTTGTTCATTTATCAGCACATGATCTTGCACTATTACTTGATAAGTGTCTTCTATTACACCCATCAGAAGAATCTTGGCAGAATCTGAATCGGAGAGATTATTTGTATCAAGATGAATTATCATTTCTTGAATAGAATTTAGTATATTTCTTCCCTGGGATTGAGCATTACCCAGATTGTTAGAAATGAATTTGTAATCGTTTGAACTTATCATGTACAAATTATGTCGGATGATTCTCTAAAATCATATATCGTGTTTTGATCTCTTTGCCTGATTCTAAAATAGTATATATCAGATCGTTGTAAATATTCTGATGATTTCGCTATGTATTTTATTCTTCTTCCAACAAAATTAGATCCAATTCCTTGAATGTCAAAAGGAACAAAATTATCTTTTTCTTTCTCATACATCCAATTAGAGATGTCTTCTATACTTTTCTTTTCTAATATGATATTGGAAAAATTCTCTGTATCAGCGATGTACAATTCAAAATGATAAAAAGCAAAATCTGTTGATTCATCTTTTAAAATAAATTCAAATTCCCAATACCCTTCGGGCAATAAGTTAGCTTCGATTAGTTTATTATCATCTCTTTGAGCATCAAAAACTAGCTCGCTCATTTTTATTTCATTAGCTAATAAATATTGCGATACTGATTGATTAACTTGAGTCGGATTATTAGATATTCTCTCTTCTATATGATTTAATAAAGTATTAACTACGTCATCAAACTGCCCTTGTCTTCGGCTATCATCATTATGATCTACTATATTTTGTGATAATCTTAATAAATCTACTTCTTCTGAAACATCTGTACTTAAAACTACTTTGTCTCTTACCTCTTCTAACAAATCTGTCTTGCGTAAAGAATAAGCCATAGCCTTAGATACATCTACAAACATTTTTCTCCAACTCTCTTCTTCAGTTAAAATATCTTCTTCTTCAATTTGTAACTCTGCAGGAAAAGAAACTTTCATTAACGGATCACCAATAAGTGTTAAAGTCCAATTCCAATAGGGTAAAGAAAAAGTATATGCTTCGCCTAAAGTTCCTCCCCTTAAAAGAGTTGTAAAGAAAGGAGATGGTTGTAATAAACCATCGTACCCTGGTGAAGACATAGAACCTGCAGTCGCTGCGTAACCATTACGAATATATAATCCACACCATCGTCTATCACTTACTGAACGCAATGTGTAAGCACCATCATTATCTCCGTTATAAGCAAAAAATCTAAAAGCATTTGTTGGTTTAAAAAATGATGATGAACCCCGATCTGTAAACCAAGACCAAATAAATGAATCTTCTTTGACAGAAGGGATAATCGTATCAATATAAGGATCTAAAAATGTTGTAGACCATGTATTTAAATTAAGAAGAGGGAGTATCTTAGATTGAAATTCTAATAAGAAATTTTGGTATTCTAATGATCCCCTGCCTTGCCTGTCTGAATAAGCATCTAAATAAAAAGTCCCATTAACAAACAATTGCTTCTTTATAGTATCTGATAAATTGACTAAATTTAACCCATTATCTAAATTTATTCCATCTATTCGTGAAACTATAAGAGCAGATACCTTATCATCTTCGTCGAATAACTTGAAATCTTTACGATCAAATAACTTATTTCTCGTTTTCTTATCAAAATTATGATGTATTCTAGCTATTCTTGATGTTGAAGATATGATATTATCTTCGTGAATAAATCCTGCAGGTATATTAAACCCAAGAACCACACACCATACAGAAAGACCGTAATTCTCTAAGTCTATAATAGCATTGAGGATAGGATTTAGTACTTGGGTATTGAATGCATCTTCATCAGATAATATCTCTGTGGAGCTACATGAAATGGGTATTTTTTGCCCTGTAGGGACATTAACAGAAACATTTGTGGAATCATCAAGATCATGAAGGGCTACGTAAGCATCAGCAATAGCTTCGCTTGCATTATCTCCAGACCTATAAACTATTATTGTGTTTGCAGGGGAAACTGACATAACTTATTAGCAATCGTAATATTACACATAGTACGATTACTAATAAGTTATGCTATTCCCTTTACTTTCCAGTAGATCCAAACCCGCCTGTTGCTCTTTCCGTTGAACTTAGTTCAGCAACTTCTTCAATATAAGGAGTGATTGTTTTTCTTATAACAAGTTGCGCTATCTTATCACCTTGTTTATAAAAAATAGAATAAGGGTTATTAATAGTTACGAGTTCTGTGCTTTTTCCTGTGTCGATTTTATATGAACGTGGAATATATTTAAATCGGACTAACAATTCTCCACGATATCCATTATCAACTAATCCAATACTATTAGCCAGTATTAAGTCCGTTTTTGTAATACTGCTACGTGGGAATATTTCACTGTGATATCCTGGAGGTAATTCTATTGCCAGTCCAGTTTTATATTCAATGTAGGTTCTTTCATAATTCCAAGTACCATTGTCAATTGCTATTAAATCTAATCCGGCATCACCTGAATGAGCTTGTGATGGAATAATAGCTTGTGGAGTTAATTTTTGTATTTTTAGCGTTAATGGTTGATCGTTTTGCATAGTGGTAATAAAAGGTATTTTAATTAATCCTTATAAAGAAATATGTTATGAATTGGTTTAAACGTAATATAAAATCTCAAATATTTGAAAATCCAATTTATCTCAGTGAGCTTGAAAAAGAATACAACGAGACAAAAGGTATTTATTCACGTTTATCCAGACAATATAAATATACTAAAGATTCTTCACTTTTCTACTATCTCAATGATTTAAAACGCAAATTAAATCAATTGCAATTAAGTTTAACCATGCTTAATAAACCAACAGAAAAACAATTAGATTAAGAGCATTTCGTCCATTGACAAATAGAGCATTTTACGCATCCTTCTTGTCTTACTAAATTTCCACCACATTCAGCACAAGATTCTCCAGCTACTTTAGATCCGTCTGGAATATACTTCTTTAATGCTCTGCTCATTGCCTTAGCAAAGCCTTGCATATCACCACGTACTTTTTCAAGTTGGTGAGTTACAAAATTTATATCTGTCCCATGACGCAGCGCAGTGGATGCTAATCGGGTAACAGCTTCTTCTTCGTCTGAGATATATTCTGCGATGTTTTTTACTTCACTGCCATCATCTAATTTAGCTAAATAATGACCACGAGATTGTTTTGTAATTTCACCTGTTTTTACTCCACGCTCTATAAATCCATTTGCTCCAGCAAAAACCTCATAAGGTTCCCCTTTGTATTTGCCTACCATTACGAAATAATCTGTTCCTTTAACCTTTATATGATGGACATCACAAGGTAAACTTGATGGACGACGTACAGGTTGAGTTTTTGCTATAACATCTTTCTTTTCTTGTTCACGTACTAACACTCCAGACCTGCAACCGTCTCTGTAAACAGTGATACCTTTACATCCTGCTTTCCAAGCAGTTTCATAAATTTCTTTAACTTTCTCAACTGTAACGTCATTTGGAAGATTTACAGTGCTGGAAATAGAATGGTCCACATGTTTTTGGGCTGCTGCCTGTAAACGAACACGCAATGTCCAGTCAAGATCGTTAGCACAATTTTCAAACCAAGGAGATTTTTTATAATCTGTTTCTCCTGTAACTTGCATCCAATCTTTTAATGCACTACATCTAACTTCAAAGTGCATCCAATGATCTCCATTACCATCAACGGAATCAGACCTGAAATTCTGATCTCCTGGGTTGCCTTTCTTCTTTCGTGTATATGGCGTAATGTCAAACTCTGGTTCTATACCGGAAGAAGTGCCATAAAACGAGAGTAATTTAGCTAAATTGGACATTGTACCAACAGGAGCAGTAGTTAATAATGCTATATTTCTGCGACCATATTTCTTCATTTCAGACCAAAGTTCATGTCCGTTAATAATCGTTATTGTTTGTCCCTTTTCATCTTCTAAAGAAGTATGTTTACCATATACATCATTGAGTACCAAGGCTTCATTTTTAATACGTAATAAATATGGGTTATCTTTTTCCAATTCATGATCCCATACTGGGAAAGCACCTAATTCTTTTGCCATATCAATAGAAGATTGATAACAAGCGAATTTAAGGGTTTGATAAATTCTGTCAGTCATGTTTATACCATCTTTTGTTCCATAACCGACATTGCATGCTGCGATAGTATCTCCCAGGGCTGTTATTCCTGTACCTGTTCTTCTCCCGCTGCGACAAGCTTCAAGAACATTATTCCAAAGATTCAATTCTCGGAATTTAACATCATCTGGTTCAGGATCTGATTTTACTTTTTGAATAATTTTGAGAATACATTCTTCTTCAAGATCAACCAAATCATCCATTAAACGTTGAGCGATTTGGGCTGTCTCATAAAATTCTTTATAATCAAAATAAGCATCTTTTGTGTAGGGATTTTTAACAAAGCCGAATAGATTTAAAACGAGCAACCTACACGAGTCATAAGCGCTGAGAGGAATTTCTCCGCAAGGATTAGTTGATAAGGTTTGGAAGCCAAAATCTTTGTAGCAATCAGCTACGGATTCTTTAATAATATTATCCCAAAATAGTACGCCAGGTTCTGCGGTTTGCCATGCACTATAAATAATCTTATCCCACACTTTGCGAGCGTCTACCATTTTACTAATAGATGGTGGGGAATTTGGATTCTTTTCTATTGGCCAACGTTGTTCATATTTTTCTCCTGTAACAACAGCATTTAAAAACTCATCTGTTAAACGAAGAGATATATTTGCACCTGTAACTTTTGTTCTATCATATTTAACAGTTGCAAAATCTGGTTTCTTGGGATTATAATTAACAGAAGAAATGTCAAAATTTCCAATATCTTTGTCTCTAATTTGAGTTACAAATACTTCACCGTCAGTTTCAGGATCCCATAAAATAACAGATTCTGGATGATGAATAGATTGAGTCATCATTTCAGCACCACGGCGTCCATTTTGTCCAACTTCACGAATAGAATTAGAATAACGTGACATAAAAGGAATAGTGCCTGTAGATGTACGGGCAGCATTTCTAGTGGGTGCGTTGGCAGGGCGTAAGTTAGCAATATCTGTACCTACCCCTCCACGACGTTTGCTTATTTGAACCAGCTCTTCATCGGTTTTACAAATACCAGCATAACTATCCAACGGGGAAGGCAATACAAAGCAATTACTTAAACTAACTACTTGGTAAGGATTTCCAATGCCGCTCATAGGAGAGCCTTGTGGGATAATTTTACTAAAATGATCTAAATATGAAAAGATTTGCTTTGCTGTAAGCGGCTTTTTAAATTTCTTCGCTTCAATTCTTGCGAATTCATTTGCAATACGCCAGTGGCTGTCTTCTGGAGTCTTCTCTACAATTTCATCCTTTTCATTTCTTAAAGCATATTTATCTAAAAATATGCGAGCAGCCATTTCATTATCATTAAAATATTTAATGGATGCTTCTAAGGCTTCGTTATAGGTGTAAGTTGTTTTTTCGTTTTTTTTATTATCTTTAGATATGTTCTTATCATTACCATCAACTGTCATTTTTTCTCCGCTATCTTATCTCTAATTTACAAAGTATATCCATCATGTTTGGCAAAGTTCTCTTTTCCTTTCCTTCTAATGAGTGAGGAATTTTTTTGCCAATTGCTGCAAGTCTGCTTTCGTATGATAGTTGCAGCAAAAAATATATCGAGAAAATTTATGATATGAATTTTAACTTCACAATTCAATATGAAGTTATTCAGTTTCTACATGCAGGCGGGCTAAGAAACTATCTCGATTATGAGGGCGATCAAAAGGAATTTCTTTTACCACATCATTCAAATCACGGCGTTCTTCAAAAACATTGTTATTTGAGCAATTAATTATTTTTCTACCACTTGGGCATTTTTTCATCCATGTTAAACCTTTTTTACAATTAACCAATGTATGAGGCTTATGAGAGGGGTTTTTACCATAAAAATTAGTTTTACCATTATAATAACAACAATCCATACCTAATAGTATAATAGGATTACATCCTAATATATAGGCAAGTTGAAATGCTACCGGACCTGTCGCTCCCCTGCCAAATAATATAGATGGAGTTTCTGGTAACTCAAAATTACCAGTTGTTAATTTAAAATGATAAAATCTACCTTTTGGATCTGAAATATCTCTACAAAATTTAACTGCTTTTAGTCTAGATATTTCTGTACGATGATTCCACCATAACTCGGAATCTTGCCACATTAATATTGTGGGATCAATCTTTAGAAATGCTCTATTAATGCCTATTGTAAAATGATTTTTTAGACAACTTAAATCTAGGTTATCTAAAGAAGGTCCATTACCAATAAGAAACGCTGGCACCCCTGTTAAACAGTTGTGCCAGCGTTTGATATCACCACGTTGTCCTACTTTATAACTCCGAATCCTTTTTCTGATCATACATATGTTCTCATTGTACTTGGGTATTCAGAATTCTTAATTCTAAAATCCCAAATAGTATTATACTTCAAACTTATGCATATCAGCATTAAAAGTTTTCTGGATGTCAGTTAAGTATGGCAACCAATCAGAACAAATTGCTTCTCCGCTGTATAAAACAGAATACAATGGAGACCACTTTGGTTCTCTTGGCGTTAAAAGCAAGCGTAAGCCAGCTTCTTCAGGGGTTTTATCCCCCTTGCGTTTGTTAATATTTGGACAACAAGTAACTAAGTTATCCCAACTATCTTTTCCACCTCTTGATGTTGGAATAACGTGATCTTTAGTTGCCTCAGACAACGAAAGCATACGTCCCGTATATTGGCATCGCTTTCCATCTCTCAACCAGATATTTTTCATATTCTGTTTGACAGAATATGCTGGAATCTTGTTGTAATTAGATAAGACTGCCATTGTTGGAACGCGAACTTTCAAATGCTTTGTTGCAATACAAGGCATATTCTCATAAACTGGTAGTTCTAACCAACCTTCCCAATCATATAAGATAGATGTTTCGGCATCTAAAATAGAGCATAAGCCTTTAGAAAGCGCAGTTAAAGTCTTGCGTACATTGCTGACGCGAATTGGACGCCAAGACTTGTTTAAAACTAAAACTGAGTTAGATAAAGCACTTTTCATATCATCCCTTACTCTGAAGAATTGTCTCTTTAATTCTGAACTTTAAGTTCTGAAAATTAGATCTTCAGGTTCTAATTCAATTGCCATTACTTTAGCAATTTTTATTGTTTTTACCATTCTAGCCGCAGAAAGTTTATTAGATGGTTTGTATGCATCTAATAATAGCTTTGCGCGTTCTAAACATGGTGTTTGATAATACCTCACCTTTAACAAAGACAATGGTTGATATTTCATAAATCATTTGTTTAAAAATTTATTTACTTCATTTATGAAACTTTTATTTTTATCTACTATCTTTATTGTGAATTTATCCGAATAGTTAAATCCTATTTGTACCATTAATGATGCTACTATGCTTCTATCCACGTTGCCAACTCCGGTTCCTAATCCTGTTATAGCCACATTTTTTAATCCATCTTTGGCAACTGCATCAAAAACTTTGTACAATACTTTATTTACTGTATGTATATCGCTTTCACCTCGTGGTAATTCTGTTGTAATTGCATGATATACCCATTTTACACCACGTCTAGCCAATTTATATGGTCTAGTTTTAAAGCAATCACCTGCCTTAAATGGTGTTTTTTGTTGGTCCACTACTTCTATTGCTTCATATTCTATATCGTCCCCAGCTACTTTTTTCACTTCTGCTGCAGCACCGTAAATCATTAAGCCAGAACCATTTGCTGGTATAATGATACCCTCAGTTAAGGGGCGTACAATAGTTCTAACTTCAGCCAACAAAGCCATATATTTTCTATTGTTGCGGATAGTAATGTATATAAGTGATTCTCTGGAGAAGACTGGTTATATCTCAAATACATCGATATAATCAGATAATTCCGCTTCAAAGTTCTTAGGATGTTTTTTTATTTCTCGTTTTATTTTCTTCCTAATTTTTTTATATTTTTGACTTACTCGGGATTCGGATAATCCTATTTTATCAGCTATTTTATCCATTGTTAAATGTTTATAATAATAAAAATAAACTATCTTTTTCTCTTCATCATCCAAGTTACCCTTACAGCATAATTTCATGAAGAAGTCTTTTTGTTTTATATTTCTATCTACTTCTTCTGAATCATGGTCTATTAAATTATCATTCAAATCCCAGGCATGCATATCTCCGTCTTCATCATGAGAAGATTCGATACTTTCATAGTTGCTGACAATATATTTTCTGTTATTACGATGAAACTCAATTTCATCCATTCCTATCATATTAACAAAATCCGCATCCGAAATGCGATGCCCAACTTCGTTTTGGACTAAATTTTTTCTTTCTTGAAATTCATCAGAAGCTAATCTTATGCTGCGTGGAATATTATCTAATCTTCTAATCCCATCAATCATAGATCCTCTTATTCTTCTGTTTGCATACTGTTCAAATGGTACTCCTTTTTCCATATCATAGTTTTCAATCGCATCATATAAACCATCTAATCCTAGAGATGCTAATTCATCTGCTTGCATTTTCCAGTTTAAACATTCTGCAACTTTTACAGCGATTTTTTGAACAAATGGGAAATAATATTCAATGAGAATATTTTTAACATCTGTTTTTTTGTGAGTAATAAATTTTTTCCAAATTATTTGTAACTCTTCTTTAGACAACTTGTTTTGATTTATCATACTATATTCACCACTAATCATATTAGCACATTAAAGCGCTATAAAATCCACATTCCAAGTATATTTTAAGAAAAAAATTGACGACCAGTCTATCTCCAGACAGTACTAAACTTTAGATACTATCTTAAACAGAAAGGTATTAATTATTATGTCTTTAAGATATAAACCCATTATCAATTCTATATTGGATACCGACCTTTATAAGTTGACAATGGGTATGGCTGTGGGTAAGGAATATCCTCGTGAGATTGTTAATTATCATTTTATCAATCGTGGCAAAACCGTATTTCCTGAAGGCTTTGGTTCCGAACTGATTAATCAAATTCAACATATGGCATCGCTTAGTCTTACAGACAGCGAAGCTTCTTTTCTTACCGAAAAATGCGGAAGTTTCCTTGATCCTTATTATATTAAAACGTTAAAAGGGTTTCGTTTTGATCCTTCTCAAGTTGATGTTATTCAAAAAGATGGAGATCTTCGTATCGAAATAATCGGTCCCTGGATTGAAACAATTTATTGGGAAGTGCCTCTTATGGCGCTTATTAGTGAATTGTATTTTTTGATGGAACGCTACCTTATCAGAACAGAAAATAAGATTGCAACAGACAGGATAGAAATTCTTGATAGGATAGTTAATAAAGGTAAAAAGCTGTCTAATGCGGGCGCTAAATTCGCCGATTTCGGTACAAGAAGGAGACATTCATATAATACGCATGATATAGTAGTTTCTGGTTTATGCCAAAAATACTCTGGCAATTCATGCACAGGAACGTCAAACGTACACTTTGCACAAAAATACAACACGACCCCTATCGGTACTCAGGCTCATGAATGGTTCATGTACCATGCAGCTAAATATGGCTATCGCATGGCGAATCAAATGGCTCTTGGAAGGTGGGTTGATGTATTTGGTGGTCAATTGGGTATTGCATTAACAGATACTTTTACTACCAAAGATTTTTTTCATCATTTTGATCTATTATATGCACAACAGTTTAAGGGAGTAAGGCAGGATTCGGGGGATCCGTTAGTATTTATGGAGAAAATGATCGCTCACTATAATTCACTGGGAATTGACCCATCAACAAAGACCATTGTGTTTAGTGATTCTTTGAATGTGGAAAAATGTTTAAATATTCTTGAGAAAGCTAATAATCGTATTATGGTTAGTTTTGGAATTGGAACTAATTTTACTAATGATGTAGGTTATAAACCCCTGAATATGGTTATTAAATTAATGAATGTTAAATTTCAAAATCGTTGGATTCCTACTGTTAAATTCTCGGATGATGAAGGTAAAGTGCTTGGACCTGAAACTGAAATAGCATATGCTAAGTATGCATTAGGATTATAAAAATGAAAGAACCAAAGTTAGTTATTGTTATGAGATCTGACCTTAATATGAGCAAAGGAAAAATTGCTGCTCAAGCTGGTCATGCGGCGGTAGCTTTTCTTTTAGCTAAAGTTGCAAATAAGAAAAACTTAGAATATACTACAGTTTCTTTTAAAGAAGTAGAACAAAAATGGATGCAAGGTATTCAAAAGAAAGTATGTTTAGATGTTTCTTCAGAACAAGAACTATTATCTATATATGAGCATGCAAAAACAGGAGGATTAGAAGCCCATTTAATTACTGATTTAGGATTGACCGAATTCAATAGTGTAGCAACAATGACTTGCGTAGGTATAGGTCCAGACACTGAAGAAAAAATCAATCTCGTTACAGGAAGCCTCAAACTCTTTAAATAAAGAGAAAATGGATATGATTATTGCACTTGGACAAATTGAAGTGGAATGCGGAAAGCCTCAAGATAATGTCGGGAGAATGCTCCGCATGATTTCTTCATCTGCTGAGAAAAAAGCTCAACTTATTTGTTTTCCTGAGATGTGTGTTGGAGGCTACCTACTAGGAGATTTATATCTTGATGATGATTATTGTTTAGATTTAATGTCTTATAATGCTGAGATTGCAGATGCGGCACAGAAATATAATATTGCTGTAGCATTTGGTAATGTTTATTTAGAAGAAAATATTTACGATAGAATTGGCGGAAATAAAAATATCCCTCATCCAAATAAAGATGGTCGGCGAAGAAGATATAATGCAGCTTATATTTACAATAAAAAAGGAGAACCCGCAACAAGGGCAATTAATACTCTCAATTTGTTGCCTAAAGGCATACAAATTAAATCAAATCTTCCTAACTATAGATTCTTTGATGATGTAAGATATTTCTTTTCAATGCAAGATCATATTAAAGAATTTGGTATTTCAAATATCGGTGCTTATAGCCCATTTGACATTGATGGTATTAACATTGGATTCGCATTGTGTGAAGATTTATGGTGCGAAGATTACAGAGAAGGCGAAGAATCAATCAATCCAACTAAATACTTGGCAGAAAATGGTGCAGAGGTTATAGTTAATCTTTCTGCTAGTCCCTGGACTTACGGTAAAAAAGATGCAAGACATAAAAGAGTAAAAAAAGTTCTAAGCGATTACAGACCTATTAATAAAGCAAGAATGCCCGTCTCTATGTTCTATGTCAATTGTTGCGGTGTGCAGAACAATGGCAAAAACATCATAACATTTGATGGCGGTTCTACAATTTACGATGGAGCAGGGAATCCTGTTGTTGTTTCAAACGAAATGTTTAAGATGGATCTTCTTATAGCCTCTGTATCTTCAAACTTGCAGATAGAAAATTCTAATATAAATTCAGATTTATCGTCTCCAAATGTTTTAGTAAAACGTGATAAAATTGAAGAAAAGTATTTAGCTATTAAAACGGCTATTCAACATTTTGTTAAATGCAATGCTGTAATTGGTGTAAGTGGAGGCATTGACTCCGCAGTAGATGCGGCTCTATTTGCTGACGCTATTGGTCCAGAGAATGTTATCGGTATCAATATGCCTACCAGGTATAACAGCGAAACTACTAAGAATGCGGCTAAAGAATTATGCGATAATCTTAAAATCCCATATTATGTAATCCCTATCGAAGATATGGTGGAAGCAAATAGAAAGGCATTAGACAAATATAGCAAGCTTAAAAAGCAAGATACATTCCTACAGTCTCTTGTTGAAGAGAATATTCAAGCTAAAATCCGTGGCGCAAGTGTTTTATCCAATATTGCGCAGATGGAGAATGGGATTTTTGTAAATAATGGAAATAAAATTGAGGTTGCTATTGGATATGCTACTCTTTACGGAGATTGGGGCGGTGCTATTGCTCCTTTAGGAGATTTAACAAAAACAGAAGTATATGAATTAGGAAAATACCTTAATCAGCATGTCTTTAAGAAAGAGGTTATTCCTGCCGCATCTTTTAATGTTGCTCCAAGTGCTGAATTAAAAGAAAATCAAAAAGATCCCATTATTGTAGAATACCATTCTGCAATGATCGATAAAATGACAAACTATATGATTGCCTCTGCAACTGATTTTATGGAATGGTGGCTAGAGGGTAAGTTAGAAGAAAAATTAGGTATTTCTAATGATGTTCTGCAAAAATACAATCTTACAAATGCTGAAGTATTTTTGAAAGATTTGAAGTTTATATTATCTCGGGAAAGAAATCAGGTTTTCAAACGAGTACAAAGTGTTCCTATTGTTGTTACTTCCAAGACAGCTTACGGATACGATAGAAGAGAAAGTATAATGCCTTCTTATACTTGGACTAAAAAAGCTGAAGAATTAGAAAAGCGTATTAGAGAACGCGGTAGTTATACCTTTTCATAAAGACCATGCGGATCTTCAATCTCATCTTCCATATTATCTGCGGCGTCTCCGCTGAATGTAGGTTCGATTAAATCCTTTAGTTTCTCTCGTACTCGCTTAACCTCATTTTCTGTTGTGGTACTTTGAATATTATAAGCGATACCTGGTTCTGCTTTGTGTCCAAAGATTTTACGTTTTGCTTCTTCCGGCAAATAATCTTTAGTAATTTCTTCTAAATGAACAACTTGTTCTAATGCTTTCTTCTTAATAAAGATTTGCCATACAAGAAGACCAATACATGCCACTAATAGTACAAGACCACCTAGTGCTATTTGTTCTAAATATTTGCTTACAACAATAGAAACTACTAATGTTGATCCAGCTGCTCCAAGAAGAATAGTTCCAGTTTTTAGACCCCCGTGGAACATTAATGCAATACCACCACCAGCCACAATAACACATATTACAATAACCCAACGCAATAGTTTTTGTGTAGCACTGTTCTTTTCAGCAATAGCGTTATCTCTTTCTTTAATCGCACTATCTCGTTCTGAAACAGCCTTATCTATATTTGCTTCGAGTTGAGTTACTTTTTGACCTATCAATCCTATTGTCACCTTAGCATCATTAAGTAGAGCAGTAAGACGACGAATTTCCGCCGTTTCTTTATTTATATTTGTTGATGATGTCCTTACATCCTCAATGTTAGGTTTAATTTGATTTTCCACTTCGTCTGGTACGGATTGCTCTATATTAGTGATAGCAGTTCGTATAGCTTCTGTATATGTATCTATCTTTTCAGAAGATGCATTTATCCCATCATGAGCTATTGCTACATTCTTTTCTGCACTCTTTACATCTTGTAAAGTTTTTAAATCTGGAAAAGGAGTTGAAGATGTTTTGGGGCGACAAGAGGCAAAAGTTATCGCCAACAATAAAGTAAGACTATAAAGTAATGTTCTAGTAAATTTCAAAGGATTCTCCAGGTAACTATATATCCTGGTTATTCCTTTTAATTAATTTACATTCCTTGTTCATCCGTTCCATCAGATTTTTGAATCGGTTTTATATCATCCAATGATCCAAATAACTCATATATTATCCATGTAATAAATATTGAGCCAAAACCTGATAAAGGCCATAGAATAAAATCTGATTTAGTAGATAATAAGATTATCAAATCCGCTAATAACGTAGTCCAAAAACTTAAGCAGACCGTGCAATCCAGTACGGGCTCTGCTGGCGGATACCAATATCTTAAAAAACGACGTAAAGGTGAAGCAATTATATGAACGGGCCATCTATCCCCTTTTTCAACAATAGCAACTGCCATTCCACAACCAGCTATGATAGATATAATAAACCAAGTCAACATTATTTTTTAGCCTTTCTTCCTGTAACCATTTCCCATGCAGAAGGCTTAGGTTTTGGAGGATGATCTTTTGCCCATTTAAGTTTTCCATATTTTCTTATTGCTAAATGTTTTATAGTTATTTCTTCAGAAGGATTAAGATTAAACCATTCCCATTCAGTCAATTCTCTATATAAATCTAAATCTGCGTTTTCCAGTGGTTGACCAGGATTTTCAACAGCAATTTTAAATTTAGTATATACTTCTGTAGCCCATTTAATCGCTTGATCTTGAAGTTCTTTATCCATTTTAGTCGTTTCTCCAGAAGGTTTAACCACTAAATATATCGGAATAATAATCACTATGAACTGGTTTAGAAGGTCATTTAGCACATCCTATAATCCGAAATTAGCTGCTAATTGGAAGGATTATAGAAAAGGATTTTACGGTCCTGCTTTTTTAGGACTGTTAAATGTCTTTTTAAATATGGGGTATAGCCCAGCTGAAGCTCAGCAACTCGCAGAAAAACAATATACAGCACAAAATAGTTCAAATGTTACAACACAACCTTCAATAGCTCAACCGACTTCACAACCCATTATTAGTCCTATTGTAACAGAATATTCAACTACTCAGCCAACTACACAACCTGTAAATCCTACAACTCAGCAAAGTCAAGGATTTAACTACGATGATTTTTACGATCATTTATCTCAAGATAATATCGAAGGTTATAGGACAAAGGTTTACGATGATGGAGTTGGAGTAAAAACTATTGGCGTAGGTCATGCAATGGGGAAAAATCCCAATGATAATTGGGCTACAAGAAGTCGTGAAGTATTTAAAAAGTTATTTCCTGAAGATCCTGATTTATGGGAAAAAGTTTGGAATGGACAAGAATTAACCCCAGAACAAATTGGAAAGCTTACTTTTGAAGATATTGAACAGCATCTTACTACTGCAAAACGAGTAATGCCAAATTTTGATACTTACCCTTATTATCTACAAAAGGCTCTCCTTGATGGAATTTATCGTGGAGATATAGGTCCAAAAACCAAAAATCTAATTAACCAAGGTAAATGGCAAGAAGCCGCTGACGAATATATTAACCGTGAAGATTATCGTAATGCAGAGGAAAATAATATGAGAGGCATAAAAACTCGAATGAATAGTAACAGAGATGCTATGCTTCAATATTATAAAAACTAAAAATGAGCTGTAATTGCGCAAAAGGTAATAAACGAATACAAGAAGAGCAAAGACATAAGGATTTAATTAATGGTACTATTCAATCTGTGTCATTAGAAGTCTTGCAACAACGACGTGAAGCATGTAGAACCTGTCCGTTAGCCACTAAGAACCCAAACCCAAAATACGCCAAATTTGGCGGTTTAACGAATTTAAGTAAATGTAAGCGAACGGACAGGTTATTACTTTCCGCATTAAAAGATCCCGAATATAAATGCCCAGAAAAACTATTTAAGCAATAGTTTTAGGCTTACGTTTACGGCTAGCTCTTGCGGCTTCTATTGAAGCACGAAGTTCTTTACGTAATTCTCTTTTTCTTTCATCTCTGCGTTTTCTGATTCTACGTAATTTTTTAGCTATTTTATGCATGTTATTCATCCTCATCTGAATATCTGGATATAGGTTGATTAGCGTCTAGATATCTTCCAACTTTGTCTATAACAACTTCACTAACACCCACATCTCTTAATGTCTTTTCCCAATTATCATCTCTAATATCTCCACATCCAAACTCAAATCGATTTCCTATTATCAACTGACAAGGATTGGTGAATAATTTTATCCCATCAATATTGGTATAAGGAGAAGCATATAAGACAGAATCGCTACAACAACCACAACTATGATAAATATCAACGTCTGTTGTTATAGATGCTATTTCTTTAGACACTAATCTTACTTTTCCCCATCTATCTTTTCTTTCTTCAATATCTGGAAATTTTTCTAAAAGTTTACTTACTTTTTCTTCATTTAATTTTTGAGCTAATGCTGTCATTTTATTTCTCCTTAATTTTGAATAATTGAAAACTTTTAAGCGCAATACGAGCATCACCCTGCAACGGCGCAGTAGCAATAGCTGTAATTTCATTGTTTCGATCTGGCTCTCGCCAAATCTTAAAGGGTATATCGGCAGCTTTAAGTTTATTTATTGCCGTTTCGAGTTGAGATAGGCTATCAACGGAGCATAAACAGAGATGAGGATGCTCTTGATAATTGTGATATTCTAATGTTGATTCTATTGCCGCATGACAGGCTTGCACGGCAATCTGAGGAATGGATAGATCGTTGCGTGTGATAATATAAACATACTGATTTTGATTGTTAACTCACTTCATTTTAATCTCCTTGTAGTATAAGTTAGTTACTTCTAAAATTTTAATCGACCTTTTGTCATCTTACAATATGATATCCAGCTATTCCCAGGGGCCAAAAAATTACTTCTAAGATAACACATACCCAAAATAAATACATTATTTTAAGTATTTTAAAATCTGTATAAAACAAACGACTGATTTTATTTGCCCACCATATACCTATTCCGAGGTATAATAAAGAAGCAAAAATAATTAACATTGTTAGCATAAATGCGTCACGGTGGGACTTGAACCCACAACCTGAAGATTTGAAATCCTCCGCTCTGCCAATTGAGCTACGTGAGCATATATGTATGCTACTTTAAATTAAAGCACCATACATATTTAAATTTATGTATTATCTTTAATGTCTGTATCTTCTTTAGGATTTTCTGCAAAGAAATCCTGAGTTGTTAAAGACATTAACTCATCTGCTGCTTCTTTATTATCTGTGGAACGAGCTCTAACAGCGGATTTAACTTTACTGACATATGATATACGAGAAGTTCGTAATGTGTCAAATGCATTTTTTGTTCCTTTTTCAGATGGAACATAATTTAATGTGTTATTTACACTAAATCCTAGTTCTTTAGCAGTTTTAAGGGTATTCTCATCGCACCCTATAAATGTGAATGTCCATGCACGACTTGAACGAAATTCTTCCAATATTGTTTTAAGTTTACCGAAGTCTCGCCATTCTTGCGATGAAGAATTTTCGCCTCCATCAGTAAAAATAGTGACTACAACATTGACACTTTGAGAAGTCAATTGATCCCTAATCTCTTCAGAAAGACGTTGTACTGTTTTTCCAATTGCCTCATATAGTGCAGTACTTCCTGATGGACTATATGTATTAGTGGTCAAGTCTTTGATTTGATTAACAGGCTTATCCCATATATCACAAGAAACTGAATCATTAAAAGTAACAAAATATAATTTTTGTTCTATTTCTGAATCGTTTTCTTGTTCTTTACGAAGTGCGATCAGGTTTTCGTTAAACCCGTCGATAGTTGACTGACGAACCGATGTCATAGAACCGCTTTTATCCAAAATCAGTACATGACATATTGTGTGTTTACCTAACACACTCTGAGCTGCATTTGTAGACATAAAGTCTCCTCTCTACTCTATTTATAAGCGGAATTGCCTATAAAACTCTCTCAAAAGCAAAATCTTTAATGGTTACAACATTAAAGGATTTTATTGCTTACTCTCTCTAAGTATTCATTCGTCTTTTCAATATCTTTTACTTTAAAAACCAATATAACTTTATTCCAAAGTACATCTTGTTCTTTCACAAAAACAGAATTGGTAATGTACCTTTTTATTTCTTTTCGATTTAATTCTTTCATGCTTTTACAATAAATGCCTTTTCTTCCATAGTACTCGCTATTTTCTGCCTTACCTTTTAAGAAAACATCGTAAAGATCAGGAAATACCCAACGTCCGCATTGGTCACGATTAAACATTCTTAATTCGTGAGTCAACCATCCATGAGTAGCTTTGGTTGCCTCTAATTCCTTTTGTAAACGATCTCTGTGTTCTGCTCTCCAAGGTATATAAACAGGCTCAGGGATTTCAGCAAATGTTAATAAATGCCATTTTCCTTTGTAAGAGTGGCATTGATGCCATTTATCCACTTCTATACGATAATATGGTGTTTTATCAACACGATATCGATCATTTTTAGGAACTAATTCTAATAATCCAGTTCCTGGATGAACATATACTATGGCATAAGACTCGGAGATTGGAAGATAAGGAATGCCTTTAGCAATATCTCCACGTATAGAAAAACGATAGATATAATCCGAAGCAAAATATACTTCGCCTTCTTCGTTTAAGAAGGTTTTTTCTTCCACATAATCTTTTGCATGTTGCCAAATGTGATATTGTACAGCAGAGCTGGGATTTATGTATTCACACATTTCAGAGAATACTTGGTCCCAAGATCTTCCAACTTGGCTACGAAGGTAACGCATTAAGGGATTGAGATTTTCATTCAATTCCTTGCATTCCCAGCTTTTTGTCCAATTACGGATACCTTCACGATCTGTCAAAAGATCGTAATTGTCGTTATGAATACAACGGTTTAACTCGTGTTTTAATTCATTGCGACGTTCACGGTATTTAGTTGCGTGTCCTTTGTATCGTGGACGTTCCACGATAACCTTTGCCATATCTGATCTCATGTAAGTTCCTTTCGTGTCTACACCTACACATGTGCGTTGTAGACCATAGCTTACTAGTTGCAGCTATGCCGCCATTCGCGGACGAAAAAGAATATGAAAAACCAGTCATAACAAAATCTCCTAAACAAATACCGAATAACCAACTTCCGTAATTAATATCGAGTTATTTTTCTCTGGAGAAACAACTTTATTTTGCCTCTCTTTGAGACAAATATAAATCTAGTATGCTATATTTCTTTGGTAAGTTCAGCTTTGACGGAGCTTTACCACTCAATATTGTTTTTTGTGCTTCTAAAAATGCCTCATCACATGAGGTACATCCTCCACCATTACAGGATGTGTTTTGACATTTTGGACATTGAATCGCAGGAGTTTCGCATACATCGCACCAAAACCAAAAATATTCAGAATCCATGAAAGTATCCTTATGTTTTAGAATTGTAGGGAACATATTACTAAAGAATTTTTGTTCTTTAGGTTTGTTGCACTCTATCAATATATTATCTGGTCCCGTCAATTCCTTTTTGATCCATTCATTATAATCAGAACGTCTTAATTTGGCAGGTAAAGCCATTTCTTGTAAAACTCTTTTTTGAGCAAGAGTTAATTTTTTAGGGCGTGAAAATACTATCGTGGATGTTAACGGACGTTCGATTTTCTCCCCAATATTTAGATCAACTGAATAACAAATTGCATTATCATTTGTTCTAATAGGGATAGTTAACAATAATATTAAAGCAAGATATATATTATACCACATACACCATATAAAACTATATTAAAACTTCTTTTATAAGATCTGATAATGATAAGCAAGCATTTCTTTTAGTTTCTAGATTATAAAGCCAATCTAAATAGTTAGTGTGACATGCGCCGTCAGGTCGTCCATAATAGAGCCTGCCACTTGTTACATATCTACCAAATTCTACATTAGTAGTAAGTGCTGGCATATTTGTCATATTACGTGGAACCCAACAGACGATCTTTTTGCAATTTTCTAGCCAGAAACGTTCCCAATTAACTTGATCTAGAAAATCTATTCTGGATTGAAAACTTTTAAATTCAGGAATTAATATTACACCGTCAAAGTTCTGAATGATTAATTCTTGAATTGCTTCTGGACGCCAAGATTTTACATCTGGATTTCTGGGTGTAGGTCCAGCTAAGAAAATAGTGTCAAATCTTAATAATTCTGAATCAATAGGATCGTCAGAATAAACTATTTTCATATTTATCTCACACTATATCTATTGATAAAAATTTTATACCACATGAATTTACCAGTTTTGGTTCATCTTTATTTACTTTTTCAGGAGATGATACATATCCAACAAATGAATTTTTATTACATGTAGTAAAAGTAAATCTATTATTGTTATCTATATACACGGGACCATCAGGAGAACCGGAACCTATTGAGACTCTATTATTAGAAGCATCAACGAAAAAAAGTGAACCTTCTTGTGTTTCTATAATAGGAAAATTTCCAGATGATTTGTCTTCTATCTTCCCTGAGCCATTGCATTTCGTACATTTTTTCTTACTGACAAGTAAAGGAATGTACCCGTCGCCCTTACATTCATCGCATTTCTTCATAAGAGTATTTTATCCTTACTATTATCACTATTTCATTTTAAATGTATAAAGACTGTTATTTTTTGTTATAACAGCCTCATCTCCATATCTGTGAATTTTCATCTTCCCATTAACAGCATTGTCACTCACAACTGTTAATCGTGTATCATCTTTTGTGTTTTTGAACACATTTACATCGTCTTTTTCATCAATATGAATGCATATTCCATTTTTAAGCACTGTAAAATTCAATCCAGAATATACAATATCCTCATCGATACGCATATCATATGTATCATGAGACGAATTAAATCTTAATACAAAACGATCATATCTACCCTGTTTAGTTACTCCTATCATCATTAAAACAGAACTTTCATATTTTGCGTCAATTATCTTATGTTTTGCAATTTCAGGTATAGTTATGCGTTTATGCATTCGCTCGGATGGAAATACAGAAACAAACTTCATATCAATCAAGTTCTGTATTGCTATTCCGTCAAAAAGTGTAGTTGCTTTTTCAGAAACGTTAGCAATTGGCTGATTGATAATTTTTATCGTATTAGGTAGTTCTATGTAACGTATTTCATTAATCCAAGTTCCATTTTTAATGTATACCCTTCCTTGACAAACCATCATATCTGAAGCAGATACCGAACCTATTTCTTTATTGGCAATAAAATCTGTGAATTTTGCTAATCCATTTTCTAAATATGCAACAATAGGTTTATTTAATTGAGGCGTAAATATAACTTCAGAATTAGATGATATAGCAACTGGAGAGTTGTTATTGAATTTGCCGGACTTTTTATCTGTGACGAATCTATGTCCAAAACTGAAAATGATATTTGTAAGTTCTCCCATTCCAGAAAATTCTTCAATTTTCTTGACAATAAATTTATTACTACCAATGAATTGATTAACTCTAGGTACATAAATAACAGTATCTATTTTGTTACTTTGTGGAGGAAGCAATCTTTTTCCCTCTTCAAAAATTGCAAAATACCATTTACGATATTCATCCGGTATCACATCTACGGGATCACATGCTGCTGGTACTAAAACATCTTTGTTAAATACCGATATATTATGAGCCATTCGCTCTTCAAATCCTTTATACTTATCATGTCTCCCCTTAAATGGATGAATACCTGTAAAAAGTTGAAATGTAATTATTCCCCAAGAATACCAATCAGAAAGAACTGTAAACTTGTTATCTTTTATCAAAGGATCTTTTATATTTGGCATAATAGCCGTAGCAGGATGTTTTTTGGTTTGATAAGTATTTGTATCTATAAAATAAACCTCTTTTAAATCTTTTCTAACGAGAAAGTTCAACTCATTACAATCAACAACCAATATCTCTTTTTTATGAAGATGTTCTATCCCCTCTTGCAATCTCTTTACAAGGAAAAGAATCTGATCTTGATTGACATTGTTTTTATTTTTAAATGCACGAGTAAATAACTGACATAAAACGTATGTATTAGTTACATACTTCATACTATAGCCAATGGGACGGTTTTTCTTATCTAAAATAATATCTTCTGGTTTAATTATATTAGGAAGAGTAATAGCAGATAATTCTTGTATTTTCTCATATGGTATCATCTTTGACGGATCTGAATAAATCTTAAAAACAGTATCTCCGTGAGCAAATATTTTCCCTTCTCCACCTTCAGCTAGAAAATCTGAAGGATCAAGCTTTAGTTTCCCTTTGCCTTGTATTGTGAAGTCAAGCATTTTAACTCACGTTTAAGACAGCAACTGAAACATCATCAAAATTTTGCCAATCTAATTTTACTATTTCTTTTTGAAACCAATTAACTTGTCGTTGTACAAAAGATCCGTTTGTATTACGAAAATCCAGAAGAACTTTTAATACTTCTTCTAACGGAATAGAGTCAGGGTTTTCACCCTTTCTGGTAAATGAATTTACACCATCGGATAAAAGCGCTACCCACTCAACATCCTCTTCTACAGCAAAACAATAACACCCATGTTCTGTATGAAAACCTCTAAATGTTGGCTTTGTCCAATTCTTCATATTGACTCTTTGATATTCTTTCCATTCAGAATCATAACTAATTTCGGTTTGAATAATGCTTTCTTCTGGACCTCCTGCGGCATTTAATATACTTTTCCATTGTTCCATTCTTTCTGCATCATGTAAATAATTGAGATATGCCGGATAGCCAGATATATACTCCATAGTATAAACTAAATATGTTTTATTCTTCAATTTGAAAACAATTATTCCATCTCCAAATAAAGAAGCATAAATCATATCTAAAGGGGCTATTTCTTGACCGAATAATGATGTTTCAGCAAACATTTTACCGGCATACCCCAATGTCGCATCCAAACATGAATAATCTAAATTCAAAGATTTACAGATATTTCTTGCTTCCGATATAGCCAACCTATCTATCTTTTGAAGATCAATATCTGGATAATAATTGACCATTTTATTTGCTGATAAAGATAGAATTCTTGCACCAACATCTGTCATTGGAGATCCTGAACAGCCATCTGAAATGATAATCCGGTTATAAGCTTTATTTACAAATGCAAAATCTTGACACACATGGTGTCCTTTACCTTGAAAAAAAGAACAATCCACGTTCATAATATCTCCAAATAAAAATACCTGGTAATCTGAAGGCACAAATATATTCCAGATTACCAGGTTCAAGATGTCTTAAACTATAGCGTAGAATCAGAACTTCAATGGTACAGATGCAGAACCTGTACCGAGAGCCTGGCTTTGTGCAGAAATACTCTTAGAAACAAAGTTGGCTAGCTTCTTTAAAGTATTTGTATCTGCGTTTTTCTGTTCTACGTACTGTGTAAGCCCACCTTCTTTATAAAAATCAGCAAGCCTTTGTGATGTATTCTGATCTTCAATACCAACGCCAATTAAAATTGAAATAATTGACTCTAAAGATTCATCTTTGATAGTTTGCGCCAATACGGCTTTAACATCTGATGCATTGCAAGATGAGACATTATCACAACCGTCTGTAATAACAACAACAATTCCATTTACCTGAAACCTTTGATTAGCTAATTTTGTAGCATAATCATGTGTTGCCATAATTGCGTTCTTTGTAGCATCAAATAAAGCAGTTGAACCACCCACCTGAAGACAATCATTATAATCGTCAACTTTGCAATTATCCAAAGGTTTAAAACCATGTGTTTGAGAAACAGAACTTGAAAATTGGAGGAAACGAAATAGTAGATTGTCTTTTCTGGGACTAAATTGACAGGCTTCAACTATCTTTTGAATCGTTTCTTCCATTTGAACTTTATATGGTTGCACAGAGCTTGAAACATCGTTTACCAATGTAACAAGTGTAAATTCTGTTGCAATTTCATCCAAATCAGCAACCTTTGCAGCAGAATACGTAAAATTCGCTTTAACAATCTTATGATCTTCAAGCGAATTACTGATAGTAGCGGATTTAGACATCTGATTTCCTCTTTCTGTTCTTGGATTCAGTATATTGTTCCTGGCACAATTCACAGAACCAAATACTGTTTTTCTTTTTAATCTTGCCTAAACAAACGCGAAAATTATGTCCCGTCGATATCATTTCTCGACAAATTTTATCTAAAGGCAGATTTTTTAATTTTAATCTTTTTTGCTATTAAAGCATGTAATCTGTTGTAGTAGTGATTCTCATTCCTCTTGCACTCAAATCTTTGACAAATTTTTCACCCAAAGATTCAAAACCACCTACATTGCTAGATGCATCTTTAAGCAAGATAAGATTCTTTACAAGCTCATCATTTTTAAATTCATCCGCAACATCTCGAAAAGTGTTAGCAACACAGTGGCTTAAAGCTTCACCTGAAATAAGAATTTCATCTGCTTTGATTAAACTTTCAATGAATTCTCCGTCCAATTGAGTATAAGGATCATTTGGATCCTCAACTTCTGCTTTAATAGCACTATAATGTTCGCAATAGGGATTACTTCCTTTTGTCTTTGTCTGAATGACCTGGAAGTTATCTCTTGCCCATGCTCTTAATTCCTCATGCAATGGAGGATAAATCGCTTGCCCAGCACTTCCAATAATGCAATGTGGAGGCCAGATACATAAAGCATATTTGCCTTTTGCCGCTAAATCACGAACATAATTTAATGCAATATTGCAAATGCTTTTTGAAGGCATTGCAGGCGTCCATTTGCCTTTTTCTACATCTTCTGGATTAATGATTGTAAATGGAGGTGGGTTTTTGCCGTTAGCATCAACCCAAAAACAAGGATGAGCAATATGTAGATCGTGGTGACTATCGAGAGTAACGCGAATATTTTGTAATTTACGACCAAATTTCTTAACGAACTTAGCTAAACGATTCATATCTTCGTTTGCCCCTGCAACATATAGACTCCCTTTTGGATCGCAAAAGTCTATTTGAGGGTCAATAATGCACAGTTCGATACGTTTGGGCATTGGATAATCCTTTCTATACGTGTAATACGATGGGGTTTGACACAACCGGAGATAATTACAAAATACTTTAAAAGGTTAAAAAATTAAGATTATACGCTTTCTGGAATGAAATAACCGTTCTCTTCTCCCCATTTTAGCCAAATTTTGCGTAATTCTCTTATATTGCCGTGTATTTCAGGTATAGATATGTTTGCAGCAGTAATCCATTCTAATGCTGTGAACCAATGCCCACTTTCTCGTTTCACTTCTCTTAACAGCAAAGGTACAGCATCCCATCCCATTGCTACGATTTGACCATATGCATCATTTACAAGAATTCCAGAATTGGAATTCCGTATCTTTTTCCACTCTACCACAAGAGTGTAAAATTTTGATTCCATATCCTTAAAGGTTACTCGTTTTCCTTGGATAATTGCCGCTTGTGTCTGCTTTAAAGACGTATTCATATCTAGTATCCTTCATTGTCTATACTAGATATGAATATTTACCTGGAGATTATCTTGTAGACAATAAAATTAATAAATTGACAATATCTGTTTCCAGCTGACTCCATTTAGCTGCGTAATTTTCTCGTGTCACAAGGAAATCCATAATTTTAACATCTACACAGTCCAAATTATCAGTACTCAATAATTTAATTTTATTGCTGAGATGCAAAAGTATTTTCATATCCCGATCCATCTCTTCGATACGGCTAATACAATTGCAGATTGTTTGAGACATACTAATAGATAATTTTACATCGTTTTTGATATCTTCAAATTCTTGTAAGATTTTTTCATGATGTTTAAATGATTCTTGAAAATTCTTACGCCAGCTATCTATAAGATAAAATGCATGTTCTCTATCTGTCTTTGAAAGGGACATATATTATTCCTTTACTAAAAACTTTTCACAAGCCTTTGCTATATTATCCACCCATTTATCTTGAAATTTGCTCTGTGCTATTGGCAAATGGGTTTTAACTAATTTCCTACCTGTTTCAGATGTCCAAAAATGTATTATATTTTGCAGATCCTCTTCTGAAAATACATCATTATACACTTGTTTAACTTGGTTTAAATATGTTTGTCCACCATATTCTTTATAAACCTCATACAGTTGTTCAGATGTTAATTCCGGGTACTTACGTCGTAAAAATGTAAAACTTAGTTGGATCCACTTACCAAAGTCTTCCTCTAAGTTTCCAACTTTAAACAACTGATCTATCAACTGTGATTTTTTGTTATTCATGGCAACAGTATTCCACCATCAGACTTCTTTCCTAATTTGTTTTTCATTTCTGCTGCTTTATCAAGTCTTTGCAATGTATCACCAGAAGCAATCGCTAATGCATTTTTACGTTTATTTTGTTCTTCTTGTAGATTTTCTACCTCCGCTTTTAAGAAAATATCAAAGTTCTTAAAAGCTTCTGCGTAGGATGTAATTGATTCGTCAAATCTGAACTCGATAGGTTGAGGAAACACGCCTTCTCTAGTTTGAATATATACTTGACCTATTCCAATACAAACTACAGGAGGCATATTTGAAAGATCAAATATCTCTTCTCCTAAATCAGATATCGCCTTATCAGAAACATCCTCTTCGTAATGCCCCACAAGTGTTAATACTTTCACTTGTTTTGAAGCAATTGGATTTGCAGATTCATAAGAATCTGTTTTGTAGATAGGAATCTTTTTTAGCATCAATTCTCCTTAATAATGCGCTCTATTGTAGGAGAATCGCTTACCACTTTCTGAAAGAAAATGGTCATTTTTATCACTTATATAACGGTATTTAGCGGGGTAACAGCTTCGTGATTTTCATCAGATGTGATTTGTATTTCTGGAGTACCCTGTAATTTGAGTTTGACGTATTGCTGATGTGAAACAGGGGTTAAATCAGAATATTTAAATCCAATTGTTTCTTCTTGTGGATACACGATGATACGTAATTCTTTTTGACAGCTAGGACATTTTCCTATTGCATCTGAGTGTTCGCCCTGTTTTTCCCACCAAAAATCCAATAAAACAGATTCTGTACAATTAGGACAAACATTATATCCATAAGGATATGCTATTTTTCTTAAATTACGTGCAAACCAGTTCATATAAATATTTTAACTGGTTATGTAGGGTTTTCCTTTTCTATTTTACAATCTTTATAGGATTTGAGCAGTTGAACATTTTCTTCTGCATATTTTGGAGATCCTACTATAGCACTATTAAAATACTCAATAACTTCGTCTATTGTATTTTTAGCAAAAAAATCGAATTCTGCCCCTTTTGCTTCTGCTTTCTGAATGTCTTGTTTTAATAGCCTGAGTTGAAAGATGATATAACCAGCATTGTCTCCCCGTATAAATATACCGGGCCAATCATTTTCAAATTGCATAGGTCCAGATTCAGGACGAATAAAATCTTTTATTGTTTCCATAATAAATCATCTTATAACACATTTTTAGCACAATTTCAAGCTTTTTAATATTTTAAGACGAAATATTAAATATGAGAATAATAGGATTTCTGTATCTTCTATTGTTGTTAATTGTAGGCTGTACTGATAATAAACATATCAACTATAATTGTAATTATAGTAACGCAAAAGCTGCATTAAATCCAAAAGAAAAATCATTAGCTCTTGGTACTTTATCATCTTCTACTACAAAACCGTCTTCTTCTGACAAATACATCATATGTTTAAATAAAAATCTAGAATTTGCTAAAGAAATGGCATGGAGAGATGCTAAAACGCGATTTACTAATCCAGTTGTAGTTTTAGCTCATGGGCGGGAATATCTAGGCAGTTGGTTTATTTTTCCAGATAAGGGAGATCCTTTTAGAGTAGATAGCTATGCTTGGATATTAAACGAAACATATATAGATTGTGATATTGTTTTATTTGTGTGCAATCCATCTGGATTAACGATATATGTACCACGAGTATGGTATTATAGAGGAAACGTTTGGGTAGTACCGGATACAGAACCTCCTGCAAAATATCGAGAGATGAAAAGAAATTTTATGGGTAATGGCTCTATTTGGGAAGCTATTACACAAAATACATGGGCTGAATAAGGAAGATAGTGGAGTCGAACCACAGGCACTAATCAGTGACACCATCCCGCTTCGAACGGGCGACCATTACCACAATGGCTATATCTTCCGCTGAGAAAATTCTTCGTAATATCCAGCTAGCTCATCTTCAACAATTACTTTCATTTTGTGAAAACGATAACCATATTGTTTTTGTTCTTTACAAACAGCTTTTACCTCCGATCTATTCTCTTTGCAAACTGGTTTTCCATCACATCCACAAATAAAGCGTTTTGCAGTTAAATCTACTACATAATATTTCATTGCTAATCTTCTTCTTCATCTGTGATTCTAGGAAGTTCCCCTAATGAAAATTCTCTAATAAGATGTTCAAACGGTTCTTCTCCCTCTACATTCCACATTTTAATTAAAAAGTTATGTTCAGCAACTGTGAGAATCATGGCGGGATCTATTACACTATTAGGAATAGATATTTTTCTTGAATAAATGGTTTTCGTTTGAGGTATCCACATTACCCTAATTCTGCCATCTTCTTCATTTTGCCATGTATCGTTGGCTTCCAATGAAAAGATATCTGCTAGTTTGGGTATCTTGTAACATTCTGACATAACTTCAAAATATCGCTGTTTTGCTAAAGCAAAACCTTTTAACAAATCGTCTGTTAATGTTCCAGGCATATCCGCATAAAAATAAATACATTCCCTGTAGCCATAAGGAATTCTTCCTAATTCAGCGCTAAATGCAGTATTTGAGAAATCAATGTTTGCAACTGCAAAAAGGTTACTATCTAAATATCTAATTTTTCTATTGTTTTCTTTGATTATCTTTTTGGTAAATGGATATCTTTGATCAGAAATAATTTCAGTTTCTACATCATGTCTCCTTGTCCATTGATTTGCATTTATTGCAATTTTAAAATAGCGAGGGAAATCAAATAATTTGTTATCAAGTATTGGAAAATACCTGCTTAATTTTGCAGCTACGTATTTTTTCCCAAGTGCTAACAAAACCTTTGATTTGCGTTGCCGTAAAATCTCATATCGTCTCCCTGCCCTATCGTATTTAATATTTTCTGCTCTTTCTATTGCCTCAAACAAACTATCTTCATTTTTTAATTTAGAAGTATGCTTGTAAATAATCTGAGGAAATTTTTCAATTGATTCATCAATAGTCATTACAGACATGATTGCGTCTCCTTTATTTTGAATTTTGTCAAAATAAGTTAATCGTCATAAGGTTCCAGTTGAATATCCGCAGTATCTTCCTCTAATTGTTTTTGAAAATTATCATATTGTTCTTGTGATGGTGGTTTACATGGAGGATTACATTGACAAGGAAAAACTGTATAATGACCACAGCGTTTATTTAAACGCATAGCTTTTAATACAGCATTATACATGTCTTTATCGCCTTCTGCTGCTTTATACATAGCACAAGCTAATATTGGAAAACTCATTCTTGATTCTCTTTCTCTTCCCTTTTCTTTTGAAGTTTCATTTTTTGTTCAAATGTTAGTTGTTCTTCTGCTTCAGGACTAGGCTCAAAACCATTAGCAATAAATAAATCTTCTATTGTGTCTGCATCTTCATAATCTTCATCGGTTATAACCATCCACTCGCTGCCGCAACTAGTGTCAAAAACATCCTCTATGATTTGTTTTTCTACTACATTACCCAGATTATCGTGAATATGCACATAACCCATAGTTATATCATTAGCACATACTTGGCAAATAAAGCCAGTAATGTAGTGTATTGCTTCTTTTCTGGATTCAAAACCACTGTGATTATGATTCCCATTTACAAGATGAACAGCAGTAAATCCCATTGTATTTTTCCTATGTATCATTGAGATTTGATTCCCAACGATTTAATTCTGATTGCTCATAACAGAAAAAACCATGATTCAAACTATAAATAATTACCCAACCATCTTTTTCTTCTATAAAAGCATTACTTATGAAAAAGAAGGTTTTATCTTTATGACTAATGACAGCATAATTTTTAAATCTATCATCTGTTGACTTTAGCGTTTCAGCAATAGTATCTGCATACTGCTCTATTTCGTCCAGATTCATATCTATTCCATTTTATTCTTTTCATCCAAAACATCTTGTTTAAGCTGTTTTATTTTAGCACAGATATTTGCCATTGTTTCGCTTTTTTCTTCGTGAGATAAATTTTTTCTATTTGAAAATACTATTTTATCTCTGTTTATTTCGTCTATTCGTGTTTGGTATTTTTTGAAAATGATTGTGTGACGTTTAAGATTTTCGCAATATGCGTTCCATTCTTCGTGCATATTGTTATATTCGACTACATATCTTCTGATACCTCCATCTCTATTCTCCATTAATGCGGGCGACAGGAATCGAACCTGCACACCTTATGGTACTGGCTTCTAAGACCAGCGCGGCTGCCGTTACGCCACGCCCGCAAATATCTTTAAAGTGGGACAGGCGGGATTCGAACCCTAACAGTATTGCTACTGTAGCTGACAGTTCATGTGTTCGCGACGGGACATGCTGTCAACGCATCTGTCGATTAGAGGTCTCTATCGGCTTACTTAGCCCACTGTCCCAATACGCCCGAGGGGATTTGAACCCCTAAGCATCTCCTTCTAAGGGAGATAGGTTTGCCAATTTCCGTCACAGGCGTGTAAAAAATATGGCTATTTTCGATAATAAAGAGAATTTAACTTCTGGAGATATTACTTACCCCTGGAGATTTCCAGGGAAACATTTGAACCATCTTCAATAGAAATAATTGTTTGATTACCCTGTCTACTAACTATAACCCCCTGAGTTTCATATATCTTTTGAGGTTTATTTGCTTCAATTTTTAATTTAGATCCGATAGCAAAACCAAAAAATAGTGCTAATACTAACAGAATCAGGTATATGATCTTAAACATATAATAGTTTATTCATCAAAAGAAACATCATGACTGTCATCCTTCCAATGAACTGTATTATATTTGGCCCCACAATTTCTGCAGGTAACATCCTCTGGTATTGTCATCCATTCTCCTGATTTAACATCTTGTGGATCTACACCAAATTGTTCTGCATAATCCATCTTCTCTTCAGGAGACATTTCAACAATAATGCCTTGTTCAAAATTATCCGTATAACATTTATCACAAGTCCAAATATGTGCCGGTCTTAATTCTATATAAGGTAATTTATCGTTATCCATATTATTTAATATACTGTTTATATGCTTTAATTGCCTCTACGGTTAACAATTTTCTTATTTCTTCCTCTTCTCTTATATCTATATACTTCCCTAAAGGATATAATGCAGAATCTACAGAACAATCAATTGCAGTCTTTTCACTAGCATTGGAATAATATTTTATTGTTGTTTCAACTGCTTCATGTACATGTAAAATAGCAACATCTAACAATGCTTTATCGATCTTAATCATATTACTTAGGGTTTCTTATTTTTAATTTCTTCCAAATAAAATCAGGTACTATACAACGCACTTTTTCATCATTATCAATATCCGTTAATGCTTTGCATTGACAACATTTAAAACTTACATAAGTTATGGTAGACCCATCCATGAGACATCTGGTAGTCTTAAAAAGATCTTTCTCATCAACTAAGAGAATTGCGCCACAGCCTTTTCTGTTATTACCAAACCCAGTACATTTAAACTTCTTCGACCAAATTTGTGTGGGTTCTCCCTTTTTAATAACTTTCATTTTATAGCCTTATAGTTAGCTAAACTACATACTGCTTCATTCCCTCTTCCCGATCCAATATCGGTTATTATCATTAAATTTCCATTTGGTAATTTAACTGTTACTTGCCCTTCATCTTGAACCGCAGTTAATTTCAAACCTCTCCATCTGACATGCCCTATAGTTTGTTTATTTTCTTCAACTGCTGTAAATGTTAATCCGCCATCTGGTTCCACAGCCGCTAAATAGTTCTCTCCAGTTTTTACTTTTGATAAATTTAGAGCAAGATCAAACAACCCATCTTTAGTAATTGCGGTAAGTCTTCTGGTAGGGTCTACATTGTTCGTGAGCCACTTGAGGGATTTAACTGTTCCAATTTTACAAGTAGGAATTTGACAGCCCTTTTTTATAAATGATTGTAACCATCTAGATTTCGAGATAAAAGCAGCTTCGTCAAAGCACATTTTATCTCTCAACTCTTGATAACCTTGAGATATCAATAGTATGTTTTCTTGTATATCTTCATCTGCTAAATAAGAATAGGTGTTAAAAGTTAATACTCTACTTGCATAAATGGCTTGTTCGTCTGTCATTAGTTAATCCTTTTAAGCTTCACCGACTACTTCTTTATCATCTGGAGGAATATAATTCGTTACCCACCATACCGGCTCATAAATTTCGATTGCCTGATCGCCAGCTATTCCTAATGTCTTACTTACTTTCTTTGCTATTCCTAATCCAGGTTGACCAGCTATGTCAATTCTAAACCATGCTCCAATAGGTAAATCACTCATATGTTTAAGCACTAGGTTTTCTGCTAAGGGATACACTGAATCACCTCTTTTTATTAAATTAAGCAATGTAAGCCATATCATTTTTAATCTTTATATCATTAGCATACCCTTCAATTACCGCTCTTGGTTGTCTCTTTTTCGATTTACTACAACCATTTAATTTATGAAAAACAATGTGCTTAACAAAATGACATTTTCCTTTAAAATGCACTGACCAAATTACCTCTCCCAATTGCAATGTTTTTGGTTTATTAAAGTGAAAGAAAAACTTAAATTTGCCAGGTGTTTTAAGAGGCATATCTTAGTCCATCCAATCGGGATTCTCTTCTTCCCACTTCTTTTCTTCTAATAAGACACGATGTTCATCTGGAGTTAATGTTTTAATAAATGAAATGTTAGTATATGCCTTTTCACCAATCTCTTCTTTTAATGCTGTCCAAATAATATCCTGTCGATTTGAAATAGGAATACCATTGAAACCTTTCCATATCACAATACCATTAATTCTAGGTAGACATTGCAACTCCACAGAAGCTTCTGGAAAAGTTTCTTTTATTATTCTTAAAGTAACTTCAAATAATTGATTACGTTCGATGATTTCTTTATCTCGCGGCATTAATCCACAACCCAATCTAACGAAGCTAAAGCAAGCATTTCAGTTTTTGTCATTTTTCTATAAATACGACTATTTAATCTAAAATTTTGATTATCACTTAAAATAGCTAATCTTGGAATATCAGTTTCTAAATCTAACCTATCCTTATCATCTAATTCAACATATGCACATTTATTCTTGTTTAATCTAATAATTTTATCAAATGCTGGAAACTCTGGAGTGCTTGGGAATCGTATCACTAAGTAAGAAAAACTATTACCCACATATCCTTCTAAAACAAACACCTCTACAGATGGAGAAAAGAACGGATTATGAGAGTATAAAAGCTTTAATTTTATTGAAGAAGTAGGTAATATACACAACATCTATCTTATAATCGACAGGCATTGTTAATTTATATTCTCACCCATTTTGCAGGTTTTCTAGACGATTCTCTACGTCGATTTATATCTTTTAGTTTAGGGCATATGTTATATATAATCTCGCCCAATATAGATATATCTAACATTTGTCCTTTACTTTCTTTAAAAGCTTTATCTATCGCTGCATCAAAACGTTGTGAAAATTTCTTTCTTTTTATATTATTCTTTGCCATAATAGTTTATCAACTAAAATCATTATCATCTGGCGCATGTTTCGGATTAATTAACTTAAGAGCCAAACGAAACTTTGTTGTTGAATAACGAGGAATTAGTGGAGTTACAACAACACCTTCTTTTATATGTAACGAATTGCCACTGATATTTTCTTTTCCTTCTCTTAAAGGACGAATTTTATTGATATCAAATGGACCTTCATATAAAACAGGCACCCAAAGCTTCCGTAAATCTTCAGGAATTTCTGAAAATGGTAAAGTCCTACCTTCAACATCAATCCTGAAAATAAATATAGTTTTCTTTTTTAAACCGTAGTTGTATCCTTTATGAAAAGGAACGACCTCACCAAATGCTTGAGTATTTACACTAGGAAAATGTTTTTCCAAAAGATCAAAGAGTCCAGAATCATTAGCTACAATACGATACGCAACATCTGCTTCATCAGCAAAAAATTGATCGTTATCAAGTAATCCTTTTGATGTAACTAACCTTTTACCATCTGCTAGTTTGACATACACACCTTGAGTACCATGAATTTTCTCTGTAACTTGTACATGTTCACCCTCTACAAATTCATTAGGATAAATATTGTAAGTTTCAACTTCGTGCTTATGAATATCTGTACCAATTGTTTCAAGAGAAAATACCTCTCCAACCAATTCATCTGGAATTGGAGCTATATATCGCGTTATCCCTAACCTAGCAGAAATATCTTCACCTAATGGAACATCCACTAATGCAGGAATATCATCAAGAATAATTCCCTGAGTCAGCTCTTTTTGCATAACCAGGGCTTTAACACGATTCTTTTCAGGACCAACTAAGTATTTACGGCGATCCCCTTCATCAGCAATTGCATCTGGTAAAACGGATTTTTCAGGAACAAAAATTACAATGCTCTCGTTCTTGAAAATTCCTTTACCAACGACCACCTGATATTGCCCCACTTTACCTAGTTCCAATCTCAAAACCTCTGGATTAGGGTGAGGAAATAACTGTATCTTTTCTCTTGTAACTTTCCACTGTGCCATAAATACTCCAAAATATCGTCTTTGCTTCTATTTTAACATTGTTTGCATTACAGGATTGCAATACGCACGTCTCCAAAAATCTAATGTTTCTTCTCCAACCTGAGAGACATTCGCTCTTGCAACTATTTCAGCTTCGCTATAAAAAACAAAAGATTCTTTTCTCAATCCAAATAATCTTAAACTTCTAATGATTCGCGTAATACGTAATAAATTATGATTGCGAAAAGCACACCAAGATTGTTTATCTACATTCCAATGATTACCTATTCCATAAAATAAACGAAATCTCTCAAGACAACTTAAAATATTAGTTGTGGCTTTATCTGAACTTTGAAGAATTTTTATATCTTCTTCTGTTAAAACAGGCCCATTAAAATTATGCCGTGAAGTCTCATGCAAAGGGAATAGCCATTGAATCCAAGTATGACTTTTTTCAAGATCCCAATCAGAACTGTTAATCATCTGTTTTAAAGTTATGCCTTCATCATTTGGTAAATCATTAATATAGAAGTCTAAAATTTTTGATGTATATTTAGTCATACAATACCTGCCATTTTCTTGCGATGTCTTTTACACCATGATGAATTTAAAACCATGTTTGATGCATCTCTAGCACAAGAAGGTTGTTCAAAAGCGACTTTAAAACTAGTTAAAAATAACCTATGGCGTTCTTGTTCATCTTCCCATGACTTTTTATGTTCTGGACAAAGAGCTAAAGAACCCCAACCCGGTCTTGCATTTGCAATCCATTCTGCACCAAAAATACCACAAACATTGCAACAGAGATTCCAGCCGTTTAATTCCTTTTCTGCTGCTTCTGCCATTTGTAAAGCAATTTTATGGGCTTCTGGATTTATTTCTTCTGGTTTCTTAAAAGGCATTTTTCACTTTCTTAAACGTAAATAAGCCTTAATGAGATATGAAAGGGGAATTTTCTTCAGGAGATGAGAAGTGTCGTTGAGAGGATTCGAACCTCCAAGGTCACAATGACCACATGGGTCTGAACCATGCGCTTTTACCAATTTAGCCACAACGACATTTTATATTTTTCCACACAAGTGATAAATTAATGTTGTAAATGACATGCCTATTACAAATAAATATATGCAAAGAAGAATCAAAAATGCTTGCCTTTGTTTCCAACGAACTTTTGCAATAGCATAATCCGTTGTTTCTTTCCAATATTTTTTCTGCCAATCATCTGTATTCATTATTTTTTCTTTCTTTTCTTTTTTAAATCTTCTTCTCTTTTCTTCATTGCTGCTATCTTTATTTTAGCTATATAATGTCCGTTCCCAGCCAGATCTTTTGCTTCTTTTGTCATTGCTGCTACATAATGTTCATGAGCAGTTTTTAATGCTAATTGACCTTCTGGTGTTTCAAACATTCTACGAGATATTTCTATTCTTTCTTGTATGTCTTTTTCTAGTTCTTCCTTAGTCATCTCTTTATATTTAGGTTTCTTTTTCATAAGTGTCGATGACAGGAGTCGAACCTGCACGATGTTACTCAACAGTTTTTGAAACTGCCGCGGCTGCCAATTCCGCCACATCGACATGTATTACTACCAATCATTTATCAAATGTTCATTGATAAATGATATCAGCCATTTTCTACCACGTTCTTCCGCACCTACAGAAATTCTTAAAACTTTATGACCTACATATCCAGCAATTCCTGTTAGCTCAAATTCTTTTTGAGTAGTTTCATCATAGTAACGTTTACCCATTTTATTTAAAATTTGAAAATCATTTGGATGAATATATTCTACATCTTCTATAGCCATAAATATCTTTCTTTTTAAATTACAATGCGGAAGGTGGGATTCGAACCCACAACCGTTCAAGGACGGATTCCCAATATTTTAAGTATTGGAGGTAAGCCAGTTCCCGTCACTCCCGCGATATGAAGTGAAGATCATTAGACCCAACCCAGAGCAGCGTCATAGGCGTCATTCTAACATAAATTCACTTCAATAATATAATTTAACTTTGCATATCATCAAACATTTGACATTCAGATACATGACATAAATTGTATCGAATTCCATTTATTTCTTTTGTCTCAACGTTAGGCCATTCTCTGCAATCAGGATCTCCACAATCTAGCATGCACCATTCAGGACCATCTCTGCCCTTATTAGGTCCAATGATTTGTACTATATGTTTATTTGAATTTTCTATAAAACCACTGGCTCTTGAGAGCCAAACCCAATCTCCACTTTTACGTCTTTTGCTCATCTTTAGCTCCAAATAAATGCGGTTGAGAGGATTCGAACCTCCACGGTGTTACCCGCTACCACCTCAAGGTAGTGCGTCTGCCTTTTCGCCACAACCGCGATTCTTCTTACAAGCGGAAGGTGTCAGAGTTGAACTGACAATACGTCTTTCAACGTATAATTGTTTTCAAGACAATCGGACTTGCCAATGTACCAAACCTTCCATATAAACAGCGGTGGGAGTCAGAGTCGAACTGACACACCATCTTTTCGACGATGAACACCTTTCCAAGATGTTTGACTTACCAATGTGCAAATCCCACCATATAAATAATATATCGACAACTTCATTCAGGAGACATGGATGATGGAGGAGTTGAACCACTTGCCTGTCCGCCCGATTTAATTAGGCAACCGGGTTACAGCCGGTCATCGGGAACATCATCCGTAAGGCTATGTAGGGAGTCGAACCCTAAATGTCGCGAGATTTGCAGTCAAGCCGCTTGCCACTTGCATACATAACCATAGGCATCTATTCAGTTTTCAAAGAACTCACAAGAGACTGGGGTGAGATTCGAACTCACGTTGTCTTTCGACAGTCGCTTTGCAGGCGACCCCATTTGTCCACTCTGGCACCCAGTCAACTATTAACGGAGAGGTAATGGAATAGCTCTTGTTTTAAAGAAAACCTTTCCGTTTATTCGAATATCTATTATGAAAACATCGTGTTCAGACTGCAATAATACCTTTGATAAAAAATCTTATGAAATTAAACGCACTAAATATCATTTTTGTTCTCTTAAATGTTGGTCAAATTTTCAAAATAAGAAAAAACCAACTAAAATTAAAGTAACATGTGCAACTTGTGGTTTTAACTTTTTTAAAATTCCAGCAGAGATCTCTAAAACTGGTAATTCTTTTTGTAACCGTTCTTGCGCTGTTGTGTTTAATAACCGTAAAAAACGTAAAAGCAGACGTTCTAAAGCAGAAAAAATGCTTTTTGATTTATTAAATAAATCTTTTCCTAACCTTCCTATTCTTGCAAACGACAAATCATTATTAGATGGTTTAGAAATTGACATAGCTTTTCCTAGTCTTAAACTTGGCATAGAATGGAATGGTATAGTCCATTTTAAACCAATTTTTGGTACACAAAAATTTCTAAAAATTCAACACAACGATATCAGAAAACAAAAAATAGCGTTTGAAAAAGGCATTCACTTAATTGTTGTGCCAGATCTTGTTTCTACTAAATCCTATGTTGAGGACGCTGCAATGAGCATCAAACAGATCATAACATCTCTGCTTGATAAACCGGAGAGGTAATAGAATCGAACTATCAACGTTTTACCGTCAGCCGAGTGTTCAAAACTCGTTGGGAACCGTTTCCCGCTACCCTCCAAAATATTAACTTTTTACAACTAACTTCAAGCGGAGAGCGAGAGAATCGAACTCTCACCGGGGTTAACCGGACCAATTTAGCAAACTGGCGAGGCGAAGCCAATATCCAACTGCTCTCCGTTTTTAAATATCAGTACGCAACTTCATCTTATCATAATCATGAGACATTCTGATAATCAATGATTCTCGCAAAGCAGGTAAAGTTGCATTTACAACCTTCCAACCTGTTTCTATTCTTCCTGTTTCAGGATCCTCTAATTTATCCAATATGGCACCTGGAATAGCAATCGATTGACGTATCCAAGACACCATTCTAGCTATACCATTGTCCATAGGTTTTTCTAATTCGCATTGAACATACATTGTTTCGTTATGTTTATTATGCTTTGCCATATAATTCTTTCTGTTCAGCTACTTGCCAAGTTACTTTTGTTTCGCTGCCTTTCTTATATGTATCCCAATCAATCTTGCCGGTTGCGATGATTACTCCATCAACAATCTTTACGATTCTCCATTCAAAACCAGGTTCAATCCAATTTAGTTGTACAAGACCTTTTGTTTGTTCTACTTCTGATTCTAACGCTTTCCCTTCATTCTTAAACTCTTCGCCACTATGGTTTCGTACCTGAATCTGAAATAAATTACTCATAAGTGCGCCGGACAGGATTCGAACCTGTGAACCCATTAGGGATCTGTTTTACAGACAGACTGCTTTAAGCCACTTGCATACCGACGCAAATTTAAACAATTGTCGTTTTTCTCTTTTCTGATTTTGGAAAAAATATTAATTCAAATATATTTATTTCCATTACATCATCTGGTCCAGGTCTTTTACCGTTCAGTAGTATTGATTTTTGTTCAAGCCACCGTCTCTTTTCAGAATTAGATGCCTTTTCACAAGGTTTTTCAATTGACATAGGACAAAAATGAAAATTGAGCAACCATTCTAAAACCGAACCTTTGATAAACCATCCTCCGTTTCATCATTTCTCCATATAAAATAAAAAAGCCCAGTTTTTTAGGACTGGGCTTTTCAGGAAACTGTTATTGTTCGTTTTACCGTTACATAACAGAACCAGCCCAGCTATTGCTATACGAAAGCAATAGACTATAATAACATGAGCTGGATAATGATAAGTTACGGTTCATTTTAAATCTCTACCTTACATATTTTCTAATGGAGTACATCTACCCTCTTTGTACGCCTCAACTATTGCCATCATTTCAGAACAAAACTTGTCTGCAAATGATGAATCATGTTGTATTTTAGACCAAAATTCTTCTCGTGATTCATCCAAAAAATTGCTTGTTGTGAAATTTATTGCAACAAGACCTTGTTTTCGTTCTTCTTTTAACCAATCACAAAATTTCTGCTGAATCTCGGTCATTGCATCCATTATTCTTATGTCATCAGTTCTCTGGAGATTCCTTCAACAAATTCACAAAATTTATTGAAAATAAAGTTTAAACCTTATTTTATCACATAAAACCGATAAAATCAAGCAACAGCAATAAATTTAGACAAATTTATAATTTCACATCTATAAGGGCTACCAGATGCTGCCATTACAGCGTTTATTTCATCCACATGTAAATGAACAGCTAATCCTTTGCCTGGACCCCCGTTTGCAGACCTTAATAACGTGACAACAACAGGATCATAATCTATATAAGATAGAACTGGATTGCCTGAATCAAGGTTTACAACGTCTTCATAAAATGGCATTCTTGGACCAAAAGGTTGAATCATTGTTGTACTTTTATCATAAGGTCCACGTAAAGCTCTAATATTAGATATCAGAGCTTTTTCTTCTTGATCTGTAACTAGAACAGGAAAACCAGATGCTAGTTTATCAATATATTTTTCGCAATCAGCAGGAAGAATTTTCGCATGTTTAATGGATGTTGGAACATCATTAGCAAAATATCCTATTCTAAAATCTGAAAAGCCAACTCGCCAACTGTTAATTTGAGTAGCGTCAATAACTTCGTCATTTTCAGTAATAAATCTAATATCGCATGGAGGCCAGATGGCATAATGTTCTGTGTATAATATATGCCTTGGAGAAATTAATACGCCTCCACCGCCAAATCCATATTTGGAGTTATAAGGACTAATACAAGTTTTATTCAACGAAGCTGCCCAACAGGATTTATTTCTTTTATATATCTTCTTAGCATGATCCTGAACTTCATATATTAATTTATGAGAAGCATTTTTACCGACGATAAGTTTATCAATGATATTCGTTGTATTCTGACGTACCGTTTCTTTAGGTATATTTGGCTGGGGTTTGTTATAGTTGCTAGCTAATATGCTTAAGTCTGCAAGATCTACATCTCCGTCACCATCAAAATCTCCTTGTTCCCAAGAAGCCCCTGTTTTTTTTCCGTAATTGGAAGAAAGTTTACCTAAATCAGTGAGATCTACGTCTCCATCACGATCAGCGTCACCTGGTACTGGTTTATCTTCGGGCATAAAAACACCTCATAGTATTTGCTTACTATGAGGTGTGGTTTAAATCCTTTTATATAATGTTAGGGCTAAGACTATCCTTAATATAAATCCATTTCTGAATGTATATTAAAGAAAAAGAGTAAAAGATTGTGTCTTACGGATTGCATTTTGCACCTTGTAGAACGATGTATCATGTATCTTGAGGCGCAATCGATTTCCGTATAAAACGATTTGTTTTATTTACACCTTCTTGTCATCTTCGCCCTAACATTTGTTCCTTAGAGAAATTTCTTTTTCTTTTTAGGCTTTTTAAGAATAGCCCAACGGCATTCTATTTTTTGACAGACAGGACATGGCTTATATCTTTTTCTGTCTGTTTCTTGCATTGAAAGGATTTCTTTTATATCTAACTTAAATGACCAATGAAAATAATCACGTTGATGATCTGGTTTACAACGATTATTCCATTCCCAATAACGGTTCTTTATCTTACGAACTAAATTATTAAACATTTATTTATTATCCTGCAATCATATCTATAGTAATATCTTTGGTGTAGTTAAACTTATCAATTTGATTTTGTATCCTATCAATTTCTCGCTGTATATCTAATTTTGTTTGTTCTACTTCTTGTTTTTTAATACAAGCATCAAAGTTACTAGGTTCCGATTCGTATTTATCTTTTACTTTTCCGTGCTTTGTATCTACAGTACCCCAAAACATCATATCATCTTTTAATTCTGCTAGCTTAAGTATATCTGGACGGATACTTTGGCTTTCGTCCCACAATACGAGTTTCAATTGGATTAGATGAGTTTTTAATTCTTCTCTACGTTGAACAAGTGTATTTATGTCTACCCCGTCTCTATTGGCAAATGCTTCATTCTCGAAAATTTCTACAGAGTTATATTTCGCAATCTCTGAAGAAACTTTTGTTAGTTCCTGTATAACACGTTTTTTGTAGACCAACGCTTGAGCAATCGAGAGAGTGGTAACAGCCATGTTTAAAATCCTTTTGTTGTTCTTAAAATATAAATTTGAAAGTAGCCGCTGGAGATTCTAATATGTATATTTTCACTTTAAATAAGAAAGACTGCCAACAATTATTGTTGGCAGTCTTGGTATCCTAAACTATCTTCTATATCCAAATTAGAAGCGGAAACCTACGCCCAATCCGTACACAAATGCCCCATCATCGAAGCCGTCTTCAAGAGGTACTTCATATTGAACAATACCGTAAATATATGTGGTATCGTTAACGAAATACTTAACGCCTGCTTCAGGTCCACCGATCCATTCATCCTGTACGCAGTCACCATATTGATAACCAACGCTTACACCAACAAATGGTTGCCAACGTTGTAAATCAAAATGATACTGAGCAAAACCGACAGTAGCACCATTTACTACTGAATCGCTTCCCTCACTATCAGACCAATTTACAGTCTGACGAAGACCGAATTCCACTTCTTTCGTAGTGAAATAGCCAATACCAACAGTAGCGCCAAGCGAATTGCTATCAAAATCGTTATCGCTTGCACCGCTACCATTGAGAGTCAAATCCCAGTTACCCTTTTCTGCCGCTTGCCCGAAAGCAAAAGACGACATCAAGGCGAGACTCAAAACAATAACAGATACGAACTTACGCAACATATCGTAACTCCTTATAAAGATTTTTCTGTTCCACCATAGAACAGTTTGGGCAACATGCCCTTTATTACGAACTATGCATCATAACAGATGCTTCTACCACTTTATAGGACTAAAACCTTTTCAGCGGGAGAGATCGTTTATACGAATTTCATTTTACATTGTTACCCACATTTTTGTTTACAGCCTTTGTGAAAAACGAATTATTACTATTTTCCACATAAAATTTTCTTACAGGAAAAGCATCTTCATCTTTGTGATTTTTGAGCAACGTATTGTATTTTTTGATTAAACCTGGACTTGCTTTTTTGTCTTTTTTGTCTTTTTTATCTTTTATTTTTCTCATTTTAGCAAAACTTTTTTCTATTTGTGAAAATGAGTATGTTTTTTCTTTCCCCGATTTAATATCTTGAGAAATTTTTGTTATTCTTTCTGCTTCTTGATTTCTTTTTGCAGGAGACCCATAAAATGTCATTTCAAAAAATATCGCATATAAAATTTCCCACAGTATTAATCCATGTCCATCAAGATTTTTATGTACAATAAATGGTGGTTTTGCATTCTTTTTAATATCTTTCCACTCTGTAAAAAGAACAGTATCTTTAATACGTAGTGGAAGATCTGCTATGGTGTTTAACGGAGAAAATCCAATAGAAAAGGTTTCTGTTTGAATTTTTTTAGTCTTTTCGCTGTCGAATGGTTTTCTCCAACCGTACCCACCAAAATCAGTGTAAACCGAAAATGATTGTTCATCAGAATAATTATGCAACTCAGCTACTTTATAAAATTCCAGACCCACCATTACATTATCTTCTGTGTTGGAAGAAGATAATAGTTGTTCTGGTTTTAAGGTGTGTAAAGATGATGTTTTTTCAATTTCTAACGATCCAATCTCTTTGAAGAAATCACCTAGTGGGAAAGAACCCAATGGACCAGAAAACAGACATTGTAATAAAAATTTGGTTTTATTAATATATCTAAATAAATCTCGTAGGGTAAAGTCTTTTCCTATTTTAATAGTAAAACCTAAATAAGATAATAATGAAGGGATAGTATATTCAGTGTAAATATTCTTCTCTTTATTATCTTTATCGCTTTTAATTTCAACCAAAACGATTTCGTGATTACGACAATATAAGTACTTCATGGTTTAGTTCTAAAATTAAATTAAGATTACGTAGAATGGGAACGTTTAAACATTCCTTTAGATTTGTCTGAGGTTTTAGAAGACGGTTTATCACCAGTCTTACTAAGGCTTTTTCCAGATGGTTTAAATATCTTTCCGGTTTTCTTATCAGTTGGATTATATCCGTCTTTTTTTAACATTTTATTTTCCTATAAATTATCAAGCCTACGGTGGGAATTGAACCCACGATCTCCATATTACGAGTATGGCGCTTTGCCAGCTAAGCTACGAAGGCGAATTTAATAATGAACGCCTAATGGTCTTTTAGTATTCGTCTCACTAGCCACAATTAAAAACCATGACTGTCTGAATTTACTCCATCTCACCATCCGCCAGCCATTAGTATAAGAGCCAACAGTAATATCGAGCCAGGGAATCTGCAAAAACGATAAATAACGATCTACCCAATTTTGCATCTTCCTCATTTGTGCTTCAAATGCTTCTTTTATCAAAGGAGTAAAAGAAGCAAGAATTAAAGCATCGTTTAATTCATCCACTGTTTTATCGACCCTATTAAGAAGATAATCGTTATTCATAACATTTTATACCAGATAATATAATACGCAATCTTTTATGCCATTTATAAATTAAACCTCTATAATTAACACTTTGTGCTAATTCAAGTCTATCGCAGATTGTTTGTTTGGTTTTTTCTAATCTTCGTATCTCTTCTAAATTGCGCTTTCTTACTATTGGTCTTGCACCCCATAATCCAGGACGTATGAGGATCCATTTATAACGACGCATAAGCTAGTGGCGAGAATCGAACTCGCGACCTCTTCCGTACCAAGGAAGCGTTCTACCAGACTGAACTACACCAGCATAATTAATAGAAGAAGGAATTTCACCCTCGACAATTAAGATACCTTAGAATTTCCTAATTGCTGGCGGCTACATCCTCTAAGGTTAGTCTCGCCGCCCTCTTAAGCCAGAACTACTCCACTTCTTATTATTTCTGGAGAAACCTTCTTTTTGCACTTATATTAGCCGATTAAACAAAAGGAATACCTATTAAATAATCACAATTAAATTATAAGAAAATATTTCACACTCAATAAACTTTTATGGCTAGTTTTATTACCTACAAAAATGTTCAGATATTAGCACAAACCCCAAAAGGTAGTGCGGGACAGATTCTTAACAATAATTTTAAGAATATCGCAGATGTTTTAGAACAATTAACTGTAGATGTAGAGGGTGCAAGCGGTTTTTCGGGGTATTCTGGTTCTGGTTATTCTGGATACAGCGGTTTAGGATTATCGGGATACTCTGGTTATTCTAGTACATCAGGATATTCTGGACCATCAGGTTATTCGGGTTACTCAAGTACATCAGGTTATAGTGGTTACAGCGGAAGATCAGGTTATTCAGGATACAGCGCTTATTCTGGATATTCTGGAAGATCAGGTTATTCAGGTTATAGTGCTTATAGTGGTTATAGTGGGATATCCGGTTATTCTGGCTATTCAGGAAGATCAGGTTATTCTGGCTATAGTGGCTATTCTAGTTTGTCCGGCTATTCAGGATACAGTGCCTCATCAGGATATTCGGGATATTCAGGCACAGTAGATGGTTCGGTAGAATCAATAGTATTTGGTATAGATGGTGGTGGAGGTCCAATTACAACTGGTAGCAAATTGTATCGCATAATAGATTTCTCTGGCACGATAACAGGATGGACTATAGTTTCAGATCAAACTGGAAGTATTGTTTTAGACATAAAAAGAGCTACTTATTCTGATTTTCCAACCACTACATCAATTGCAGGATCCGAAAAACCTACACTATCTTCTGCTAGAAAAAATCAAGATAATTCCCTTTCAACATGGACAACTTCTCTTTCAGCGGGAGATATATTAGAATTCGTTGTAGATTCAGTTTCTGCGGTTGAAAAAGTTGTTGTTAGTATAAAAACTACAAGATAATAATCAAGGATAGTATTAATGGCATTTACAGAATTCTATTGTCAATCTGGCGGAAGTAATTTAAATTCAGGAAGTACAACAAACAATACTGCTACGTTTACTTACGCATCGGGTAGTTGGGTTTCTACTACAAGAGTATTTACAGTAGCATCAGGCAACCCATCAACGGATGGTGTCGCCGTAGGAGACTTCGCAAGCGTATACGCTGATGGTTCTACTGCTACAGGTTTCGTAGCAAGAGTAACAGCAAGGGACGCTACAACAATTACATTGTCAACTACGGTAGA